GGGTATCCCTCCCCAAGTTTTATAGGGCATAATAGAAACAGTCGCCGTTAGGCGAAAGATTTGGCATAAATATCATTCAGATAGAATCTATAAAAGGAGGAACTTCCTATGCTAGTACCAGCAATGTTACACGGCGACGAAATACGCGAAAATTTTTATCGTATCTTTTACGACCCTGAGTATCAGTATTACTTTGGCGTAGATCGTAGATGGAGCCCTGATATGAACGAAGACCAGGATAACATGTACATCACTCATCGTTTCGCAAGTATCGATGCTTCAGGAAAAGTAATTGGGTATATTGGTTATACTCTCAACGCTGCCACTCGAGAAGCGAGTTCTTTTGGAGCCATCAATTTTTACAAGGATGATGGTACTATTACCTTTGCACGAGATCTATTCCACGCCATCGATAATCTCTTTATGCTGTATGGGTGCAATGTCATGCACTTCTTCGAGATTGATGGAAATCCAATTGGAAAGACATATGACAGGCTCGTGAAACGATATGGTGGGCGACTTGTGGGAATTCAACGAGATACCGCACAGGGTCTTGACGGGAGACTGCTAGACAGCAAAATCTATGAAATCCATAAAGACGATTACTTCCGAACTTTATTGGCGAAGAAGGAACGTCGAAAGGAGGAAAGGGCGTAACAGCCCTTTCTTTTTGCTTAGATTTCTACTCATTTCGATATCATTTCCTCGATGACACCCTACATAACTTTCGTGGAAAGGAAGAAAACTATGTCACTCGTTGAAGATTTGAGAGCAAATGACAAGAAAGGACTCTTTAAGTCCAATGATGAATTTGTGAATTACTCCACTGGCCTCTTGCCGCTGGATTATGCCAATGGATTCTGGATGACCGAGGTGGATGAAAAGACAGGAGAGGTATCTCGTATTCCCATCCCTGGCATTCTGGGCGGTAAACTGATTCTGCTCTTTGGCACCACTGGCTCCGGTAAAACCACTCTGGCAATCCAGATGGGTTTCTCTATCATCAAGAATTTCACCGATGGCATTGAGATGCTGGTGGACTGCGAACAGACTGCTTTGAAGGAGAGAATCTGCTCCATTACCAATAACAACCAGGACGATCCCAGACTGATCCTCAATGTGGATAATACTTCCATTGAAGATGTGCTCAATATTATCAATTCCATCTGCGAACTGAAAGAAGAGGGCGGAAAGAAGTACATGTATGAGGTGAAGCATCGCACATACAATGGCAAATCTTTCTGGGCCTATGTCCCCACAGTCATTATCATTGACTCTCTTCGTCAGTTCAATCCCCGGAATAAGGATATTGTGTCTTTGGGTACTAACATGGATAACGCGACCGAAGCAAAGTCCATTGCACGGTTCCTGGATAACATCATCAATCGAATCAATAAGTATAACATTACCGTCATCTATACCAACCACATTCAGCCCAAGATGGAGACCAATCCCTATGCGGCTCCTCCTCGTGGCTTGATGCTTTCTCCTCAGACGGAGACTCTCCCCAGAGGTACTCGTCCGCTCTTCCTGGCTCATACTGCAATCAGAGCCAATTCCATCAAGAGCAATATGTACACCAAAGACGATGTTGGATTTGATGGCTTCGTGGTCAATTTGCTTCTGGCCAAATCCAAGACCAACTTCATTGGTGCAACCCTGAATGTGGCTTTCAATGCCGCTAAGGGTTTTGATCCCATCTTCACCATGTTTGAATTTGCTAAGCAGTGTGATCTGGTACGGGGTAAGAATCCCTACCTTTACATTGAGGGTATGGAAGATATGAAGTTCTCCCGTAAGAATTTCGTCAAGAAGATGATTGATGACCCTCAGTTCAATCGGAAGTTCATGACCATCATGCAACCCTATCTGGAAGCTCTGCTTGGTGCTAAGGAGGTCACAGAAGATGACAAAACCCAGTACGGAGACTATGCCACTATCGTGGAAGATTACGGTGAAGAAAACTCTGCTGGTGATGTACCAGAAGTCGTTTGCTGACAAGAATGAAGATACAGGCTCAAACCGAGCCTGTATCTTCATTTCATTCTCAACTTTAGGTCAAATATCATTTTTGTAAGGAGGCGCTAAGGATGAGTAAATACGAAACAGATCCCATTATTCAATCTCTAATTGATCACATGGCGTTAGCAAAAGATGGCAAGTCGCTCCCCAAAGAAGACGACAGTGTATTTGGACTCGATACGGGAAGTCTCTATCCAGATATTTTGACGCAGTATGAACGAGACAGCGCCAGTATCGATCATGCGCAAGAAATGCTTCACGCTCTTTCTAACTCGCTTTATGGTCTTATGGGCCAGTGCCCAAAAGTTCGAAAGTATACTTTCAAAAAGTTAGATCGTGACGAGTACGAAGACGATTCGCGTAAGCAACTCATCGATGAATTGCATAAACAACTTGCGTATTTGAAACAGAAGTGGCCGGTATGAAAAAGCTTTCCATTTATCAGCAAATTGTCAAAGCGATTGATGATCGATACTGTGTGAAACTCGTACAGAGATTTTTGAGTGAGAATGATATTACAGGTTATCAGAATCATCATTCTTCACACCTATATCCAACCGGCGTTCCTGGGCTACAACTTCAAATTCATAGTGATCGGGTTCCTGAAGTACCCGGATATCATATCGCTATCTATGCCAGATATCGTACATCACGGGTGATGAAGAGACCGATACATCTCGTAGAGTTTGATCTGACTTATCAGGATATCTGTAAAGAGGGACTCCATCATGCTCTCTTAGCAAAGCTTCGACTTTACAAGAGTGAAATTCAAGGAATCATCGCTTCAACCTTGAAAGAAGATATTGACTTCATGAGTTGTAATCTTCGAGGCTTTTATACGCTTCGATAAAACGGCAAAAAGAAAGAGCTAATTGATAGCTCTTTCTTTTTGCCGTATTTCAGGGCTTAATTGACAAGATATCATTTCTATGAAGACAGAGATAGAGAGCGAAGGATTGATTCTCTATCAAATTTAACTTTTTAAGTCTTCAAGAAAGGAAATCGTATGAACATTCAGGACAGACATGCCTATCATGTGGCTCTTACTCAGACCTATAGCAACAGCGACGCCCTGGTTAGTACGCTCGACAGCCTGTGGAATTTGTCCAAGCAGGCGCTTATGGAGTTCTACACTTTGGACAACCTCCTCTACCACGGCCCTCAGACTTTTGAAAAGACGTTTGCGGATGATCCAAATCCGCATGCTAAGGCTTTGCTGGCATTGATCGGTGACGCATATCAGAGCCAGAAATCTCTGGTCGCTCTCATTAAGAGCCAGTATCAAGAAATTTGCTCGTTGCTTCAGATGCGGTATCCCGCTGCTGTCATCAGCGGCTGCTTCGTTAGGCAACTCGAGGAGATGTTGGCAGCACGCGCATGTGCCGAAACCGCTACCAAAGCTTTTCGGGAAGAGCTTCGCGCTTATCGCGAAGACTTCTAAAACCAAAAAGAAAAGTCCTTCGGGGCTTTTCTTTTTGGTTTTTATAGGGATCCAAAGGCGTATATCATGCCGTCGGGGTCGTAAAAGGGTACTGATTTCCTGACATCCCATCTAACGCTGTAATTCGTTGTAAAGGAGGAGATATGTGTGGTCGATCTACTTGCTAGAGATAACTTCATGGGGCACCTTTTAAATCAGCTCCCGTTTGAAGAATTTCAAAAAGAGCTTCATCGGATCGCCCATGAAGATATTCAGAAGCGGAAACTATATACGTGCCAGTTTAATCCAAATATTTTATATGCATACAGCTTTGAAGACGAGATCATGCTATGGGTCGAAATTCCAAAATATGCAGATCTGGCTGGACGTATAAGAGAATTTCTACCATTACCCATTATAATTGGGAAAGACATCGCGATGAATTTTGGCAGATCCGAGTATGATTCTCTGATAAAGAAAATTCGATATGGTGGTTTGGACGACTTTCATTACATTGCATATATTACTGGGACGGTGCAAGCATGAGTACACGAGAGCTATATATAGAGCGCCTTATAAAAGAAATCCCTTTTGAAGGATTTCAGCGCGACATTCAGAAGATATTTAATATGGAAATGCCACCGCCTCAAAGTATCGTAAGGTCCGATTTTAATCGAAATATTTTCTATACATTCTGGGAATCGGATCATGTCGTAGTACATATTAAAATTCCTGAGTATATCGATGAGATGGGGCACGTGCATGAATTCGCACCCTACATGTTTATGTTTTATATAAACGATAAATTGCGCAATTTTGATAAGTCGACCTATAATAAATTGATTCAGGTCATCAAAATGAATGCTCTCAAGAAGTAATATTTTATCGGTAGGAAGGATGAGTTTGCACCATGGCAGTCATTGACATTTCCAAATACGCTGAAATGAATGAAAAGTTTGGGGACTGCATGTATCGAGTATGGGGCCCAACTCTGATTGGATTCCCCAGCGATACTGACAGCTCCCGAGCCCTGATGGCCACAAGCCAGCAAAAACAGTTTCTGACCTTACTGCACCCGGATGTCCCTCACGTCCTCACTGGATTTGAGAACGCTTTCGGAAAATACAATCGTTCCTATCTGGCTCTGAAGGGAACCTGGGAAGTCGTTGATAAGATTGACAAATTTGGTGATGGGAGCATCTATACCCTCGTCATCTTTAATAAGGAAACCAAGACCTACGATATGATTGAGAAGATCGTGGCAGAGACCAAGACAGAGAAGTTTGGTTTCCTCTATAATACCCAGAAAATGGATCACCTTGATGTAGGTGATAAGCTCTCTGATGAAGTTCTGTATGCTTCCACCTCTTATGATGAACATATGAACTATCGACTTGGCAAGAATGCCAAAGTCATGTATTCTACATCGAACCCCACCATTGAGGATGCTATCTACGTGAGAAAGGGATGGGCTGATAGTGTCGAATTCGTAGAGCTTGATACCGTATCCATTCCCTTGAACGACAACGATATCTTCATCAATCGATATGGCACCGATGAAGACTATAAGCCTTTCCCCATGGTGGGCGAGCATGTGAAGGACAGCGTTCTGGCAACGACTCGAAGAATCATCAAGGAGCATCTGCTCTATGATTTCCAGAGTCGGAACCTTCGTCAGTCCTCCTCCACAGATGTGGATTACTTTACCTCAAAAGATGCACTGGTGTATGACATCAATGTGTATTACAATGGAGATGAAGAATTCCCTGATACACTCTTTTATCGGGAGTTGAAGCAGATCTATGAGGCCTGCTTGCAGTATGCTGCTCGTCTGACAGAAGTGGCAAAGGGAATCAAGGAGAAGTGCAAGGAAGATCCCACTCTTCACTACACTTCCAACGTTCCTTACATCATCTCCAAGTATCAGTACGTCAATAATCCCGAGTATAAATGGAAATACAAGGATCGGGAATTCTCCAATATCCTGGTGACCTTCAAGACTTTCGCAGTCGTTTCTCTGCAGGCTGGATATAAGCTCGTAGGTCGCTATGGTGATAAGGGCGTTATCTCTAAGATCGCGTCTGACCACATTGCGGAAGATACGGGTGAGATTCAGTATATCCAGGATCTGGTCAAAGACGGGATCGTTAATTCCTTCCAGGAAGAGTTAACTCCTGAAGAGATGGCCGATCTCGCAAAGAAATTTCACATTGTGGAAGATTCTGAAATGCCCTATATGGAAGATGGAACCAAAGTCGATATCCTATTGAATGCGTCTGGCGCTATTCGTCGACTGAATAATGGCCAGCTGGATGAGGTTGATCTCGCCTTCCAGATGGAATGTATCCGGAAGAAGATCTGTGAGACTGAAGACATTGATGAGAAATACGACCTTCTCTTCAAGTTCCTGGAGATTGTCAATGAGGACGAATACAAATTCTTCTATGGCAAGTATGCATCCTGGTCTCAAAAGGTTACCATTGACGGGCATACCATCACGATGCTGAATCGAAAAGAGAAAGAGGCCTTCATCAAGGATGTGGAGGAGAACGGCATCTATCTGGTGAAACCGCCTCATGCTCACATTCGTTATGATACGGTGAAGGCGGTCTATGATGCATTCCCCTTCATCGAGCCTGTCCAGCTCTACATCGATAAGTTCGGCATTCCTCGTAAGAAGATCATGCGGAGATGCATTGTGGGTACCAAGTACATGTATGCCCTGAAGCAAACCTCCAATAAGAATTTCTCCGCACGGTCTATGGGTCGTGTGAATAAGAAGGGATTGCCCGAGAAATCCACGGATAAGAGAGACAATCGTGCAGAAATTTCTCACAATCCTCTGAAGTTGGGCGAGGTTCATAACCTCATGGCCTCTGTCTCTGGTCGAGATATGGCAGAGCATAACATCTTTACCAGATCTTCCCCTGTCGGCAGAAAGTCTCTGAAGAGAATTCTGCAAGCTGCTGGAGATCCAATGCAGATCCATAAGTTAAAGGTCAAGGATAGCTATCGGAACGTCAATGCCGATATTCTGAACGCTTATCTGAAATCTATGGGTATTCGGATCAACTTCCTGACCGATGTGGATGATCTCCAGGATGTCTATATGGACGTGGAGCAACTCTACAAAGTGGAAGGCCATACCATTCTGGATACGCCTATGAACCGAGATCTCTATATGCGGTGCTTCAACGCCTATACCGAGTATAATGACAGCGAGATTGTCGTCCTGGATGACCAGATGACTTTGGATGAGTATATCTGGAATCAGGTCTTTGCCCGTGAAGATATGCAGGATATTCCTGAGTCCGTGCAGCAAGTTTGCAGAGAATCGACGAAGGGAACCTATGACCATATCGACCACACCAAGGACGAAGACGAAGAGGATGACTGAATTAAAAACTTCCTAGGGAGAAATCCCTAGGAAGTTTTTCTTTTTATGCGAAGTCGAAGTCATAGAATGTAGCGACTCCTATATTTCCAGAAGTGCTTCGAACTGTAATAGTATTTCCGTTCTTACTAAATGATACATTATTGAGTACGAACGTCGGTGCAGTTCCATCATCTTTTAATAGAGTGATGGCATATCGTAGATCATACGGTGGATTATATGTGCTACCAGTTTCCCATGTATAGATGTCGCATAAGCATAGATCGTGAGAAATTTCATGCGTCTGATTTCCTGTTGTAAGTCTAAACGAAGCAGTTGATACAAAGATTACATTCCCGATAGCTGAATTAGGATTAAAGCCGCAATATGGTACGTTAAAAGCTTCCATAGATATTTTTTGGTGCTTATTTGCCGCGGCGGCAAATAAGCACCAAAATTTTCGCGACAAGCCTTACAGGCTTTCAATTACGCAAAATTGAATTCATAAATCGTTACAACCGTTCTGGTGTCTTCAGGATAATAGAGTTGATTGATGGTAATGGTTGCACCATTTTTACTTACATCGGTTTTAGTATACACATGAACAGCATTAAACGAATCCGATTTTAACGATGTGATGGGGCAACGAAAATTCCCAGTTGTAAATTGGTCTGCAACTGTAAAATTGATGTCAATAAGGCAAATATCTCCAGTAACAGTATGAGTGAGCACTTGAGCTGTATTTGGTGAATATGTCGATGTCTTTATAAACGTTAAATTACCAAGAGCGGAGTTAGGATCTAGCACTGAATATGGTACGTTAAAAGCTTCCATAAATCTTTTTGGTACTATCTGGCGCCGCGCCAGATAGTACCAAAATTTTTCGCAACAAGCCTTACAGGCTTTCAATTAATCATACGAGAATTCATAAATAGCAATTGTATATCTAGTTGAAGATGAATAGCTGCCACTACCCCATGTCATATAAATACAATCGTTCGTTTTCGATAAAGATACATCGTAATTTGTATTAAGCGTGATTTCCGAAAACGATCCATCTTTGGTTGCCGCAATTGAAAATTGCATTCCATAATATACTGATCCAAGATTAGGGTTCGGTGGACTTGTAATACTGATAATGCATAAATCGTAAGTAATAGTATGCGACTGGCTAGTTCGATATAAATCGAATGTAGCTGTATTTTGTAACGTAACTTTATGATTTCCGAAATAATAAGACATATTGAGGATAGCATCCGCCATTTGCTAAAAATTGCAGTCAGGATGACGTAGTCATCCTGACTGCATAAAAACTTGTGAGACATCTTACCGGCTAGCATGACAGATATGGCGTCGAATTACACCAAATTACCAAACTGAATAATAGTAAGCATGCATCACCGAAAGATATATTTTTGATGATCTACAAACCTTACAGGTTTGAGAAAAATAAGGGGCGGTAGCCCGTGGACAGACGAGCTACCGCAGTAGAAAGGAGTTGATATGGACTTCAAAAGCGCAAGAACACTGACAAGCCCAAGGAGAAAAGAAAGGTGCCACAAGACTGTTGACCCGCACATGTCAACAGCGCATGAAAGTGAGACTCCAGAATGCCAGCAAACCCATTCCAGAAAAATCTCACCAAAGGCGAAACGCTGGCCAAAGTGGCGTTACTTTGCAACCAGCTTAATTTAAGGTTCTTCCATCACTTCTTATTACCAGACATCAGTAAATACCGACCAAAAACACCCCATTAATCGGAAATGGGGTGATGAAAGTTGATAGAGAGACCCATTCATCAAAGCCATCAAGAATTATCTCCTGCTATGGAGATGACGACCGCTGAGCTAGTCGATATTATTGGAGGAAGGAAAGAGCTCTTCAACCAGTTCTACGATCGAGTAGTATCTGGTATGAGAGCGATAGGAAATCAACTTCTTCGAGCTATCTCCAAGTATCGCGATAAAAACATTGAGACTTTATCCTCGCCGTACCTTCTCAACTACACCATCTTTGGTGTGGAAGATCGCCAAATCATCTGGAAAGTAACGGGGATCGATGAGGATGAAGTTGATAAAGCCATCAAAGAGATGAAGAAGTATATCAGAGAGAATTGCAAGCTGCGAGGATATCAGGCGCCTGCAAGTCTCTTTGAAAATGTCACGGGCTTTCGTGTGATCCTTCTTCTGATCATGAGATACTATCTGGAACGTGGTCAAAAAGAGGAATTGGAAGAGTGCTGTTCCTACATGGGATATTCCATGTTCTATACACTCTTCATCAATTCCTTCCGTCATGGTATCCGAAAAGAGACGATGATCTACACCATGAATACGATGTCCAATAAGCACAAGCTGAAGCATCAGAAAGATGTGGATGGCCTGCTTACCTATGGCATCAGTCTCTGTGTGCAAACCTACAAGCAGCGTATCATGGATTGCACTGACCACGATATCATCTATATCATTGGACAGTTCAAATCCAGAGAACGTGGCTATATCGTCTCGATTGCCCAGAAGTATTACGAGAATGATAAGAAGAAAGAAGCGGTCTTTGTCAGCAATGCCATGCTCACCAATAATGAGGAAGGCACTGCTGAATTTGTGGAGCGCAATTCTACGACAGGCCTCGTGGATTCTTTGGCGCAGGAATATGCTTCAAAGTTCTTCCAGAAGCCTATCGACGATCAAATCGTCAATATCTGTGCCAAGATGAACGATATTTCTCGCCTGGAACTGAAGAATGCTCTGAATCAGTTGAAAGCAGACAAGGGAAGAATCCCTGAGATGAGATCCTTCTATGAGGGAATCTTTTATCTGTATACCGACGCAGAGCAAGGCAAAGAGATTGACGTTCACTCTAAGAGATTCCTCTCTGTCATGAATGACATCTATAAGAAGGGAAACTCCAAAGAGAGAAACATCACAGCGGTAAAAGCGTATCTGGATAAGTGGTTAAGTGCTGCTTCTGCCTTCTATCGAGAGAATAACAGAAGTGCCACTTTGAATAACTACAGAAAAGCCACCTTCCAGTACCTGATCTTCGCTGTGACTTTGAGACGATAATGTAACCATATCAAAGATGAAAGAAGGTAATCGTGCAATGAATACATATCTCACTGCATTAGAATCTTTCGAGAATGAAACTCGCCAGATCTACGGCGATTTCGTTCTGGAATCTTTTGCTCCTACTGGGGCTATGGAATCCATTGGCAACCGCGTTCAGCAGGCGTGGAATACGCTGAAAGAACTGGCTCGCAAGATCTGGGAAGTAATCAAAGAAGCTGGGCGTAAGATCAAGGGTGCCATTGGCAAGATCGTTGGGATGATCCGGAAGTCTCCTGATGTGGTCGTTGTCGATCCCAAGGATGTGACCGTCCTGAATAATGAAGCCGATGACATTCTGAAGCAGATGAACGAGAAGGCCAATCAGTTCAAGGAAGTTTCTGACGCTGCTTGGGAAGCCGTTGAGAATGATGAGCCGGAAGCTGCTGTTTCCGTGATTGATCGAATCAAAGGTCTCTTCTCCAAGGCCAACGATAGCTTCACGGAGCCTGTCGAAGAGCAGGCGACGGATTTCTTCACTCGCCTCTGTGAGTCTGCTCTGGAAGCAGACGAGGGTGATGCTGAGAAGCCCAAGGCAACCAAGAAGTTCAATGTCGGCGCTATCAAGCAGAAGATCGCCAAGGCTGCTTCTTTTGCCAGCGATCAGCTGGGTAAGGTGGAGCAGTTGCTGAGTAAGATCACTGCAAAGATCAACTCTCATAAGCCTGAAGATGATGAGAATGCCGGTGAAGAGACCAAGAAGCAGGGCGCTTGGAGCCGTATTCTGCGCGCTCTCGGTAGCTTTGCAAACTTCTTCCGGAGCATTCCCAGCAAAGCCAGCGCTCTGTTTGGGCGTATTTTCAAGAAAGGCGGAGCCACCGTTAACGAGTATAACGGTCCCGATCCCACTGCTCAGCCTTCTATTGGGTGATGTAAATGAGAACTCTTCATGAGCGAAAACAGCGAGTCATTGATTATGTCTGCAAAGCGCTGGATCTGATTGAAGGAGGAAACGTCAACTCCTCTCATTATAGAGAAGAGTGGGAGAAGATGTCTGACAATCAGTTTCTGGCTATGATGGAAGATCTTCGAGCCCATGAGATGAAACAGTTGGTTTATCTGGAGATCGTCGAGTTCGAGAGAGATCTGAAGCTCGATAATATTCAGAAGTGCGCTGATTTTATGGGCGTTCCTCTGTATGAGTACGTGGCCATTCCAGATGTGACTGGGGATAACGACAATGTCGTCGTTACTCCGGAACCTGTCCCTGTTGGCTATGCTCATTATAAGAGAATGCAGCAGACCGTCTTGAAGAAGACTTCCACTTCCATCAAGGTTAACAAAAAGAATCCGCTGTCTGGTCAGGTGGTCTATGCAGATAAGACTGTCCGTAACACAGACGTGGAGACTTATGCCATGATGTCTTTGGGTGCAAAGCAGGGATTGAGAGAGTTTATGGGACCTCGTGCAGATGATCCCGTTGCAGAAGCAGAGATGTATTCGGCAATCGCATCTGATGGTTATGTCCGTATGGAGGATCTCACCAATGATCCTTCCAATAAGGTAGCCATCAATACGCTCAACTCTTTCTTTTTGCTGCAGGGCTTTACCACCAATCTGGTTGGGCCCATGGGGATGTATCCCATTCCCAAAGAAGATCCCAAGAAATAAATACAAAAAAGAAAAATCTCCAGAGCTTTTACGCTCTGGAGATTTTTGGGTTTACGATTACTCATCTATGATCACTTCGGTCGATAGACAAGTTTCGTCATCCCAATCGACAAAACCACCATAGTCATTGATCCATTCATCCATTAGATTTTCCTCCTTTTATTTTCTTCAAGAGAATGATATGTCTAACACTTTTAGAAAAATTCGGTAAATCAAAAATTAAATATAGATCTTTATGAAAGGATGATAAACATGCCAACCGTACCGACTAACAATCTTGGTATTCAGGCGAAGTGGCTGACGAAGAATCGCAGTTACACAAGTCCTGTCTCCAAGACAAAGACGAAGCTGATGCTTCACAGCACCGCCACGCCTGGTGCTCCCGCTGAGAATTTCTTCCCTGGCTGGAACACAACGTCAGCTTCTTGCTCCGTGGAGTTTATTCTGGATAATGAGAAGATTCTGGAATTCCTCCCCATCGGTAAGAATGGCAAGGGCTGCATCAAGAGCTGGCACTGCGGTGCTGACGCCAATAACACCCATGTGGCCACCGAGGTGTGTGAGCCGACTGAAGCGCAGTTGATTCGCATCAACTACAAGGCACAGTCTCAGGGCGGTAAGTACAATCGTTCTTACACCATCAAGAGACTGCAGATGGAGTTGAAGAGACTGGGGTATTTCAATTCTTCTGTGGATGGTAACTTTGGTCCTCTGACAGAAAAGGCTGTAAAAGCTTTCCAGAAGGCAAAGGGCCTTACCGTTGATGGTATTGCAGGTACTGCTACCTTTGACGCCATGCAGACCGAAGGTTCTTACATGAAATATGACGTGGAAGGAGCAACGCCCTTCTTCAATGCCGCCTATAATAAGGCCGTGCATCTGTTTGCCTTCCTTTGCAATTATCTCGGAGCAAAGCCCTCTGAGATCATTTGCCATTCTGAAGGATTCAAGCGGGGTATTGCTTCCAACCACTCTGATGTGACGCATTGGTTCCCGCTGCATGGAAAGAGCATGGATGATTTCCGTTCCGATGTGCAGAAGGATATCAATGGCACCTATGTGGATTTGGGTAGCACCTCCTCTTCCAGCAATGGTAATGAGACCTATCTCAATGCCGTTCAGGATCTGGTTAACGTTGGTATCATCGATAACTCCGATTACTGGAATACGCTGGTGGATGCCGCTGTGATCGATGCCAATAAGGTGGAGACTCTGATGAAGAATGCCGGCCTGTATTATGTGACCAAGAGTCACGTGTATGGCGCAGACTGCCTGGCCTATGTGCTTCCTCTGGACTATCCTGATACCTGGAAGGGCACTAACTTCAGCGTTGCTGGTGTAAAGTCCCTCATCAAGAAGGTGGCTGCTAAGGCCGTCGATGATGGCATGGATATGGATTATACCTATCAGGAAGCGGTCCAGCTCTGCGTGGAAGTGGGTATTATCAATACTCCCGACTATTGGATGAGCCTTGAGACTGCTAGTTCTGTCAAGGCCAACTATGTTCAGGCTTTCATTCGTCAGGCCGCTGCCTACTTTGTTAAGATGGACTATCAGTATGCCGTTGCTGCTGTCAAGAATCCCATAAACATGAACTCTGAGACTCGCTGGAGAGAGAAGGACTTCACCGTGGGAACGGCGAAGGCGCTGGTGAAAGCCGTTGCTGCATCTCTCTAATCTTTGACAAGATGTGAGGTAATGCTGTAATGGTTTATCCTGTCAGAATTGCGCCCTACGTCGTTTATACGATGCATGGGGATAGAGAACATCATCAGACCAGTGAAACTCTTGAGATAATCAAGAAAACTCTGGATTCTAATGGGGATCGTCCGTCTGTTCTCCTCTTTGGAGAATATGAACCAGTCTTTGATCGTTCCAATAACGATCCTTGTCGGTTTAATACCATCGATCATACCAACGTCAGTCATCGTCTCGTGGGATGCTATGAAACCAATAGCGAGATTCTCTATGGAGAGATTGAATTCATTCCGTCTCCCTTTGGAGAGATCGCCCAGACTTGGTATCATAGAGATCCAAATCATCTGATTTTGGTTCCTCGGGTTCTTCTAAACTCTTCTCATGAGATCAAGCTTCTTATCACGGTCGACTTGAAAGTCAATCGCGGATAAACGGCAAAAAGAAAGATAGCCATGTGGCTATCTTTCTTTTTGATCCGAGCTTTCGCTCAGATCAGGTTTCCCCAGCAGTCCTTCGGGAGGTGGGTTTCCTCCGTGTAGATCTGGGGCATATGGTCACTGTCCTCCTCGTAGGAGGACAGTTCGATGATCTCGTCGTCGAGCTGATTCAGCAGCTCAACGACATAGATCGTCAACGGGTCATCGTAGCCCTTGGACGCTTCGAGAACGTCCATTGCCTTCACGAGGCCCTCGAGGTTGCCAGTGGTGAAGAGCTCCGTGAGCTCCTTTTTGGTGTATGTATTCTTCATAGAGAACACGCTCCTTTTCAGATTTGGTAGAGAATCTTCTTTCGCTCTCTACCTTTGTATTCATAGAAATGATATCTATCTTTATATCGCGGAAATACGGCAAAAATTTACACTCAAGATATCATGAAAATAATATGAGCGAAAGGATGATACGCTATGTCTCAAGAGCTTCCAGATCGTTTCTGGCTTCCTGTAATTCTTCCAGATCAAGTGGTACGATTTAGTGGAAAGATGCTCTTCTTTGAGAAGTATAAAGATATCTTCGATTCTGATCTACCAAATATGAGGGTCTATGGAGTGTATGCTCCTACCTTTAAGACAATTCAAGAATTTCTCTCGATCAATGTCCTTGATATCACACATCGAGTATGCAGAATGAAGATCGACTCTATCGCCAATAACGATCGTATTATGGCTGAGGTAGAGTTAGATCCGAGATCTCCTCATTTTCCCATGTTCTTCGATGCTTTCCAGAATCAAGGATACCAAGATTTCCATATCCATCCAAGAGTGATGATTCGCCATGTAGACGATCGTACGGTGGAAGTGGAGGATTTAATAGCCATGGATCTTCTGAAGAATGAAAATGCATACAGCTATTATATCGGGTGAAGAATTATGATTACCAAAGAAATCTATCGAAAGACGATCTTAAACAAGGCTAAATTTCCAGCAAATACCTATACAGCCAATCCCTATGTTGGGTGTCCTCACGCATGCCGATATTGCTATGCCATGTATATGAGCCAGTGGACTGGGCATACAGAACCTTGGGGAACTTTTCTAGATGTGAAGAAATGGCCCAATCTTACTGATAAACAGCTGGAGAAGCTAGAGGGATGCGATATTCAGATTGGGACGGTCTGTGATCCCTATAATCCCATGGAAGCGCAGTTTCAGAGAACGAGACATCTCTTAGAGGAACTCACCAAAGTAAACTGCCATGTTACGATCATTACCAAATCTTCTCTCGTGTTGAGAGATATGGATTTACTTCGGCTCTTTCGAGACCCTCTTATCTGCTTCTCCATCTTCACTCTTGATGAGAAAGAGAAAGCCTCTATGGAAACTTCTGATACGGTAGAAGCTCGATTGAAAGCAATGGAGACTCTCTACTCAGAGGGAATGAAAACAGGGTGCTTTCTTGCACCAGTCTTCCCTGTATTGACCAAGATCCCGCCCATCATTGAGAGAGTGCGAAACATCTGTCATTATATCATGATTGAGCGTCTCCAGCTTCGTGGGAAAGAGCGAGAGAATATCATGAAGTGGATTGGCGCATCTCATCCAGAGTTATGGACTCTCTATGATAGCATCTACCATTCTCACGATCTATCTTACTGGAAGAATTATCGAAATTTCTATCGGGATCAATTCCAGAAGCTCGGATATAAATTCACCGATAATGATTCTATGATGCAAGATGGCTATTCTGAAGGAAAACCCGTTATCATCAACTGGCTATATCGAGAGTTTATGGACGAGAATCCTCGGAGAGTCGAGTTTCAATAAAAGGGCAAAAAGAAAAGTCTATCATAAAACCATAGATAGACTTTTCTTTTTGCCCTTATTCGACCAGAGATTGTAATGAGACAAAGTTTGCTGCCGTATATGCAAAGATCAGCATCGCAAAGATAAGGTAGAGTCCAGCTCCGACCAAGAGAATCTTCTCGTAATTACTGAACGGCTTCTTCAAGTTCGTTCACTTCCTCTCTTAAAGAATTGATTTCATCTTGAAGAGCCGCTAACGAATCAGAAACACTGGATTCAAAAGAATCTAATGCTTCGCTCGTTTCGTTGATTTGCTGCTCAAGCTCGGTTAGAGATTGATTTAACTGGCGAACTTGAGTGGCGACGATCGTGACCATTAGTCCCGTTACGATAAATAACGCAAAGATGATCATGAGAAGTCTTTTATATCGGGCATCCAGTTTCTCTTTGAGTCGGGTTGCAAAGTATTTCAAATTTTCGAGAGTGACCAATTTGGATTTAATATCACTCTGCGGTCCCTCGTCATACCAATACCACTTTGCAGCATAACCATTTTCGTCATATTCGACAACGCCCATCCTATCATCGGGGCCATAGTACATGCATTTCTTACCGGCATATTCGGGTCTTCTGCTTAAGTTGGGATGCCATGCTTGATTCTGTGTATCTTCCATTTCCTTCTCTTTCCTTTCAAAAATCGGTGATATCAAAAGTAGTTTATATCTTTGATATCACCGATTTGAGATGTTATTTGGTTACAACGCGGACGATGTTATCGCCAGCCTGCAGAGATATCCAGCCTGCAATCTTAGCACATTTGGCTTTTCGACCTAATGTCTTAATGCTATCGAGGGGATATTCTGTCTGAGTGAGTTTGGTGCAGATCGTGATCGATTGCTTCGGGGAATCTACATAGATCAGCTCGTCTCGATCATCCACAGTGCAGAGATAGCTTGTGGACTTATTGGACTCAGGATCTCCCAAATAGGCAATCTCACACTTCTTAGCAAGACCTCTCGCTGTCACCATGACGATAAATTCTGCCTTCGGATTGATGGCCGTGCAACCAACACAGCTGTCATCTCCGGTTAGAGTGATAACCTGGTTACCATATGCCTCTCTTGCAAAGACAGGAATTTTTTCAGCCAGGATATAGTTGAAATATCCCTTCTTGGTATAGAGTAGCAGAGGTGTATCATCCAGGAAGTAATCGGCATAAGCAAGGAAATCATTCTTCTTGAGCTTAATCAGCCTCATGTTCCGAATGGACTTTCTGCCGTCATCCGTGCACTGAATGAGCTCCTTCAGAGAGATCTTCTTGGCAACACCATCTTTCGTCAGCATCACCAGGAAGAGTTCACCCGCTTTGATTTTCTTCAAAGACTGAGCCGCTTGCTTTCCCTGGAAATACTGCATGGTGATGATCTCACCTTCCAGCTTGGTGACATTGTATGCCTTCATGGGAAGATCCACAAGAGTCATACTGTCAATATCGCCTGCCTGGACTATGGAGAACTTACCAAAGCTATCCACAAAGAGAATGCTATCCATATTTTTGACGCGTAAGAGCTTGGTGGGATAATCCTGCTGAGCAAAATTACCCAGACCTTTTCTACCACGCTCTACCGCATCCACCGAGACTTTCTTCAGTCCGCCCTTCTTGGTACAAACGAGCAGATACTCTGTCTCCGTGTCGATGGTCTTATGTTCACCAGCGGACACCAGTTGAGATTGTCTCGGCTTTGCATACTTCCGGAGTTCCTCGAGTTCAGCCGCAATGATATCATCAATATACTTTTCAGACCGAATCATATCGAAGAGATGAGCCAGAGATTCTTTCTTCTCTTTCAGCTCTTCCTTATATCGCTTCAGAGCATCCATATTGAAAGCACTCATTCTCATATCAGCGATCTGATCAGCCTGATAGGAAGTAATATGTCCGTAGTTCTTCATGAGATTTTTGGCAATCTCATTTTCTTTGGACTTCTTGATGATATTGACGGTTTTATCCAGATTGGTACCGGTGCAGAGCTCAATCAGGATCTTCAGAAGCTCGATACGAGCAGTCGTCTTGGCAATTCTTTTATTGATCAGACGGCGCTTATACTCTCTTCGCTCGGCAATCCATTTCCGAATCAAGTCAGAGAGGGAGAACTCATCTAGCTTCAACTCTTCCAGAACGACCTTGAAATCGAAGCTCAAGGTATCTTCCAGCTTCGTTCTCTTATAGAGCTTCTCTCTGACTGCATAGGGATCATGAGCCTTATCAATCAAGACCCAGAGATCCACATGAGAGACAACATTGCCATCTTTCTCAATGATCTGCTCATGACGATCCTGCAAATCCTTGATGGGAAGAATGCCAGCTTTGGTAGCCTTGACGATATTATCGACAATGGCTTCCTGCGTGACATTCCATGGAAGATTGGTAAAACGGATGGCCCAATGCTTGCCCTCATCAATGATCTCAGATCGAGCACGCACTCTCAGAGTTCCTCTGCCAGTTTCGCAAATTCTCTTGATGGCTTCCGGATCATCCACAATATCACACCCGGTGGGGAAATCCGGAACCAGATAGACCTGCTTGGCTGAGTCATTATAGAGCTTCTCTTTCGTTACCCGAATTACATCATCAATATTGAAGGGCGGAATCTTGAAGGCATTACCTACAGCAATGCCGACACCGCCATTGATGAGGATATTGGGATACCGAGAGGGTAAGGATACAGGTTCATACTTGTTTGCCGCTGTAGAGAACATGGTCTGGACACAGTCGGGATCATAGTCCTTGAAGAAGCAATCCCAAGCAAACTGGGACATACTCACTTCTGTGTATCGGTCAGCGGCGTATGCAGAGTTAGTCTCAGTACCAGACTGACCATAGAATCTCAGAAGAGGGCACTGGTACTTCCAATACTGAGACATCGTCACCATGGTATCATAGACAGAGGCGCCACCATGAGGATGGATTTCAGTCGTAGAACCTACCACGGAGATCGATTTCTTTTTGACTCCAGGCCGCATACCCAGAGAGTACATGGTAAACAGAATTCGTCTGTTAACCGGCTTCAAACTGTCGCTCAGACGAAGCAACTGACGAGCATAGTTGACGTTGGCAGAATAGAGGATCATACCCTCTTTATTATAACTGCCAATATCTACCTCTTCAATGCTATCAGCAGCTTCATCAAAGTCTTTCTTGATGTCAACATCTTTCCACAGCCGATCAGCTGCAGATCTGTCGATCTTCTTTTCTCTAGCCATTTTACATCACTCTCCTTCCTTAGTTATCGATATCTTCCAGAGTGATATTGGCATTGTAAAGTAACTTTCTTCTCGCTTCTCTCATCGCTTCAGAGTCACCATGGAGAAGTTCAATCGTTTTTCTGGCTTCTTCAGCATCTTCCATAGTAATTCGAACCATCTTCCGAGTCTTCGGATTCATCATACTGGGGAAGATCATGGACGCATCGGACTCGCCAAGACCTTTGTATCGCTGCTCGATAGGAACGTTGAAGGACTTATCTGCCATCTCCATAAACTGTCCGAAAGTCATCAGATCCCAGTCATCTGCTTTGGAATCGGAGTCTTTCGCATTCCGATTCTTTACCAGCAGATAAAATGCAGGCAAGTTGCGAATCATTTGCATGAAACGCTTCGCCATATTCTGGAAGATCCCATCAATGATCAATGTGATATTGATTCCGTCGACTGCTCCCATGATAGATTCGTACTGAGAATCATAATGAAGTTCGGGAAACTTCTTTTGTAGAAGATCTTCAAATTCTCCCATAGGATCCTTGGCATTTCGAGTCGCTTCCATGAAGTAGCAAATATACTCCAGGATATTTGCAGGACATGCAGATCTCTTCTCGAGAGTACGAAGTTCAGGAAGATATTCCACAGTAAGATGCATGAGCTTCATAAGTTCTTTCTTACTCAGCTCATTCATTTCACCAGTACCTTTGACCATCTGTGCTTTTGTTTTTGGTAACACAACTGCGACTTTGAGGTTCTCTGCAACGATCTTGTGGAAAATCTTATAGTAGTCTTTCTTATCGAAGATATAATCGATATCTCCATTGTATTTCTTGGCTGCTTTTTCGCCAATACGGTAGAGGGGGCCTTCGATTCGATAAAGAAGACCACGTTTTACAATTTCCGGCATATGGGTTGCAAAGAATACGCATAGTAAAGATGTGATGAATTTTCCATCGACATCGGAGTCACAGCAGCAGCAGATAGCGTTCCAGCGGAGCTTGTTAATGTCAAATTTAGGTCCAATATCACAACCTAATACTTTGACGAGTAAAGCATACGTAGGAATTTGCATGACTCGTTCAAGTGGCATACCATATGTATTTGCAACCACGCCAGTGATAGCAAACATCCCCTGACATTTGACATTTCTGGCTGAATCGACTGCAGCAATGGCTGAAACGCCCTCGGAGAGAATAAGTTCTTTATATCCCGTATAGTTACGATCAGAGATATTTTTGAAGACTTTCATATCCGCATCATCGATGAAGGTGGTGGGCTTCTTAAGTGCAACTGCTTTAATCTTATGGGCCTCTTGCCGAATCTTTGCAATTTGGCGCAAATACTGAATAATTCTCCTGAGAAGAGAATTATTCGTTTCAAAGTATTTTCCGAGCGCGTCCAGTGCAGGTTTCTTGCCATACTGGATAATATCCTTTTGGTCAACTTTGGATTTATGCTGGCCCTCGAATTTCGGATTGGAGTGCTCACAGTTGACGACTAAGATTAAGCCCTTACGGCAATCATCTGCTGTGACTTCATATTTGGCATTCGGGTCGAGATTTTTCGCCTGCCGTGCAAAGAAAGCGCTTACCGTTTGAAGAGCCGCTTGCTCATGCGTGCCGCCTTCTTTGGTATGAAGATAGTTACAGTAGGAGTCAACGATTGTATCATCTACTGTCCGATCATAGGAGAAAGCGAAACGCATTCTGAAATACTCACTATCTCCATTTTCGGTCTCAATGGTGACCTCGGGAACCACAATTTCAATCGGAGTAAATTCCAAATTCTGTCCAAGGTATTCAACGTCAGCAGAGATACCAAGACGTTTGATCGTCTTTGCAACCTCTTTCTTTTTCTTATTGATGGAAAGGTATTTGATCTTGATCCCTTCGGGCATAACGTAGCTCAACCGACGAAGATAGTCGTCGATGTCATCCACTGTCAAGGTAAATTTACCGAGCCATTTCTGAGAGGGAATGAATTCAGTATAAGTGCCATGCTTATTCTCACTGCACTTCTTAAGTCCTTCATCGACCAATCCGTCACCAGAGAGATGCAATGTACGGGATTCTCCGTTTCTTCGACTGGTGATGACATAATGATCGGAAAGAGCTGCAGTGATGGTAGTTCCAACACCATTTTGACCACCAGAATATTTATTGAACTCTCTGTGGAACTTGGTGCTGTAATGCTTTTTACTGATAACTCCATAGAGGATGTCAAGGGGAATTCCGCGGCCATTATCTTCGATAATGAATTTACATTCCTTCTCAAAGAATGTGACCCAAATTGTGTCACCAGGAGAATTGGGATTGGTACACTCATCGATCGAGTTTGCGACGATCTCGTTGAGCAGGTGTAATGCACCAGCTGCTTCTCCTCGGCCTACGTAGACCCCTAGGGAACCACGCACCTGGGCGAATTCGTTTTCGCGATATTCGTACGTGTCTTCTACGAATGCAGAAGTGGGCTTAATTTTGTCCGGCATTCACTGTCACCTCTATTATAAAATTTCTAAATTAGCTTCTGTGAGAAATACCCGTGAGGGATTACTCACATCAATGATATGTTCGCGTAACTTTATGAAGGTATAACGAGACTATGGATCATAAAAAATCCATAGCCTCGTTAAATGATATTGAGGATGATAATACCCGCTATGATACCAATCTCTGTGAGAAGAGTGGTGAAGATGGGACCTTGATGTTTAATTGCATAAATAAGATCATTGAAAATGAAGAAGGCCTCAATGGTTAATAAGACAGAGAGAAAGAGTTTGGTTAAAGGCATACAAAAAGAATCTCCTCTCTTGAATGAGTATAAAATGAAGGAAGGGTACTTGAGAAGTTGGTGAAGTTTCTCAAGTACCCTTTCGGTGGGAAGGTGAGAGATCCTAAGTTGTCTCTCATGAAGATCCTATTGCAATCTTCTCGTTCGTTGGAGACTCTCACGGAGCCTACCATAGAATGTCTTGGGATGGAAAACTCTACGTATCAATCTTCCATGGTCCCAAAAGATATGATTCTGTGGGTTCTAAAGGACTTTAAGCTTTGGTTTCAATCTGCCGTTTCTGCTCTTTTAACGGTAAGGAGTCAGAAACTCAGTCGCCCCACTGCACTCCGCCTCTACGACGACGATTGCGTGCGTCCTTCTTCCGAGTAGAGGTATTCAGGGCAGCGTTGTAGGCAGGAATCAGATAGGCATTGACCTTCAGCTGGACATCGGCGACGACCTTCTCGACCAGTTCAGTGTCCTTGTCGGACCCAGAGCTCATCAGCTTGATCATATCACAGATCTGATTGGTCATCTTCTGATACTCGTTCAGCTTGTCCGGATCCAGGCGCTTCAGAGAGATCTCCTCGCCGCAATACTTGCAGCGCCAGGTGACCTCGCCATTCTTCTGCACGGGCTCCAGAACGGGAACCATGGGCTCCTTGCAATGGGTGCACAGTGCTCTGGCCTTCAGACGCCGATGAGACAGGGTCTTCTCGCCCTTGCCCAGCTTGTCCATGTACTTCTGGACATTCCGGTTCTGCTCGAACTGCCCTCTTCTCTTGTTTCTGCGCTCATCACGGTCAAAATCGCGATCATGCTTGGACATATGAAAAGTCCTCCTCTTTGAATTGCCCGTTGATAGGAATTCTTGTGCGGATCATCAACGAGTTAGAAAGAGGTTTATACGACGATAATTTACTATATTCTACGAAAGAGATCTTGCGATTCTACTTGGTATCAATCGGGCAAACCCACAGACTAACCCGATATATCCAATTGGAATTACCACAACGGCAGAATTGACTTTGGATGAAGAACTTGATCGTCTTTGACTCACCAGCATCAAAAACATGATCAAGTTCTTCATCCAAAAGTATGATATATGAAATTGATTTTAGAAGGAGAGAATTCTTAAAAGCATGGAACCCGTATCTCCAGCAGCCAAAGGAATGGCTTTGACTTCCTGATTGGGGATGGAGCGTGCTATATCAGAGAAGCTGAGCGTTTCAACGGTATCCTCTGCAGGATGATCACTGAAGATCAGAGAATTATCCACGCCAATGAGGGTATAATCCTTTGTGGCCAGATCAATTACCACAACGACGATGGGATACTCCTGACTTTCCGTTACAGGGAACTCAATCCATGCACCATCTTCCTCCTGATCCGGTGTATAGGTTGCATCGGTATAGGTAACACCAGAGGCAGTCTGTACATCAGAGAGCTCTTTGGCACCAGGGTTATATACGATGGTGCGAATACCAGAGGTACTGATGGCATTGGGATAGAAGATGGAAAGAGAAGTTGCCTTCTTTGTCAATCCCGTAAACTTCTCAGCAAGATCCGCTGTCTTAGAGGTTACCTGACCAGTCAAGGTGATGGTATACTGATTATCAGCATTCTTGACAATACCGGGTGTTACCTCAGAGGCAGAAGCGAAATCAATCTGAAGAGGAGAAACAGCAGGGCTGGATCCCTTAAAATGCAGCTCATTTTTGATGTGATAATCGCGAATGGCTGTATTGGGAGTTTCGGAGTTCAGATCATAGATGTAGAAGTGTGTATAGTCTTCGGCTCCAGCAGATTCTGTCATGATGAAACCAAGTTCAACCTCTTCCACATCTCCAAAGTCGTAGGTCTTATCCTTGGCCCAAATTCCATCCTTATTAGAGACAAATTCGTCTTTCCCATCATAATACTGAAGGGCAGGATTGGTCTGAACGATGCGATACTGATGCCCAGCTTCCACCGGGATATTGAAGGAGAAGTCCATGAAGGGACCTTCCACATCTCCAAAGGTCTCGGTATCAAGTACACTGGATTCCAGATCATTACCAGTCAGAATAATGGTCCAGATCTTATCGGAGGCATCAGAGGTCATAGAAGAACTGACTGTGGGATGATGGTTATAGAACTCCTGCTCAAAGGTGGAAGGGGGAATCGGCTCCTGATGCGCGGAGATAAAGATGCAATACTCCGCATCGCTGGTAAGGGTCTTGCAGATATCCACAACCTTCGTTTCGGTTAGAGTGGACATCTGGAAGGTAGGAACCAGGCTCGTGGGATTGGCCGCTGTGCCAACCGAGATATCAAAATCTGTCCCATCCAGTTTGCTGAAGGGTTCCTTGATCTCGAAAATCACTCGATCGATGAACTTATTGGCAGCCAATGTGCCGATAATAGCAGAATAGCCGTCTGTCATATTATCGACTGTGATAGCCAGAGGAGACAGCATGGGAGAAGTTCCTCCGCCTCCACTACTTCCACCGCCACTTTCCTGAATCTTTTGATCTGTATAGGTCTTAGCAGAAGTCAGATAGGCTTCCAGTTTCGTCTTTAAGACAGCGAGATTGACAACGTCGGCATTTTCCGTTGCAGAGAAAGTGGATTTGATCGAACCATTATTGCAATCGATGCCGCCCATCAATCTGAAGCGAAGAGGATAGCTATAGGGAGAGCCTTCCACAACAGGCTCGTTATTGAACTGAATTGTGAGAACTCCATCATCTCCAATAGTAAAGGTGAAGGAGTCTTTACCATAGCCTAATTGAAAGGATTTTCCAATTATGCCATCGATATCGTGAAACTGCATAACAGAAAATTCCCCTTTCTTAAGTAAAATTGAGTTTAACGGTGACCTCTCCGAATGCTCTAGTGCTAGAACAGACAAGATTGATCACGGAGTTGGTTCTGATGAGCTGATTGGGATGATAGACAAGGGTGTTTCCCTGATCTACCATGAACTCATTGGGAATAGAGAGCAAAGTGGCTCCTGTGCCCAAGGCAATCTCATAGTTAATTTCACTATAAGAGGCACTGAAGGCTTGATTGCAATAGAGCACAATGGAATTCAACCACATGTCTCTGGTCAGAGTTGTGATGGTGGTGCTCAAGAAATCTCCAGTGAGAGAAGCAGCAGCCACAATGACATTGTCGTTGAGGAACGTCGTCATGGCATTGGCTGATCTAACAGCGGCATCTACCTCTTCACCAGAGTATACGCTCATATAGTCGCTGATCGCATCTAGGGTCTGAGCAACCATGCGATTGGAAGTTCTAGTCACAGCCATAGATGATTTTACACCCCATTTCTGTCCGGGATTTCCTGCGATAGATCCAGATTAAGGGCGTGTTTTTGAGCCTAGCTAGGGTAACCTAGCTAGGCTCTGTTTTATCGAATGTCTCTGGTAATGCACCGTCTGATTGCAATTTTGAGTTTTCTGATCTCTGATTTACTTGGAGTATTATCAAATTTCAGATCTCCAAAGACTTTGGCAATCTCGTTGGGATCGGTGCGACAGTACACGAGCAAATCCTTATTATTGATAGGAGTATTCTCAATCACTCGTGCACAGCATTCCTTGACATCAAGATCCACCTCTTGCTGTTTCATCTCGGGATTTCGCCCGATCATATTGAGAACCTGGCCTCTCAGTGTTTTAGCTGCATCTTTGGTAATTCCAAAGTTCTTAGAGACAGCGAGAAGCGTTCTCTTAGTGGCTGATTTGATCTCCTTGATTTCAGCAGGAGATAAGGTATCCCAGAAATCATAGATTTCGTCTTGGGATGAATCAGATGGTGGAGTTTCCTGCTCTTTCTCATAGAGATGGGGATAGAGAATTTTAAGATCTTTCTCAACGGACTCTAGGTTCTTTAAACCATTTAAGTCTAAGAAAGATTTCTTACCCTCTTCATTCATCATAATGAAGCTCTCTACTGTATCGGGAGTCCAATTGAATAGAGTTTTTCGTCTCTTGGCATTCTTTCGACATGCCGCTTTGGATAGTAAAATGAGACTGGTATGCCGGAATGGATCCAGAGCTTCATCTTGAGCGAGAATCATTTTCTTGAGTTCATCATCGTAATAAGCATAGCCACTCCAGTCTTGCTCTCGAATCATTTTTCTGACTCTATAGGCTGAAGATTCGCTAGCAATGCCAGTCTGTTTCATAATTTCTCCAGCAGGAAGCATTGCGATTTTCAGTTGATCTTCTTTGGATAATACTGAGGGTATATCCGTGATATTGATATTCTGAAGGCATTCAGAATCGGGATAAACGACGGAGTTCTTATGCCACGGGAAGAATCCTCCTACGAGATCTCCCAGTAAATTGGCAAAACTCCCCGTATCCATCTTGGTAAAGTTGATGTATCGATCGTATCGCACTTCTTTGGTTTCTTTCAAAGAAGGATCTGGATTTTCAATCGTCGATTCCGTATAGGGAGAATCTTCTTTCTCTGTGGAATAAAGCATTTTCTGAGAACGATCAAAATGATCCAGAGATGCGATAATGTGGTTTTCCACTCGATCGGTTTCGGGAATCGCTTGAGATAGAATGGGATTGATGGTGGATTTCTTAACGACATTATCCACTGTGGATCTCACGGAATCGTAGGCAATCTCTTCATAGTCATTGAGAGCCAATCTGATATCCTTAATCACAACGGTACGATCGTAGTCATCCAAATGCTTCCAGTGTTCCACATAGTCAGGAACTGTGGCGGAAGCTCCCAGATGATAAAGAAATCCATTCTGTACTTTTGCAAAGTCTTCAGGAGATAGAGATAAGATCTTTCTCCTATGAGATGAAGTAATGAGGGGATAGAGGAATTTGGTTTTGATATTGAAGAAGAGATAAGGTAACACGGTTCCCCCTTCTACGATGGATCCATCTTTGAGAATGGTGGAATCAATGAAGACGCCACTTCTTCGATCCGATGAAGTCATGGGGCAAACCGTTATAATATCACTCCACTCCGGGTAAAAAGCTGATTGGACAATCACGACAGGTCGATTCGTACAAGCACCAAGTTCTTTTCTCTTTTCCACTTCTTTGGAGGAATTCATGTTATAGTAGAACCAGACCTGTCCAGGCATAAACTCTCGATATCCAGCCAACTTTTCATCACCACCTTTCCAAAAGTTACTTTATCAAGATGTGAGTGAGGTGATAAGTTCTGGCCAGTTAGGGCCGAAAACAGCCTCTTAACGTCGTAAGTTATTGAAATTTCCCGATGAATTACGATAATTTTCTAGAGAAATGATGAAAAGCATAATCTAGAAAGGAGGAAATATATCCGTGTCTACGACTAACTATTCCCAGGCGTTACCGCTGTTTGGGCCTGATGGAAAGCCCATTCTTCCGGTAACTCTTGCGGAATATGTGATTAATGGCGTGACGAAGAACGATCCCCAGTTTGTGGGTTCGATTTATCTGAACGGCATTAAAGTTTTCTCTACCACGACAGGAGAAGGCGGCACCATTGTCAATAACCCCCTGGATCCGTCCATGGGTGGTACTGGCTTCGACAATCTGAATGATCTGGCCAATAAGATCGCCGAGATCCTCGGTCTGACGACTGGAGGAAGCGGCGCTGAACCTGGCTCTCTGATCATTCCCATTGAGAAGGGTGGTACCGGCTCCACAACTGCTGCTGATGCTCTGACTGCTCTGGGAGCAGCTTCTGTTGCTCTCTACCAGGCAAGCATTCCTGTCAGCTGGACTTCTGCCGATACTGGTTATACACAGACTGTCTCTGTGACTGGTATGCTCAGTACCGACGTTCCTGTGGTTGGCGTTGTCCTTTCTTCTGATGCGGCTTCCGCGCAGCTTCAGGGTAAGGCCTTTGCCTGTGTGAATCGTATTACGACAGCGAATGGAAGCATTACGCTCTACGCTTACAATACGGCACCGACGCAGGCATTTACCATTCAGCTTTTGACCGTGCGCGGATTTCAGTAATTAGGAAGGAGGACGATGTTTCATGAAACTGGTATATGCTGCCTATGAAACGTGGGAGTCCGCTCATCTGACTTCCACGCCGGCAATTCGTTTTGACAAGACTGGCGTTTGCACCTATGCAAGCTTCATTTGTGAGGGAACTCTGCCCTTTACGGAGGAGAATCCTCCCAAGGGTCTGATTCGCTTCATGTCCGACGATGATATGGTTCTGAACGAGCTCACTGTGGAGGACTTTCTTCGCTATGAAACGCATCAGAACTACGAGTACGTGGACGATCCCAATGCATCTCTGGATGCAGTGGTGGAAGCGGCCGCTTCTGAAGATGGTACTGAAGTCACTGAGCCGGCAACTCCCGCTCAGGTACAGGTGCCTTCTACCTATTCTCTGATTCTGACCAATCAGCCTGTCCCCGAGCCCATTCCGGAGCCGGAGCCTCCCACTGAGGAAGAGCTGCTGGCAATGGCTAAGGCTGGCAAGGATAAGGACATCGAGAATGCCATGGAGCAGGCCATCTACAACGGTATCGACGTTAAGACGACCTATGGCACTGAGCACTTCACCCTGAATACTGAGGATCAGACTCTGCTGCTCGGTATCTATGGTATGGTGCAGCAGGGCATTCAGCAGTATCCTTATCACTCCTTCAGCAGCCAGACTCGTTCCAATAACATCTGCACGGTGTACTCTGATGAGGACATCAAGCAGATCGCCATTGTGGCCTTCGGCCATATTACCTTCCACGAGTCTTATGCCAACATGCTGCTGCAGTGGCTGAATCGTGAGACTGATCGTGAAGTAGTTGCTACCATCGTCTATGGTGCGACTCTGCCCAGCGATCTGATGTCTTACCTGGCTATGATTCTGACTTCTGCCGGTATTGATCCCAGCGTCATTCCCGGTTATACGGCCGATTCTTCTACAGACAGTGAGACCGAAACTGGTGCCAAGGAAGAAATTCCTGCGGAGCCGACGGGTGATACCACTGAGGAGACTCAGGATGAGCCCGAGGCCGATGTCTCTGCTGATCCGGAAGCCACTCCTGCGAATGAATCTGGGGACGGCGTTACTGAGAACTAAATAAACGAGATAAAAAAGACTAGATTCCATTTCGGAATCTAGTCTTTTTCGCCGTATTAGAGCTCCAGCTCAATGATCTGAATGAAAACATCGTAGCCTTCAGCCTTCAGAGTTTCCATCAACTTATCGGCATTCTCTCTGACCGAGAAGGAACCTACCTGGACCCTGTGATAGAGCCGGCCATTCACTTCTGCGTACTGGATGTAGCAGTCGTCGTAGCCCTTCTCTTTCAGCTCCGCCTGCAGCTTCTCAGCATTGGCCTTTACAGAGAAAGCGCCAACCTGCACACGATAGTATGTCTTAGTCACGGGATCAGCAGGTTCATCCTCAGAACCACCATAGATAGCGTTGTACTCTTCATCGGTATAGAGCCAGATGCAGAGGAAATTGTACACTTCACGAGAGGAGTAGATCCGAGTGCCATCTTCAAAGACAGCCTGAGATGATCCGCCGCCATCCAGCATGATGGCATACTCGCAACCGAGATCATACATCTTCTGGCGAGATTGCTTTGCCGTCAGGGACTCTGCATCACCATCTCCCACCACATGGAGAACGACTTTACCGTCCTTGGTGACACCAAGCATGGTTCTGCCTCTCTTAGTGGAGTAAGAGGGAATGGTGGAATCCAGAGTAGCATTGATGCCTTTATTGGGAGCCAGCAGAATATAACCAGAGATACAGGTATCATGGTTATCGTCCATAACCAATCTCATCCCGTAGTCCAGGTTATGCTGGGTATTGAGATACTTGGAATTCCAGGAGAGGCCGTAGCACTTCCACGTCTGATTAGCCAGAGTATATCCCTCGCTCTTCAGGTGGAAGGTGGGTTTCATAGTGCTGAAGCTGTAGAAGGATGCATTGCAAACAATGTTGCACCCAACAGCAGCTTTCACCATAGAGGCAACTCTGCCATTGCCCTCGATGAAGCACATTCTCTTGATTCTTTTCGGGTCAATAATTCTTGTCTGACCTGCCATTGTGAATTCATCATCCTTTCTATGCATTTCTGCAGGATTAAAGGGATGTCTTCGATCCAAAAAGAAAGGTTTATCTAAGGAAGAGCAAGTAAAGAGAGGAGAAGACTGGATAGTCTTCTCCTCTCTGGTCAGATCAGCACTTAGTCGCGATTCCGATCGCTGAAGTTCTTCAGGGGACGAGGCCGCCGATGTGTATTGGCACTCTCGAACTGCTTCTTGATCTGCAGAGCAACAATGCGATTCTCATCGCCTCTGCGCTCAGAGATCACCTTGGCCCGCAGGGTCACAGGACGAACGGGAACATCACGTCCGAAGGCATCCTGGAATGCACGGTTGTCATAGTCGAAGATTCTCATGATGACCTTATTGATATCAATGATGATACCAACCAGGCGGCTGTCATCAGAACCAACGATCTGCACGCGCTTCTTCTTGTTGATGGGAGTGCCATCCTCCCGCTCATGGGGAGCGAAGTTGGCGCAGAATGTCCGCAGGTCATCGCTATAGCGATCCACCTGAGGAGTAAAGACAGCATTGGCGTCGCTCACGGAGCGATCCACCAGATGACGAGAATCCCGAGAGATCCACACGAAGCACCGAGGCGGCTTCTTCATGCTTGCACCAGCATCGATCGTGACCTGCTTGACTTCACCTCTACCCAGGAACTCTTCGGCAGTCTTCATGACATACCCTTCCATATCCTGTGCGGAGATGATCCACTCACAGCCAGTCGGAATCAGGTTCAGCATATTGAACATCACGGGTGCCTGCTGAACGGTCTTGAGCTGACGCTTGATCGCGTCGTTTACGTTGAGCTGATCGATTTCTTTGTTACTTGCCATGGTTACTTTACCCTTTCAATAAAAATTTCATTCTACTGGGTGTATACTAGAGCTCTATAAAGCTCTTTCTACGGAACCATGATATCTGGTATGAATTTTTAAATTTGATAATGGATACCAGAAACCACTATCAACCTTGTACCTCCTCTCATATTTTCATAATATATTTGAGAAGGTCTTATGTTCCTTGAGGATCCCATGGCATAATCGTTGCAGTGAGGTTTACTATTGGATGAAAACCCACAGAGAACGTCGCAGTTCCAGATTTACTCAAGGTATGATCTTTATATCGTACTATGACGTGAATGCCAGATGGGGATATCTCGGTTTCAATGAGAAAATTGACAGTTACTGTTAAAGTATACGATGTATTGATTGCCCACTCAAGAGACATCAAAGTTGATCGTGGATTATTAGGCGGCCCAATGAATGCAGGTACGTAAAGATGTAATATCGTTGACGGTTCAGATACACTCCAAGGACCACCTACCGCCGATGAAGCCAGCTGAAAATTCAGTTGATGGGGCATAAAAATACCAAACCATCCAGTATAGAACTCAATATCCTCGGTTGTCGCGTTAATGGATGCACCCGTAGAAGCATGTGTTAAAGTTCCATTTAACTTACATATGGGATTTGATGAATAATCGAGATTAATATTGGGATGATCGCCCGCTACCGCTTCTTGAACGATCGGGAAATAGTATCCTGCTCCGTATGCAACGTTTTTAGTATTATCTTCTGAGGCCGACAGGGCCGATGGTATCAATAAAGCATTAGCCATTTTTCTCATTTTTAGAATCCATATTCGCCGGCGAATATGGATTCTAAAAATTTTTCCGGCCCGGGAATTCGGCCGGTAAGTACAGCCAACAAAACTTAGTTGGAACCTATATCGAGAAATTTTTACAAGAGGGTAATTCCGCGCCAAAGAATCTAGATAGGAAGGAGGAATGATGCTTTATGAAGCCCACCACTAGCACGATTGTCCGCGTTGGTCTTCTGATCGTGGCTCTGATCAACCTGGCTCTGCAGATGTTTGGGATCGTCCCCGAGGATGTCGTTGGCGACTCCTCTTTCTATGAGGCCGGTTCTTACATCCTGACCGCTGTGGTTGCCATCGTCAACATGTGGAAGAATAACAGCTTTACCAAGGAGGCAATTGAGGCCGATGCCTATATGGCTCAGCTGAAGCTCGAGAATAAGGCTGGTACTTCTTCTACGACTACGAGTGAGACCGGTTCCACCAGCTCCGAGAATACCGAGAGCAACGAGTAATAAATAAAAAACGAGAGATAGAGAAAAAATCTCTATCTCTCGTTTAAATTGCTTAGAACCACTTATTGAGGTCGGGCAGATACACGCCTTCCTCTTCAGTGACAGCAATGGATTGAATGCATCCCGTAATCATCCAGTTGATGAAGGGGACTGCTTCTCCATAGGTGCGATCGATTCTCTTGAAACCAAACATGTCGACACCATCATAGGTCTTATACATGATCTGATCAATGGTACTCAGAGCCTGGTTCTCCGGAGTCGTCAGAGGAGAGCCAATGAAGACCTTGTGGTTGTTATCCAGGACGATCACAAAGATCCGATTGCCAAATTCGGCAATGAAAGCCTGAAGTGCTGCATTAGTCATGATGAATGAAAACCTACCTTTCTTGCTTAGGATTTCTATCTTCTAGTTAAATTAGCCTTTTGTCAACGACACGTACGATAATCTATTTTATATAGTGAGGTGCAATTCTGTGAAATTTTACAATGTGCAGATTCCCTATAGAGGTGGCATTCCCGTCATCATGAAGAAGGGCCCCATTGCTTCCATCGAGCTGAGCGAAGATCAGATTCGTGAGCTGATGGACTGCAAGGTTCCACTGATGAATCCCGTCGATGGGGCTCCCTTCGTTCTGCCTACTGAGAATGTGAAAAAGGTCGAAGATCCTAAGAAGGAGACAGATGTGACAAAGACCGAGGAAGTTTCTTCTACCTCGGTTGAAGCGCCCGAGGCTCCTGTTACCAAGGAAAAGACCGAGACAGTTGAAACTCCCAAGGAAGAGGTTCTCGAATCTGAAGCTGGTGTAGCGACCATTGCCTCTCCCGTTGTGGAAGGTACCGCTGTGGGTGATCCCGCCATTACTCCGGTCGTTGAAAGCCAGCCCGCGGCAGCCACTACGCCTGCTCATCATTCTCCCGCTCTGGACTTCGACTATACCAAGGTTGAAGGCTACAGCTCTATGTCCAAGAGCAAGAAGCGTGATATTCGCGCCATGTATGTGAAGGGCATTGAGGCTGGCAAGACTGCTGAAGAGGTCTATGCCGAGATCAACACAAAATGAGACAAAAAAGAAAGAGATGCAGTCGAGCATCTCTTTCTTTTTACCACAGCTTTCGAGCAGTATCTTGGATCTGGGATAGAGGAACGCCATAGTCCTTCTCATCTTGAACGCCATTTCTATGTAGATAAGCATGCTCAATGAAAGCATAGACGGGAGAGGAATGTAATAACTTCCAGTGATCTCGATCTGACTTGTCTCGATCTGCATAGATATGAACGATGAGATTGGAAACGATTCCATTTCGAGCCAGATTCTTGAGGATCGCCATATAGCTATATCCACAAGATGCATAGAAGGCTTGTCTCTCATACTGGGGGTTCACATTATATTTGATACTGAGGATATCGAAAGTTCCCTCAGCAATATGAATGTGAAGATCCTCAGTATACATTAAGTCCAGCTGAGATGGAATGGAGTAAAAGGTATTATTATCGGCGTTATTGGGGTTGAGAATGGCCTTATAATATCTCTTACCTTTCTGACCAATATTGCGGAAAGTCAAGAGATTATTATTAGAGGAGAGAAATCCGATATAGAAGTTCTCCAAAGCCCATAAGACCTTATCGGACACATTGGGAATGAATTTGAGTTCGTTGGCCTGCATGAATTGCAGGATAGATGGAATGATCTTACACTTTGCCATATCTTCGTAAGAGAAATCCAGATGTAATCTTCTACAGAGATAATTTCTCTTGGCTTCCGTAAGTTGGGTAGGCGTGCAAAGAGGAACCTGAAATCGCTCTGTCCTGATGATTGCTCGATTGGTGATCTTAGCAATCTTCTTGGTATAAGATCGAAATTCTCTGATATCCTGCTCGGAGAGATAGATCCCAAGATCCTCTAAGGTGCTATCCGTGATAACACCAGATTCACCGCATCTGAAGCAGTTATAGATCATTAAATCATCTTGATTGAGATCGATATGAAGACCTAGATGAGCATGTGTTGGATCTTTGGTAGAATCGCCGCAGTATGGACATCTGACTGTATATTCCGTCTTATCGTCATTGACATTACAGACAGGAAGTTCTCGTAGTCGTTGGACGATAAGCTCTTTGATTTCTCGATTCATGCTCTTGCCTCGCGCGCAATATCATCCCAGCTTTTAAGAGATTTAAAAGAATCCATATGCCTAGGATAATTTGTGTCGAATCGCTCCATAAGCATTTTAGGATCGACTGTAAATCGTAATAATTCTGCTTCTGTTACGTTATCGACGGTATACCAAGGGCCATCTTTGATTCCATCATAGATAATAACTAATTTAAATATCCGGCCCGTTTTAGATACAGACATCCGAGAGATATAAATAAAGCAACGAATATTTGGAGACGAGAAAAGATCATCGCTAAACATAATCACGATAGCTCGAGTTTCGCGATCCGTGTTTGATGTAGTGACATTTAAGTCATCGAGCATTTTTGCACGAACTGCAGTCCTCGTTAATGATTTGAAAATGTCATCATACGGCCGATTTCCATTTTCAATTTGATCGACGCACTTTCTTTCTCCATTCGTCAAATTCAAATAGATTTTCATATAAATCATATCTCCTTTCTTTGTATATCCTCATGATATATTGAGGTTTACACAGATTTAAGACCTTAGAAAGGTGGTATCGTATGACTACTTTTGAATCTATGAGAGCTGATATTGTGGAAGAGCTGGATACACTGAAAAATAGTGAAGTCCAGATCCCCACTGTCATTAACGATGTGGCCGTGGTCATTGCGACAGTTGCTGGCGTAAGTGTCGAGACTTAAGGGCATATAGCGTTATTTATCAGCTACAACACCGTAAATCCGAGTAAAGCATAACCTAGTCTTATACCACAAACGAATGATAGCGCTATTTTTCGTTTATTTCCCGTATCCCAAAAATCTATTCCTTATATAAGGAGGGTACTTAGCATTATGAGACGTAGATACGCTTTCGAGGCTGAGGGGATCTCCGAAGAGGTCAAGTCTCAGCTGGAAAAGGTTGAAGACGTTGTCGAGGACAAGTGCACTACCGAGGAAGCCTGCGATAAGATGCTGGAGAAGATCGGCGATGAGAAGGAGAAGTTTGACAACGCTCTCCAGACCATGGCTGACGCCGCTAAGGATTGCAAGGACGGCAAGTGCGACAAGGCCGAGATGGCGGAGAAGATTACGCCCAAGATGGCTGAGCTGAAGGAAGTGGCCAAGTCCATTGGCGTTGCTTCTGAGGGCGAGGTTCTGACTGAGGCGGAGCTGAAGGACGCTCGTGACTACCTGAATGGCGTCGAGGAGATCGTCGAGGCCAAGACGGACGAGGTCTGTGATGGTTCCTGCGAGAAGTCCGAGGGCGAAGTCACCGAGGACGATGACGATGATGACGACGATTCCGAGGAGGCTGAGGAGGCCTTTATGGCTTTCGAGTCTTACCTGGATGAGTTGGATATGGCCGTTGAGAGCACCGTGTTCGACGCGGCTATGGAAGGCGCCAACATCGATGCAGCCAAAGCTCTGAAGGACGCTCTCGGCAAGATCCGCACTGCGAATAAGCAGATGAAGGCCGCCAAGCGCGTGAAGGACTTCAAGCTGGCTGCACAGAAGGCAAACGAGGCCGCTGGCTATGCCGACGAGCTGGCAACTGCGTGTAATAACATTCCTGGCTCTGTGTCCAGTGCTGTTATTGTCAATATTGCTGTCGCTCTGACGGTAATCGCTGCCGGTAGCGTTCTGGGTGGCGTGAAGGGCAAGAAGCTCATTGACGTTCAGAAGGCTGCTCGCGGTGGTGTCGTCGGCAAAGCCGGTTCTGATGCCGCTAAGGCCGCTGCTCAGCAGTTTAACACTGCTGCCGCTGCTGGCTATGACATGATGGGGAAGACCGTGAAAGATGAAGCACGTGACGCCACAAAGGCCACTATGGCTGCTAAGACCAAGGAGCTGAAGGGTGTTGCCCGTAAGACTCTTGGTCGGAATATCGGCGCTGGCGCTGCCAAGGGTGCTGCCGCTGCTGGCGTTGCATCTGCGGCTGGTGCTGTTTCTTCCATCTCCAAGTTCATCACCACGAAGCGCTTGACCAATGCTGATGGCGAGCTCGTCTCTGAGAACGTCCATAAGATGACGGCCAATGACGTCAATGCGCTGATCTCCGCTATTAAGATGAGCGCCAAGGGTCTGGCCAGTCATTTCCGGAAGCTGGCTGCGAAGTTCAGCTCCAAGAACCCCGAGGACGCTGCTTCTGAATCTTTCGCCGACACGTTTGATGGTTTCATCAGTGCCTGCGAGAGCTATCAGTTCGGCACTTCCGAGAAGTCTGAAAAGGCTCCCTATCTCTTCGGATGATTACAAATCCCTTGAACTGCATAGCAGTTCAAGGGATTTAAACCATTCCGTAAAATGATAAAATGGCGGTGATTACATGGATTATGTCGTATACATGAATGCATATACCAACGCTATAGAGGCGATGAACGATTTTGATCAAGATGAAGCCGCTGCAATGGAAGGGTTTAAATCGGAAATCGATAATGTTGCGAATGAATACACCACCGCTTATTCGCAGCTGATTGCTCGTTTCCAAACTGCGGTATCTTCAAAAAATAAAGCTGAAGCTTTGAAAGCCATCGATGAGCTGGATAAACTTCTTGGACAGACAATGCAAAAAGCTAGAGAAGTACCAAAAGATCATTTTGCCGGTATCAAGTTTATTGCAAAGGTCGCTTTAGCCGTGGCTGGATTATTCTTAATCATAAAGAGTAAAGATATCAATGCGATGGTTAAAAATCTCTTTATGAAGTCACCGATTCCTAAAACGATCAGTAACGCAATTGGAATGTCCAAAACGGCAACTAAAGTCACAAAAACCGCTCTTAATGTAGCGAAAGCCCATCCGACGGCGACAAGACGAGCGCTTGGTGCTGCTAACTTTTTCGTTGGTATCGATGCTGGTGGTATCGGTTTTAAGGCTCTTTTCAAAGGAGGCAAATCTGCTCTGAATGATATTCAAGCAGGTAGTCGAAAAGAATTTGTCGAAAAATATGGCGATCAGCCAAATGCATCCTCTGCTTTATATCGAAAATTCTATTCAATGCTCCAGAATGAGAAGGCTATGATTCCTCGATTAAAGCAAGAAATCAACGAATATTTTGCATCAAACACGTAAAAATACACCCATCTACCTTGAGAGTAGATGGGTGTTGGTATTATTCCTCGGTACCTGCAACGGGTGTTACGTGCGGAAGATCGCCGTTACGCTCTTTGAGCTTATAATAGCTATTCAGCGTCAGGACATCGTCGACCTGGCGGCCATCCTTTGTCAAGACAAAACTGTACACCTTGACCTTCCCATTAATATCACGGGAGACAATGACAGGATATCCGGAGATCTTCTTCATTTCGGAAGAAGTCTTGAGCTTTCCCTTTCCAGGATTCTTCACATATACATTGAGCAGTTCCTGGACACGATTTTCAGCAGGGCCACCTTTTGCAAGCTCAAAGCCGTTCGCGATATGTTTGGAGTCGGCGAGATACCGGACTACGGCATTGGGATTGGCAAACTCTTCATACAGAGCGGCCTTTGTCGCCTTCTTTTCTTTGCTTCTGCTGAAAATGGACTCCAGCGCAGCATCCATCAGATCAGATTCAAATGCTGCAGCATCAGAAATAGGTTCGGAAGTCATTCCGGTAATAAAAGTATCGAATGTGCCCATGAGATATACATCCTTTCATTGGTAATTGAGAAACCACAATTTGGCATTATATTGTGGTTGAAAACCCTAGAAGCCATAAGGCTTCTAGGGTTGAATTTATCCTTCATATCCCTCGGGAGACTGAACGAAGACGCGATACCGAGTAGCAAAAGATCTCTTTCTCAGGACCATATCTCGATATTCCTCGAGTTGTTTCAGCATCCGATCAGCTTCAGGACGATACTTCCGCTCCAGATTCGGATCAGAGGCAATATAATCCATGAAGGAATTGATCTCGTCGATCTTGGTATAGATCATATCCAGAACGAAGGAACGATCGTGATGAGAAGTCATCCGATCAATTTCAATCTGAATTCGATCCAGATCAATCCAAGAAGGAAGACCCTGCTTCAACTTATTCCGAAGAATGGACTCAAAAGCAGCGGTTCCGGGAGTAAACTTATCTCGATGCAGGTTGGATTCGACAGCATCGCACCATCTCTGGAACTTCGGACTGGATTCATCGATCTTATATTCCTTAGCAAAGGCATCGCGATCATATCCAAAGACGGTAACATTTGCCTCTACGGCATCACCCGTATAACGCTCTCTCAGATTGACTCCCAAAGTATTCAGTACCTTGGCATAGAGAGCTTTCAGATACATGGAGGGCGTAGAGGCAGACTGCAGGTAGATATCGTTGCTCAGCTTGGACTTCCGTCTCACGGTATCCACGATATTGACAGCAGCCCAACGCGTACGCTCCGAGATCTTATTGTCAGACTCCACCTCATTGTCTTCCGTCATAGCATTGCCGTAGGCCTCTACGATCTTGGAGAGTAAAGAGATGTAGAAGTCGCCGTATCCGCACTCATTGACAATGGAATCGGCAAAATACTCCTCTCTAATACCATTACGTCCTTTCACCCAGGAGCGAATGGTAGAGGACAGAGCCAGAGGAATGGTGAAGAGGCCATAACCCAGCTTCAGCGTATCCTTCTCGGCGTTTTTCATGTGCACATACATGTACTTGTAACTCCGATAGAATCTCTCCAGAACCTTATCAGAGTAGACCGTATGCCCAATCTCATGAATGATGGCGGCCATGATCTCCTTAGGCAGAAGAGAGATGATATCCCGGTTAAACATACCAGAATCCAGCTCAATCACCCAGTGATCAATCCGCTGCCAGGCTGTACGGATATCCTTGAAGGGATGATACTCCACCACGATCTCACTGACGATCTTATCCAGGAGATCCAGAGCCGGATAAACCCGAGCTCCAAAGAAAGGCTCCTTGGTCCGATCGTTCTTGATGATGGTTACCTCATAGGTATTCTTGCGATTGTAAAAGTTGCAGTTAGATAAGACCATAGAGAGGGTGCTTTCTACCTTCTTCACATTGCATTTGCCGTTGATGAAGTCAGAAAGGACCTGCTCTGCTACGGCCAATCTATCACTGTAGTTAGCCATGTTCTTATATTACCCCTTTCATAGAGGATTTTTCTTTTTGAATAAGTTAAACCCTTGTCAAATCGCGCAAGAACAGAAAGCTTTGACAAACTCGGTAATGAACTACATTCTGAAAGATGGTGAATGTAACTTGAATAAAACGGATTTTAACGTTTTGGGAGATCCAATCCAGAACGTACTTCCCATGGATTATGCTCCCATTATCAATTACGAGTTAGATACCGAAAATGACAGTTTCCGTTTCGACATGATGACGATGGGCATTCCTGCCTCCTACGACTTCATGAAGCGGTATCTGGAAGAGCACAATATCCAGGAAGCTGTTATTTACTGCATGAAGAGAACCACCTTCTTGACGAAGTATATTCTCTTCTTTGCTCTCATTCAGAACGCTCTGGATACTTATCGCACTTATGGATCTTTGAAGACTGCTCTCAATGTCATCAATCGATCCATTTTGATCTATCGGCAGAAGTATCCGAAGAGTGCTGATACTTTCGGCAATCTGAATAAAACGGAACTGGTGATCTGTGACTACATCAGGCATATGATCTCCAAAATTCGTGATATTCAGAGAGAGGAGAAAGCTCTGGAGACTTCTGTCATCACAGGGTGTTCACCCATCGTCCCCTACTCTGCCGTTCTGAAAAAGCCTTTCATTGGAGAGGTTGTGAGAGATCATCCTGAAGTAGATCCTTCAAAGTTCGATCTCTTGAAGGAGCAGGAAGACGAAGAAATTGAGAACGAGTATGAAGAGTTTATCCATTCGATGGAATCCTGGCTGGATACTCCTTCGGATGAGGTGCGGAAAGCTCTTCTCAATAACATGATGACCACTCTCTGTAATGCCGTTAATATGGGCTGCATTATGGAGTATCACGTCTTCTTCAGGGAGCCTATTCTTGATCTGAATCGTTTGGGAACTCTTTCCATTACAGTAAACGCCGCCTATAACTCTGGAGATCATTCTGGGCTGAATGTGGCAAGGCGGTATTACTCTCTGGCATTTCTCTGCCGGAACTGGTGTGATGCAAGAGACGGTGACGAACAGCAGCGGATGGTAGACTTTGCCAGTGCAGTCTTCAATCCTCTCACCACTGATTTCTCCACCATGTTTAATCGAGTACAGAATATCCTCTCCAATGCATCTGAGTCTGCTCTGCTCAGCGAGCTGGATAAATTGGATGCAATGGACCGATTTATGAAGAATCCCGAAAACTATACAGCTACCAATACTTCTACTGATCCTCTGGAGTTGTTTGATCTCACTCCCTTGATGAATTACATCTTCACCAATCGGAGATTCCGTACCAATCAGTACACCAGATCTGCTTTCATGGACATCCCCAGCATTGGTGGATATACCTTCTACAAGGGATTTTTGATTGTGGAGCCCGAGACTCCTGAAGGACATGAGATGAATTATCTTTACATCCCCGTGGTGGATGATCTGAATGGGAGTCAGGTCTCTGTAATCAAATACTGGAGAAATGGAACCATTGAGGTCATCTCTGAGTCTCAGTTTAACGACGAGATCAGAGGATAAAAAGAAAATACCTAGAAGCTTTTTATAGCTTCTAGGTATTTTATGTCATTCGGAATCCTTCTTGAGGAGATCAGACCGGATCATATGATACCAGCCTTTACGCCCTTCATCTGTCACCTCAAAGCCAAAGTGCTTGAAGAAAGCGACCTTGGACTTGGGTTCATCGTAGGGAGCATAGTCTTCCTCTTTCACATAGAGAGTTTCGGGCCCATACGTAAGAGCCTTCTCCATGAGAAATCTTCCATAGCCTTTTCCTCTCTTACGAGGATCTACTTCAATCCACTGAAGGTATTTGGATCCTTCTTTGGTTTCTTTTACAGAGAAAAATCCAATGAAGAGCCCATGACGATCTGTGGCGTAGAAGGCAATGGTTTTATCATCCAGCTTCGCATGGGTAATACCATGATATCCCAGCCAGACGATATCAATATTGGCTTCCGTAAGACGAGTGAGTCTGGTAGTCAATTGCTTCATGGGCATCATAATTTAGTCCCTCTTATCTTCGCGTCATTCCATAGTAGGTTAGGAATGCCTCATTTCCAATGATACGAGTGATAGCGCCACTGATTGAGATAAAATGCTTGGCATCGTTCAGGATAGCGAAGGCCTCATCATTTGCCTCTTCTGTAAAGCAGACCTTCTCAGAGACCGTATCGCCATCATAGTCTCCTCCCAGGCCCTTCAGATAAACGTTATCCATAGTAACGGTATCCACAAACATGGTGGAAACCTGATCCTGGGGGAGATTGGGGATTACCTTGGGATAGAACGGATATTTCTTCCCGTTGATTTCCATAGGTTCATGCTCTTCTGTAGAAGTCACACGAACCATGGACGGGAAAGTACCAAAGTAATCTTCCAGAGGATATCTCGTAATGTAAGCCATCTTACCACCAAATTCGAGTGTTTCGACGCAGGCCAGATACAGAAGATCTGTCCAGGTCATCGCTCTTCTGGCAGTGGGAGGAGCTTGAGGATTACGAGGATCTTTGGAATAAGGTCTACCCGTAAAGAGCATATAGGATTCAGAGCCATCTGCCATTGGGATAGTCAGAGGCTCAAAACGAGCACCAAAGGTCTCCATGAACTGCTCTACTTTTCGTTCGATATAAGCAGGAGTGTATTTGGCCATAACATCTCCCACTTTCTCGAACTTCAGCTCATACTCACCTTTCTCGTTCTTGACCAGAATTTGCTTTCTCTCACGAGTTTCAAATTCCTTGGACATGAAATCGATGATCCAGTGCTCAATGAAAGGATACGCCATGGAGCAGCAGGTGGCAATGGGAAATCCAGAGTGGAAAATATCCACCATAAGATCCTTGGGCGTCTGAGCTCCAGAGGTAATGGGCTCCGTAATAACACTACGGGCACCATAGGCAGTCGTCTTACCAATGACAAACTGCTTCATGAAGCCCCGCTTACCCTGAACCAGAGACTGACCATATCTCCGGATTTCAACCAGCTGATCCTGAATAACGAATTCCGTATGATTGGAGAAATCTCCAAGAGTTGGAGCTCTCAGAGCGTTGACATACTGAATGACCTTCTTATACATGTCATTCAGAATAGGGATATCTCTCTTATGACCAGAGAAGTTTGCATCTCGATAGAAGACTGGAATGACGGGGAATTTGGAAATGAAGATCTCATCATCTGAGCAGTTCATCAGAAACTCCACATAGTCGTTATGGCTATGCGAGTTATTCTTCTCGAACTTTAGCTCATGAAAATGAGTGATGAGCCAGCGCAAACCAGTTGCATTGGGATCATAATCCTCATCTTCCTCAGTGGTCTTTTCCAGTCTGCCATTGCTATTGATTCTCCACGTCCCTTTGCCAGCAGCGACCAAACTTGCATTGCTCTGTAAAGCACAGAGAACCTCATAGGCATAAGGATGGAAGAATTTTCTCTTGAGATCGATATAGCCATTGAGCTTTCTACGTTCATCGGGAGTGCTACCAAAGATCTCGTAAGAGAAGAGACCTTCCGGATGCGGAACGTTACCCTTCTCAAACATAATGGTTGTGGTAACGGGTTTGAACTTATTGACTTCAATGGTCTTATCGGTGCAAATACCAATGTGCATAGGAGTACCATGGACATTGATACCGAGATTCTCCAAATACTTTCCAGCTTTGGAGTTCTCCGCTTCCATAGCCACATACTGGGTATCCACTAGACTGACATCGATCTTGATCGGATTATTTCCCAGCATGGTATTGATTCGATTTAAAGAGCGATTCAGATTTTCTGTAATTCTATCACGACTCATAATGCTTTTATCACCCCTCGCGCCAGAGAATCCGATTATCGCAATACATGTGCCTACTGTCAGAGGAGCTCTTTGCGATCTCTCCCGGAAGGAAGTAGATGTAATCGCCCTCATAGACAATGTAAAGATCCTGGTTTTCTAAGAAATCCCAGAGAACTCGTTGGATCGTAGCGGTAATCTCTTTGGTGAATTCAATCGATTCAATAGTATCATCCAGGTTATCATAATCGACCTGGCAAATATCGTTACGGATAGAGGTTTTAGCTCTGAATCCGTGGAGATAATCAGAGCCAAAGTATTTTCGAATGGCGGGAATCTGATAGAGCATGTAAGCTGCGTTCTGAGCGATAGAAGCAGCAACTTTACACAGCTCTACTCCATTCTCATAGACACCCTTCGCAGCCAGCTGATCCATGGTAAAGGGAGTAATTCGAACCATATCAGCCAGATCCCATACTCTGATAGACTTGGGGTCATACATGGAAGGCTTAATGAAGCTTCCTACCTTCGGTTTCCGGAGTTTCTTTAAGAAAGGAATATTGAGAACCATCAGTCTACTCCTTTCTCAAGATTAATCCTGGAAGACGTAATCAGATCTAGGATGCTCACAAACAGGGCAGGCCTCAGGAATATCAGATTCCTTCAGATAGAAGTTTCCGCAGTGCGTGCAGACCCACATACCAGGAAGTTTCACCTGCTCACCCGTATCATAGAAATGACGGATAGCACCAATGACAGCTTCATGACGACTCTCCACATCAATCAGATGCTGGGCCAGTTCAGCTGCTTTGGTATCTCCCATTTCAAGAGCTGCCGCTTTCAACTTGGTATACATAACAGCAGCGTCGTGATGCTCCATTTCCACTACCTTCTGCATAGCATCCATGGCTTTCTCAGGGATTCGATTGAGCTGCTTTACCCACTGCTCAAAGTGCTCTTTCTCATTATCGGCAAGGATCTCAAGCTTCAGACCCGCTTCTGCATAGCCTGCTTCTTTACAAATACCTGCATAAACTTGATACATAGCATAGGCATATGCTTCAGCCCCTGCTGCTCGAGCCTTCAAAATATCAATTGCACTGATTTCCAGATCAGGCACTTTCAATCAGTCCTTTCTTCATCTGAATAAATTAGGGAACTGTCAAATCCGATACAAAAAGAAAGGGTTTACCGCAAGATTCACTCAAGCAGTAAGCCCTTTCTTTTTGCTCATTTATTGGTGATTAGATCGATAATTGTATCAACTTCAACATGTGTGACTTTAAGAAGTTCCATATGCATCCGCTGTTCTTGTGGCGTCGCTCCAAAGTCAACTTTCACAGGATATAATTTACGATCTTCAAATCGATATCCAGTCACATACACATGGCCTTCGGCATAGAATAGATCTGGAGCGTATCCATGCTCGCCTGTTTCTTTCCAAACTTCTGTGCCCGGAACGATCAGCATCGTACTTGCAGATCTCATATTGAACTGATCAGCACATAAGCCTGAAAGATATTTATTAAGACGAGCGATCCCGAATTTTGAGACCAGAAAGTAGCATTCAGACAAATTCGTCTGGACCGGCAAATTTAATTTATTGGGAGGAATCGGTGGAGCCTCATATTTTCTCTGAATAAATCTCGAAAAATTATGAAGCTCAGCCGTGGCATATAAGAGAACGCCGAGAATGACAAATAGAGGCAGTGCCACAAATGCCATTAAATCAGTAAAGGTCAAAAGGTCGTCCATAATTTTCTCACTTTCCAAAGAATGGCTTTGGATCACCGATACTAGAGATTAAGAATGGAATATTGATCGGGTATTCCTCAAAATATTGAGCATTCAAAACTCCTAGCACTTCATGATCCTCTGTATACTTGATTTGATCGGTAATCATGGCCTTATCGATCGCTCCCATTGTAGAGACCTGCGTGTCTACACTCACGGCAGCTAGATTCTTTTGGATAATTTCGGGTTTGACCCCTTTAGAATCCAGCAATCCAAGCAATCTGGAGGACACTACTTCAGGAGAATTCGTATCCACTTCCGTTACAGTATCTAGATATTTGAAGATGGTACCCCATCCAATGCTCTTCAATCTTGGAATGGATCTGAGCTTATTGCCTACAATGGCCAATCCAAGAGGATAGAGATTGTGATGATACAGAGCGGAATTATACTGCTTCTGCAGCTTTGCCTTCTGAACCAGAAAAGACCACATGGTCTGTCGATTGATGAAATGACTATTCTCTCCCTGGGGAATCACAAAGAACCAGTTATCTCTGTAAGCATACTGGAAATCATATTCGTCTTTGGAGATGAGCATATTCCAGTCGTAACATGCAATCCCCTCCTGCTTCAGATAGAGGGGAATGATAGACGGCTCCAGATACTTGGAATCAATCAGAAAGACGTCTTTGACGTAGTCACAGATATTTTTGGCGATAGGAATCCCATGAGAGATTGCGTCATTGATGAAGAAAAACTTCTGGTTATCAGGTCGATTGATATCGGCATGATGCGCTCGATATTCCGGAACGAAAGCTCGATTCTTAAAGACATCTCTTGATGAAGTATAGATGGCAAAAACCCGAGCTCGAATTCCGTGTTTGGTAGCCCACCACTTATAATGAGCGATCAGATTGATGATATTGACAGCACAGTGTTTGATGGCACTGATACCCATTATCTGAACTTCCTCATTGGCGGTGGGACGATGTAGCCTATGAAACACATCATCGAGATTGATGAAGATATCCATGGACTTGATATACTGGGATCTCTCCACAATTCCCAGATACTCGTTGATCTGGTCATATCTTGCTTTATAACCGTTAAAATATGCATCCATAGTTTATAGAGTCCCTTCAAAGATAGTTAGAGGTAAGCTCAGAGCCATATAAAATCCGAAGGAAATTACTTTCCTTCGGATTTTTCAGTCACAAACTGGGAAGCATAGACAGAACGGACTGAATTGACAAATTGCTTGAGATTCATATAGAGCTCTGCGATACGCAAGGTGCCCTTCTTGGCATTATCCCATTCAAAGATCAAATTTGCCCAGTTCTGTCGTAGCATCATATATCTCTTCTCGTCGGAGCACTCCCTGACAATATTTGTAGCTCCATGGGAAGAATTGAAATCGCTGAATGGCAACTGATAGGTGGATGGATCATATGCATTTGGATCATAAATCCACGAAACACCGCTGCTCATATGAGATAAAGCGAAGATGGGCGCTCCCATCAGAGGTGTCTGAATCACGCAAATTGCAAATTCCTGGTGATGTAACGTTGCTCTAGCAATGCAATTCTTGAAAGTGATTGTATAAGAGCGATTCTCTTCGATCGTCTGATCAATCATGTGATATTCGTTGTTCACAAAATAGCTCATGTATTTCTCACCCATTGTGCGCTGCCTCCTTGATGATCTTGAGAGCCCGAGTTTGAGCTTGAGCATATACATCTCCAACGCGTACGGTAGTGCCTACAAAGTTATCTAGATCACCACCAGCTGTAAAATGGTTATCGTGGGTCTTGCAGAAAAGCTCATAAACGCCCTTATAAATATCATGATCTGATAGCACAATCCAGTTGTTCCCAATGAATCTTTTGAAATGGTCGTTGACGATATCCTGATGAACATGGTGTCCGTTATGGATAATCACAAAGTCGCGTTTAGCGAGATCACCAAGGAATCCAGTATAGAAGAAGATTGGCTGGCCAAGATACCTAAAGAAGTTCGGCGGAATTCTAGCATCGCTATCATATCCAATGACGGGCTGAAAACAGATCACTCGGGATGAAATGGGAGCTTGCTTGACCAGTTTGAAGATCTCGTTATTACGAATTTCCTTCTGTAGAGTTCGATAGATTCTATCACCCTCTTCGATCATGATGAAGTTGTAGTTCCGATTCATGTCGTTACCTCCTAGAAAAATACTGCAGATAAGAGCCTTTTCAGTTTAAGCTCTTATCTGCAGTAAAATGATATTTGACCATTCCTAGCCAATGAGATCGGCCTTATTTGATAGATTTAATTCGGCATTACCGACTACGGACACGTCGATGGCCTTGTCCATATCAAAGCGCCTCACCTTGATATAGCAGTATTTTGCCCCTTCTTTGAATTCAGGATATCTCTCAGCCAGAAGATCCGATATCATCTCAATGATCGTTCTTCTAAATACAGCCGATTCTGTCCTGAAGAAGTAGTTTTCGTATTTGGGGTGAGCGGATGTATTGTCGTAATTGACGAGACTGATCTCCCACTCATCATTCTTCCTTGGTATTCTCTGAATGAGTTCCATGCATTTCTTAGTGAAGAATTTCTCCTTTACCCGAATGATGTTATAGATAGAGCGCTCGCATTCGCTGCAATTGTAATTGCAGGCATAAGCGGTCGCATATCTCTTGGGGTTATCGGTACAAGCTCCTCCATATTGCAGCATCAACTTCAATAGTTCATTGGAGTGCTGAAACCGTTCTCCCGTCAAAATATAATGAGCGGCATGACCATCTCCGTAGTATTCGACAATCACCGCACCATCTTCCATTGTAAAGTTTTCTCGTTTCATAGCGATTCTACCCTTCTATCTTAATACAATGACCTTCATCATTATGAGAGGGTTAAAGATTTCCTAGCTACCTTTTGGCAGCTAGGAAATTTGTTTATTAGAGATTTCTCATGAAGTCAGCAATATCGGCTCTGAGATTTCTCTCAGGACGGACAAAGACCTGACCATTCTCAGGTGTTTTCACGGTAAAGAACCCATCTTCGGTAACGGCGGCAGATTCCATAGCGGGAGCCATGCCATCCAGAACTCTCTTCGTCTTCTCAGAGTGAGAGAAGATATAGTCCGTGAAGTTCTCCATGGCGGAATCAAATTCGGCCTTCTTCACAATATTCTTGACGGGAACGGCAATGTCCATATAGGCTTCCTCACAAGAGGGACCATGAACACGGTCAAAGCACACCATACGGCCAGGACCAGTAACGTCAATGGTTCCATCGGCGTTTCTCTGCTGAGGAACGAGGGTGCGAGCAGAATGAGCAGGAATGATTCCCTGCATCATGTTTCTCATCAGGCGGTTACCGGGAGTGCCCTCACCCTGATCCAGGGTTTCCACAGTGGCCATGAGCTTATCGCCTTCCCACCACCAGTCCTTCAGCAGGATAGCGAGGTTATTGGGATCGATAGTAACCAGACGCTCCATGGTGACCTGACCAGTGGGAGGAATGGGATGGCCGTTCTCACCAGGCAGACCGCCGGCATGACGGATCTGCTCCACAATGTGAGGAGCGTTCATCATGATATCCAGGATCTGCTTTGTCCACAGACGACGGTTTCTGTTTCTCTTACCCACCGTCATCATGCAGCCTTTATATCTCAGAAAAGAAAGTTCACCGGTAGTGCGCTTGCCCTCACCCACGATTTCGAAACTCTTTTCACGAGTTTCAGGGTCAAGGCTGGACTCCACTACGGCAAAGAAATCGTAGTAACCAGAAGGCATTTTCATCGCCCTTCCTTTCTGTAAAATTCTTTGTAAAATCGTTATCAGGGTGTTAAAGCCCAGCACATTCTGGGCCAAAAACATCCGGTTAATCATGATAACAAATAAATCTTTCCAAGAAAGGGGCAATGTATCAAATGGCCTCTCGAGCACAATTGATTTCGTACTGCGGAATGGTAGATCGGGCCGGTTCCATCGATGAACTTCGTTCCATTGTGGGAGACTATCCCGAGCTGATCTATTCCCAGATGGGATGCGCTTCCATTATGAAAGCCATTCCCAAACTGATTGAACGCCATGATGAAAAAGATTTCGATTATCAGTTCATCATGACGATCATCAACCAATATCGTTGCCGTGCCATTGGTGGATATCAAGATCATGTGAAAGAGTATGGTACCCTGGATGGTGGATCTCCTCATGAGTGGGCCTTGAATATTTTGAGGCTCTATGCCAGAGAGATGATCATTCATACAGAGGGTGCATGCTTAGTCAATCCCAGCGTCTCTAAGAATTTCCCTGAATCTCTGAAGAAGATGGGAATTGACTCTCCCTATGTCATCATTGGTTACATCTTCTTCATTTTCGATTATTCCAATGCGAATGTCGAGCTGGCCGATAAAGCCTATGACTGGTTCACGAGAAGATTCGGTTACATGGAAGCAATGGTCAACTTCTTACAGACCTTTGCTGATACGTGCTGCGCTGTATCGTCCGATGCCGTTGAAGCTCTAGCTCGAATTGCATGCTTCGTTCGTTTGGTTGATTCAAATCGGCATACGAATGAGTATAGTCCGGCCAAAGATAATTCGTTCCTCTATCGCTGCAAGAGAAACGATACTGGTTGGCTCTGTGATGAGCTGGAAAATTATCGTGGCGCCGAAGGCATGCCTAAGTATGACCTGGATGGAAATCTGATGACAGAGATCCTGGATCTCTTCACCATGTTGAGCAATTCTCTGCAGGATCGTTTCATTACGGAGAATTTCTTCTATGAATACATCACAGAGATTGCTTACTATTATCCTCTGATTCAGCAGCGCCGTGATATTGCTGAGAGATACGAGAAATATTTCGATGATTGGGCCTTTGACTACATGGCTACTCTAACTGATGCAGTATATAATGCAGTCTCTAAGGTTACCGATTATAAAGATCCTCAGCAAGATCGAGCCGCAACTCGACTCATTTGTATGGCAGTGGAAGATGTGATGCGTGACATGCATCATCGTTTCCCTGGCGTCACTCCTGAAGTCCTGAAGCTCTTCCTGGATGATACCATGAAGGCTTTCGGAAGAGGGTTCAAAGGATTCTCTGAAGGTATCTCATGGTCTGTGGGCGACATGGTTCAGAAGATCTGTGAATCCGATAAGGCGACGATGGAATCTGATTTTGATTGCATTGAGTTGCTTCGTGCAATGGAAGCAGAGGGCATTGGTAACGATGCTGGAAATGATGCAGTTGATAATGCTTCTCTCCATAGAAAGGCATCTGGTACTGCTAGCGCTGCTAAGAATATGAAGGCAGCAGAACGAAAGATCTTCAACGCCTATCACAAATACAAATCCAATGAGCAGAAGGTCGATCAGACTCTGGCCAAGGGAATCAATGCTCTGAAGAAAGCAGTGGTGGGAGATCAGCAGAAGATCCTCATTGAAGGTAAACCCTTCTCTCCCATTGGATTCCTCAAGAAAGTGATTCTCACTGTGGGCATCTTTAACTATAGCAAAATCGCAGGTATCCTTGCCATCATTGTGAGTAAAGTCATGAAGGGCAAGGCTAAGAAGTCTGAGAAGAGACAACTCCTGATGGAGCTGGAAGAAGAGCTCATGATGGTCAATGAGAAGATCGAAGATGCAAGAGGTGATGGGAATCGTCAGGCCAAGTATGATCTGATGAGAACCAGAAACGCTCTGCAGAATGCCATCAGACGGCTAAAATATGGCATTGGCGCTGAGGAGAAGAAGCCTCAATACAATGCCGAACGTCTGAGATCTACTCAAAACTACGAAGATAGTAGTTTGAGGGGGTGAGAAACATGGATCGTGAACTGAAGAGAATTGATCTCAATCAATATCTGAGTTTATGGGAGAGAGCTACAGAAGCTCCCAATCCTGATGATATCACTACTTCTACCGATGATGCTATGAGAAGAGCATCTGGCCGTCGAGCAGACACTGGTGACTTTGATCCTTCTCGGACATCTGAAGAGACCAGAGCCGAGAATGCTGATAATGCCGGTGGAGAAGCTGGTATGGCTGATATTGATACGGTGGAACCCGATACTCCTGGAGAGAATCCCGATACCGATAATCCCGATGATATGGGTGGCGGTGATGATCTCGGTGGAGATATGGGTGATATGGGTGGAGATGACTCTGGTGCTGGTGAAGACACTGGCATGGGGGATGATCAAGCACCCAATGAAACCCCTGAGCAAGCCAAGCAGATTTTCTTTTTGCAGAAGAAGATGAACCAGTTCTACCAGGTGTTGAAGAACACCTGTGATTCCCTGACTGACTATTCGGCTCCGTCCTCTACCGAGGAATTACAGCGGATTTTCAATCAGGCAGTAGGTCATCTCTCTGCTGCCAAGGAAATGCTCTTTAATTTGCTCACTTCTCCTTTTACATCTGCAAACTATGCAGATAAGCTGCGTAAGTATGTGGCTTTAAGACATGTCTATAGCACCATTCTGAATGTCTTGGATATCCATTTTGATGTACTGGATCAGATGACGCAAGCCAAGCAGCCCAGTAAATGACGATGAAAACATGATGGTAAATACCCAAGACTTTCTGAATTACTCGGATTTACTATCAATATTTGCTCGAAATCGCGTCAGTATTTTCTGTGGTTCCTATAGCGCAGGAACTTCGGCAGATACTGGCCATTACAACTGATTAATCCCGAAGAACTTCAGAAATCACTGAGGTTTATAGCACTCTTACTTAAATTCAGTAAGGAGGTTAAATCCCTTATGCCCGGATATAGCGATTACAAGCCGGGTCTGGGTCAGACGACTCAGATTGCCGGTAATGACTATGCATCCGACGACTCCATGGGCTTTAAGCAGGACGTGGCGCACGTGCTGGAATCCTATCAGGCTCGCGGTACTTCCCTGTCTGATATGATGCAGCAGGTGCTGTTCAGCTCCACTGCCCGTGAAGAGTTCCTGTCCAGCGTCATGGAAAGCATCATGACCAGCCCCATCTTCATGGATGACGCCTGCGTCAACAATCGCTTCTATGACAACTATGCCGATCGTCTGACTCAGCTGGAGGAGAACTCCCTGAAGCAGGCGGCTATCGAGTCCATCGTGACCGGCTATAGCCCGATCGTTGCATACAATCCCTTCTTCCTGAAGAAGCAGTGGATCTCTACCGTCTTCAAGGACATCCTGATGACCGAGGTTCCCGCTTCTCCCGTGATCAACTACGCCGTTGAGCAGCGCTTCCTGAAGACGATGGACGGCACCGAGTATCCCATCCCCGATGTGTACTACGATCCCGCCATCACCCGCAGCCTGTCTGCTGCTTGCACTGGTGCCGCTATCGCGGAGAATCCCATTCCTCTGACCAGCCTGAAGGGCCTGAACCTGATCGATCCCACCTACATCCCCGGCATCGTGAAGAACGATCCCGCTGTGGAGCTGACCCAGGATATCTGCATCTGCGCAGTGACCCTGACTGATGGTACCGTGGTGCCCTGCAACATCCGTACGGATGTGACCACCCACCAGTGGACCAAGGGCAAGATCGAGTACAAGCGTACCGATCCCTACGGCAACCTGCTGTCTACCGTCACCGATACCCTGTTCGGCGGCGTTGACTTCGTGACTGGCACCGTGACCGTGCTGGCTCAGGAGGGCAACGTGACTCATGTCACTCTGCGTGGTAAGATCGCCAACCGCTGGAACGATCGTTCTCTGACTGTCGTTCGGCGCGTGGAGCCCATTCAGTTCGTGATGCCGGAGTCCGGCAACCGTCTGAACACCCCCGTGACTCTGGAAGATGCTGCTGATGCTCTGGTGACCCAGAACATCGACATCATTGCCGATAACGTCGACATGATGGGCCGCACTCTGGCCGAGTTCGAGGACTTCGAGATCCGCGACTACCTGGATCGTTCCTATGAGGCGCAGGCCAACGCCGGCAGCATGGGCGTGTCCTTCCTGGACAGTGACTCCCTGATCGTCAAGGGTCACTTCGACGCCATGCCCTATGAGTCCTTCACCAACAACATCACCGATTGGATGAAGGACAGCCGCGAATACTTCGAGCGTGTCCTGGCTGGTCTGAAGACCAAGCTGAAGACCGACGAGGTCGTCGTGGTTTGCTACTCTCATCCGAACCTGATCCGTTTCCTGCAGAACGGCATCAACTGGGTCTTCTCTGATGATACCCAGATCTCCGGCATGAAGATCAGCTACAACTTCGGTATCTACACCTCCTCTCAGGATCGTGTTCATATCGTGACTTCCATGTATGTGCCTGAGGACTCTGGTCTGCACTTCGTGGTGATTCCCACCACCAAGGAGCTGATCACCTACAAGCACTTCAAGTACAACGCGGTGATCGATCGCAACTATCGTGATCCCGTGCATCCCCTGACCCCCAACGTCATGGTGACTCAGCGCACCCTGACTGTGGAGGTGCTGCCGGTCCAGGGTCGTATGACCATCGCTGGCCGCGAGGCTTACAGCCCCATCACCCTGAAGCGTGTGCTGCCCGGTGATGTTGCTGGTGCCGTCCTGGGTGCTGCTGGCTCCGATACTGGCGTGACCACCACCGCCATGAAGAACAGCCTGGGTTATGTCCTGACTGCTGCTGGCACCGCCGCTACCGGCCATGCCACCGTTGACACTGCCGTGTTCGGCAATGAACTGACTGGAAACTTCATCCAGATGAACATCCAGCTTCCCGGTGTTGCTGCCGGCGGCTCCTACGTCGTCAAGCAGTACAATCCTGCTCTCGAGCAGTATAATGGAAAGGATGAGTTCGTCAAGGAGGTTGACGATCAGTGGATCGAGACCAAGACCTATGCTGCCCAGGATCTGATGGATGGCTATGCCTTCCTGCTGGGCGACGACAAGGCCGACGTCGTGATTCAGCTGTTCAACGCCGCGAGTTACATCGACGGTGCGTCTCCCGCTCTGACAACCATTACCGTCAAGAACGGCATCACATTTCAGTGATTCAAGTTTCACAGGCTACGGCCTACTGACCAGTGATAACGAATTTCTGACTGATCGGAACTTCTATTTTATCTTTGGGAAACAGTAACTGAGGTGTCAAAATCCCCTATCCGAAATAAAAACGGATAGGGGATTTTTCTTTGCAAAAAGAAAGAGACCCCAGGTTGGAATCTCTTTCGACATCGTGATTCTCAGAGCAATACAATGCATCCGAGAATCACGATATAAGACGCTGCTCCGCAATACCCCTCGAATAATTTACTGAGGGATATTGCGGATTTGTGTCCATTGGCCGCTCCTGTCTCCAGGAAGGTCTTTACTAAGAGCCAGATCGCTCCAGCAAAGATGATTGGAAATAATAGCCACATTGCATTGCCCAGGATCCATATCAGAATGGCAATGCCAATCAATACGAGGATAATGCTCATTTTCTTTCCTCCTCGTTCTGAGCCATGAGCGCACCGAGGCTCATGGTTTTAATGAGAATCATATCAATCTCATCTTTGCCATTCATCTTACGCTTGGAGTCTTTCACTTCTCCACGCTTGATTCTCTCAATATCGTACATCGTTTTGCTCCTTTCTTTTTAGCACCACCAGCCATTAATGGTGATGAGTATTAAGCAGCCGACAATGACGAAGATGTCAAAGCCGACCATGACCTTCTGGAGAATGGGGAGATCTTTGCGGTCAAAGATCGTAACGTTTGCGTACACGATAAATGCGAAGCCGAACACAGCGCCAAACACAGCCAGGATAGTAGACAGAGTAAACATAGAAATTTCCTTTCTGAAGATATCAAAATTAAATTTGAGAGATGATCCATTCTTTGTCTTCTCTCTTTTATCTTCATAGGAATGATATCTGAATCATTGGTCGGGAAATACGGGAAATTTTTGCGGATCCCTATAAAAATGATCTGAAACTTCAGCAAATACCGACCAAAAACAAGCCGCTAATGTAAGGCAGGTGATCAATTCCGTGGCAAAGATTAGCGTTGAAAAATCTGCATATATTCAGAGCCAGCAGCAATACTTAGCTGATCTTAAGGTCGGCCAGTTTGCCAAGTTTCTGAATAAAAATCCCATTTATGTCACGTATTACCCTGTGATCAATGCGCTCTCTCGAGTGGATTCGGGCACAGGTGCAATTCAAGAAGAGATTGGTCCCAATTCTCCTGTCCGATATAATAAGATCAAGGAGCTCCCCGCCTTCAACTTCCCAGAGATGAAACCCGATGTCATCAATGACGAAGGTGGCTACGACATTGAGCTGGATTTGACCGATATTGCCTTCATTGGTGGAACGATTCGTCCCCGTCCTGGAGACTATATGAAGGTGACGCTTGCCAATAGCAAGCCTCTTCTTTTCCGCTGTAGGATGTATCGGCACAATACCATCCAGTCCAATGACTACTATGAGGCCGATTTTGATCTGCAAGATATTGATCAGGAGTATATCCAGTGGATTGAGAAGCAAGTAGAGACGACCTATACCTGTCACTTCGAGAATATTGGTACCAACCAGAAGGTCATGATTTCGGAGGATGAAGAAGCTGGAATCAATGATGTGGCTGATCTGGTAGATACTCTTACGGACTTTTATGTGCAGTCCTTCTACAACTCTGAAATGGATGGGTTCGTCCTCTACGAGGGAAATCAGTTTGGTACGCAGTGGTACTGTGACAACTATCTCACTCGTTTTCTCAATGAGAGTGAGATCTTTGTGGATGAGTCCTCCGACGTTACCAGAGTCTTTCCCTATCTGGAACTTCTCCCCATCAACTTTGACTATCTCTATGCTAGAACGGTGTGGAATGCGGTTCTGAAAAGATCCAATTCCTACATCTATCAATACATGTATGCCTGGAGCAGAATCATTCAGAAGAGAACATCTCCTCTGATGCTGGCCTCCATCCCCACACTGCACCCCACTCTCAAGATGTTTGACAAGTATGTCAAACCTGAAGAGGAAACGCCCAAGGAATTGACAGATATGATCTGGACTCCTGGGCAGGGATGTGGCTGGAATGGATATGATCCCATGCTCCGTCCATACTTCTCCATGAATCTCTTAAAGAGTCTGGCTTCGGGAGCCAAATCAGAAGATCTCAATCTGGTAGAGAGTATGATCTACCAGTACATCTGTATTGGCCCCAGTGCTGTCACTTATTCCAAAGATGAGCTCCTGAAGTTTGCTTTCAATCAGGATCTCTTCACCTATATGCACCTTCCCATTGTCATTTACATTCTGAAGCAGTATCAGAGTACCATTGCTTCAAATGACACCACAGAATAAAGAAAGGATGGCTAAAGAAGAATATGGCCTTGCTTGATATGATTAAGAATTCTCTGGCAGAGTCTGAAGCCGTCAAGAAAGCGGTGGAGTCTCATACAAGAGAATCTCTCCATGAGGATCTCAGTGCCATGGAGCACATGGGAATGGATTTTACTCCGCCCCAGGAACCCAACTTCATCCCCACCAGTGCCATGGACGTTCTGAAGGCAGTGGAATCTCATCTGTCCATGATCAGTGAGTCCAATGAGCCCAATACCGACAACTCCAGAATCCATGGGATTGCCAAGGCGATCGAAGAGTCTCTCCCTACTGATGCTCCCGCTTATGATCCCTCTGAAGAGCTGGAAGATATCGCCAACGTCCTGGCTGGTATTGTCAGTGATGACGATGTGGATCCTGATCAGCCTCAGCCCGAGGATGAAGTGGACGCTGGTTCTACCATCCATGATATGATGACGGAACCCAAGGACACTGTGGCTTCCTCTGATCCCGATGCTAATGGCACGGTGAATCTCTAAGTAAAATCAAAAAGAATGATTGGTTTAGGTCTTAATTTACGTTAAACCTAAACCAATCATTAAATCGTTGCGGGTTGAGCGCAGGTGGGTGTTTTCTCTCCTTTGCTAATTGGCTCACAGCTGGCCTCCTTTGTGTGCGTTCCATGGGCAGTTTCTTTCAAACGGGTATCTGGGGAGCCCGTTTTTGTGCACTCGTTTGCATCCCTCTTGGACTGAACTTCCCATTTCTGTGCCATTCATGATCTACCTCCAAAAACAAGAATCATGATTGAACTCCTTTTATACTCCTCATCTTTGAAGCTCCCCGTAACGGTATACTGAACCTACCTTGAAATATCGAGGTAGGTTCTTTTTAGCCCTACCCAGCTATTAATTAAGACAAAAATTCTATTGTGAGGTGATATTGCCTTATGGCAGAGATTACGAACAAGCAAACTGCCAAAAGACCTCGCCCAAATGGGCAATACTATCACGATGAAGATTTTCTACCTCTATCTCCAATCAGTACCTTCTCTAGTTATGATCCAACCTATGGAGATCATAACGACGTCATTATCTCAAGTAGATTCCATGGAGATGAAGGCGGAGTCCCCGAAGCCGTTAGTGAGGACTTAGATGCGTTAAAGAATGCTGCTAAAGCCACTTTAACGCGGAGACGACCCATCTACGACTGGAAAACCACCAATCAAACCTTTATTGAACTTCACAATGACTTACGCCGCTTGGGTATTAAAAATAATAAATTCTTTCTCCGTCTTTACGATCGAGATCTCGTAGGAGTTGATCCATACGCACCTCATCTTCCCTTGGAAATGCAAATTAAAATCTATCTGGAATGCGTTGTCAATCCATGGTATTTCTTAAGAGAGATTGCACGTATTCCTTCTCCTGGTAAACCAATAGAACCAGGCGGTGGAGACCGCTATGAGATCGATCGTAATAACGTCGCTACCTGGTGGCTATATCTTCATCATATTGACAGTTATGCTTCGAAGCCTCGTCAGACTGGTAAGACGCAAGACGCGTTGCTCAAAGTTAATTATGCTTATCATTTTGGATCCTCTGCTTCATCGATGCTTCTTTTCAATAAAGACTTGATGCTTTCTAAGGAGAATCTAGCTCGTATCAAGGATCAGAGGGATCTATTCCCTACCTATCTCCAGATGAAGATCGCATTCGATGAAGAGAGTGGAAATCCCATCAAAGAAAGTAATAACATTACGGCTATGAAGAATCCTGTGAATAATAACTCTATCAAAGTTATGCCGTGTGCGACTTCACAGGAAATGGCTACTCGCCTTGGCCGTGGTTTTACTGCTCCTATCATGGTCTTTGATGAGATCGACTTCGAAAACTTCAATATTGATATTCTGAATGCATCTATCTTTGCATTCAACAAGGCATCGACAAATGCCATCAAGAATGGTGGTATGGCGGCCAGACTTTTGCTTAGTACGCCCGGCGATCTTGCTACTAGAGATGGCAAAGCAATGACTGATTATATCCGAGGCACTAAGAATACGACTGGTATGCTCATATGGAATGATCGCATGCTCGATCAAGATCCTAACGAGATCTCAAGATTGGTGCACTCTCCGGCCTTCAACGGAGTAGTCTACTGCGAGCATTCATGGGGTCAATTGAAGAAGAGCATGGCCTGGTATGAAGCACAGTGTAACTCTTGTGCTTATAACCAAGAAATCATCTTAAGAGAGATCAATCTTCAGAGACTTGCTGGTTCAAACCAATCTCCGTTTACCAGAGAGCAGCAGCTTTATCTTTCTTCTCATAAGAGAAAACCGGTAGAGGAAATTGATGTTAAAACGAAGGATACTCTTTCTACGGTAGCTCTCTATGAGAAATTTGATAGGCGCATTCCGTATATTTTTGGTATCGATCCTTCTGAAGGTTTGAGCGAAGATAATAATGCTCTCATTGTCATTAATCCATTCACCTATAAGGTAGCAGCTGAATATAAATCACCCTATATCTCTGCAAAAGATTTCAGTAAATTTATCGTCCAATTTATGGATGAATACTGCCCTAGAGCTCTCTTAGTGGTTGAGGCTAACCGAGGACATAATCTCATGGAACGTCTCATGGAGACTCACTATCGTGATCGTATCTGGTACGATAAAGATAGAATGAATCAGTTACTTACTGAGAAAAGAGATCGATACGGTGGAATTCCACAGTCTACTCTTGAACGGAAGGTAATGGGTTTCGTTACTGGTACTAAGAGTAGAGATCGACTCTTTTCTTGTCTTGAGAATATGGTCATGGAAAACATTGACTGTATTTTCTCTGAAAACCTTGTCAACGAGATTTTGACCTTGATTCGTAAGCCCTCATCTGGTAAGATTGAAGCAGCTCCTGGTGAGCACGATGACTGTGTTATGGCTTATCTGATTGGGCTTTATGTATATCTGAATGCATCTAACCTAGCTGAATATGGCATTTCTCGTCATATGCGGAGACCTGATGAAAAGGTTGAACGTACAGTAGAGACTGAGAAAATGTACCGGGCTAGAGTGCAGGATGCTCTGCCTATGATTCCTGAGCAATATCGTGGTATCTTTGAGGATTATCTGAGACAAAGAGATCCTATTCAGGATGCAAGAGACTTTGAAAGAGATCTTCGAAGAGAAGAATACTTTGAAGAAAGAGGCCGCTTAAGACCGCACTTTGATAGTGCTGGGGAGAATGAATATGGGGAAGAGAATATTTCCTTCGATAAGCAGGGCGATGATCCTGAGAAGAGGAAATACGGATCCAAATTCTATCGTATGAGTGGCCCCGACGCTGGATATGGAAGAAAAGAAGATGGCTTCCATATTGACGACCAAGAAGACGATTATATGACGGATCAAGATCGACTGGAGTTTGAAAAATCCATCTTTGATCTAAATCATCCAAACGATATTATTGAGCAGCCCTTTGACCCTGATGACTGGGTATAAAGAAAGACCAGAAAGATCCAGAAGCTTTTTAGGCTTCTGGATCTTTCCGTCAACAGAAAGGAGGCTTTCCAGCTCGTCCGGTTTCGGAAAACACCGATGTAATCGGTGGCTGGCTGATATATGCACACTGATTTTCTCTTGATTACAAAGATGTTTTTCGACCGATTTTCCGTATGATTTTATCATTAGATTGAAAACACCGATGTATTTCTTATGAAAGGGGGAGTATTATTTATACGAGCTATTAGATACTATAATCTCAGATTTTATAAAATCTCAAGCTAAATAAACTCAGAGATGTGCTTTAAAGAATATGGAGTAAGAGAAAATGAATGACGAAGATGTAGAACTTGGTTATATCGTTAAGAAGGCAGAAATTCAGTTGACAAAAAAAGCAGCGACAAATCGCATTAGATACACTAAATGCATGCCATGCTCTTTGGAATATCTATATTCAGGTACAAAAAGAAACGTATCGTGACGAAAAGCGATTGATGAGTAACTTTGAATTCGCAAAGCACTTTAATCATGATATTAAACCAATGATTCCTTGGATGAGTGGTATTAGCTCAAAAGCTTTAATGGACTTAATCACTAATTGTTGGAATACCATAAAAAGAACACATAAGCTGAATTTTAAATCGAAGAAAAGAAAACCGGTATCATCTTATGCTTTTGCAAAGAGCGCTGTACATTATATTTCTCCTAATAAAATCACAGTGCCCATATTAAAAGAAATAAAAATAAAGGAATTTGGATATATTACACAAGAAGACATTTCTCATGTATCGGGCGGGCGCATTATTTATAATCGATCCATCGATCGATGGTATGTTATGCTTCGGCTTCGATACGAGAAACATCATACTGTTTATCAACCGGAAACCCCTGGTATCGGGATCGATCTTGGCATTAAATCCTATATCGTCGTTTCTTTTCATAATGCCCCATCTCAAGATGGGGAAATTTTATTTAATGGATATTCAAATCCAATAAGAGATCCTATCTCAGAGTCAGGCTATGCTAAAATTAATCATTATAATCAAATTATCGATCATAAAGTAATTTGTAATATGATTCGATTAGGCTATGACCCTAAGCAAAATCGGAAGAAAATTAAAAAAGAAGATATCGATACTATCTATCACTCCAATGCAATAAATAAACTTCGTATGCGTATAGCAAAAATTGAATTTCATATTCGTAATCATAAATATGATGCATACAAGAAAGCATGCAATATTCTGACGAGAATCAAGCCAGAGTATATTTGCATGGAAAGTATAGATGCATCAGCTTTAGTTGAAAAGCGGAAATCTAAATCTAAATCTCTTCGAAGATATAATTCCCGGAATTGCTATTATTACTTTAGGACATTCATGGCATGGAAGTGCGATGAGTATAATATCCCATTCTATCTTGCTGATGATTTTTATCCATCGACACAAAGATGTTCTGACTGTGGCTGCATCAAAGATGGTAAATCGAAGTTGAAAATTAATCAACGGGTATACAAATGCAAGGAATGTGGAGCAGTTATTGATAGAGATATCAACGCCGCTCGCAATATCATGCAATGGGGTAATAATCAACTTTCTAGAGAGATTCAAAGAGGGCAACGCCGGGTTTGCTATACACCAAGATTTTTAGAAACTTTTTCCTGAGGCTACATGGGAAGTAATGCGTACCTATATGGTACGTAGAAATTATATTTTAAAATGTAATTTCAGTAGCAGTAATCGACGGAAAGCATTACAAGTTATCGACTTCAAGCTAGATTAACCTAACGAGAAAGGGGATAACTGTAAACTTATGTTTGATCAAGATGTGATCGATCTTTCCGATGTCATTGAGACTTTTGACGTGGATGAAAACCGGCGTCAGCTGGAAACCCAGTTAGAAGATCTTCACAATGACTCCTGCGAAAGATTCATCGATAACTTTAAAATGCTTTACACGAGATTTGTATCGATAGGCAAGCAAGAACCTCGAGATCCCGATGTCTACGAACAGGCGAAGGATCTCTTCTACGATATCGCTTCCATGTATGTGGAACGTATTGCAGATGAATTCAATATGACCGTGGACGATCAATTCCTCCAGGACAACTGGGAAGATCTCCCCAGCATCGCTTTACAGTTCTACCTCTTCTTCGTACTGGATTTCCGTTCCAATCTATACAATGTCCTTCTGAGCTTTATCAGTGCTCACACCAAGGATATTGCCTCTCAGTTTGAAGAGCAGAGACAGCGGAAAGATTCTGTGACCGAAGTCAATCGGTCTATGGATGATCCCGACATTGCTCTGATTGCTTCCAATATCTACGATGTGGTGGATTGGTGTATGGAGCAGATGGAACCTGATCTCTTCTTTGAGAATATGGAGAAGGGATATGTGGCATTGGCTCCTATGCGCCAGATGTATGACGAGGGAACCATTGATGGAGCATTTCTACCCGCCATTGCAGACATTCTGAAGGAGAACATCGCCCTGAAGGGTCGAATCTGTTTTGATATCATTTGCAGATTGAAAGGATATACTTTCACTTAAAGCACAACTCTTTTCTTTTTATCATTATAATGGAAAGGAAGACAATTGAACATGGCCGAAATCACAAATGGCTATCAGCTTACTACCCCCGCTGAAGAGGAACAGGATATCTCCGCTATCAAGGAGAACCTGGAATCCTATAACCAGAAAAGTGTCGAAGAAACGCTCAATGAACTGCAGCCTGATACCGAGGACCAAATTCAGGATGAAGTGGGTGAAGACACTGGCGAGCAAGAAGCAGAGGAGAGTTCCGAAAGCGTCGGAGCCTCCGATCAAGATGCCGACGATGAACTCGAAGAAGCGCCGCTCTCAATCGAAGAGATCCATTCTCGAAATGCAAAAGATTTCGAGAAGCTGAAGACCCTCCCCTATATCGATCTCTTTGGAGAGTATCAGAAGGCCAAGCAGGCCCTCGCAAACCTGAAGTCTGCCAAGGAGATGATGGATCAGGTCGGTAACATTGCCGATGACAAATATTCTGCCATGGTTGGGCAGATGGATATCTCCGAGCGTCAGGAGATGGGCACATCCATCCAGGACTTCTACGATCATTACGACGAGAATCTCGCAGAGGGTACCCGTATCATCGATCTGATGGCTCGGATGCTGATGCTCTATGACAAGGATATGCTCGGCTCCTCTGCATTCATTTCCAAATCTGCCATTGAGGCGGCAGAGCGTCGCATTCCCATGATCGCCGAAGGCGCGAATCACGATGCCGTGGTGGCACGTCTCAATGTCACAAAGGATGCCTATGCGAACAGAACGGATTACTCCATGCTGATCCATAAGCTCCGCTATCCCAATAACGTACTCAATCTCTTCAAGGAGTTTGTCAAGATCGGACCTGAGAAGGCCATAAAGGAAGTTGACAAGGTCTTTATGCCGGTCTTCAATGACCAGTACATGAAGAGATTCCGTCAGAGCTTCACCGAGCTCTTTGAGACTGTGGACTCTGCAAACTATACCGAAGATCAGAAGTCTCGTATTGAGGTCTCTGTGTTCTTCATTACCTACTGGCTGGCTTCCGTCTATGAGAGGGAGTATACCAGTGGCAAGTGTGCTTACGTCAAGAACCTGGTCATGAATGTGTATGACTGCGATAAGTCCTCCAACATCTATGACCTGGAAGGTGGCAAGGTCTACGTTGCAAACGTCTGCTTCACCATCTTCAGCATCATCAACACCATCGTCAGCGGTAAGTTTCCTGCAAAGCAGCTGAACGACAAGATCAATGGCATCATCGATGGACTCCTGGAGGTTCTGAATAAGAACTTTGAGGAGCTGAAGCTGGATTATCCCGGCCGTACCATTGAGATGTCCACCTCTCTGGATGCCATCACCGACGGTATGAGCTATGAGGAGCTGCCTCAGCTGGATGTCCCTGCCGAAGAGACTGTTGAAGAGGAAGAAGAGTCCGAAGAAGATGATTCCTCTGAGGAAGACGAGGAAATCGAAGAGGATGATTCTGACGAAGCTGAAGACGATATCTCTGACGAAGAGGAAGAGGAATCTTCTGAAGACGAACCTGAGGAAGAGTCCGAGGATATCGCTGAGGATAACGATGCCGGAAACGATTCTCCTACCACTGAAGAGGGCACAACTCCGAAAACTCGCGCATTCTAACAAAGCAAATCAAGGATGTAGATTCACGTCTACATCCTTGATTTTCAATATATCATTTCAGTGCAGCAGTAACCCAATTCTAAATTAGGAAAGGAAGATAGCTCATGCAAATCGATCATTATTTGATCATACATTCATATCAGCGCAATTACGGAGCTCATAGCTCTGGCGATTACACTGCAACGCTGGAAGGAACTCATCTCATCGCTCCTGGTTCCACAGTTCCCTGTATTATTGATGGCCAGAAGTGCATTGGCCTTGCCAAGATCAGAGAGCTGAGACTTCAGGAAGAGATCACTGTGGTTCATTTTGATCTCATCAATCTCGATGAGAAGACAGAAAAAGCTCTGTATACGCTCTGTGTAATCAGTACCGGGAAGGGTGGAGATGCCAACGCCACTCGTGTTGACTCCGACACTGCTCGGACTGGTATGAGTGCTGCTGCCCGTCTGATGATGGGTGAAGATCGTTCCCCTCGTGAGATTGCACGGGGAAAGCGTCATCAGAAAGATGACGACGATGAAGATGGAATCTGGGCAATGATGAAGAGATCTAATCCCGGTGATTGACTGAGGTGTTTCTTCGCATCTCTTTCAATAAATACACATTCTATATGGAAAGGAAGACGTAAGATGAGCAAGCTGTGGAAGAGTCTTGGAGTTGTGGCCCTGGGAGCTGTTGCTGGCGCTGCTGCCGCATATGCTACCGATAAGGTCATCGACAAGTTCTCCGATGGTCTGGAGCCCGATGAGGATGATACCTCTGCAATCGAGGCCGCTTCTGGTCTGGGTGATGCTAGCGAAGACGCTGAGCCTGATCCGGCCGCATTTGTCCCCACTGAGATCATCGAAGACACGGATCGGGTCGAAGCCTGATCAAAACGAGAGGATAGAGCAATCTATCCTCTCTTTCTTTTTGCCTCGAAAAGACACCTTTGTAAATACTTTCAGATTTGAGGTGATTCTATCATGGATCGCATTCAGAATTTCTGCGATACAGTGATGAGCGAGGCAATGGAAGGTCCTCTGGAAACATGGAATAAGACCATGCTCAAGATTGGATCCAAATCCAATAGCGCTCGTAAGAAGATCAAAAAGAAAATCGATCAGAAGAAAGCTGAGAAAGACGCCGAGAAGGGAGAAGAGACCCTTGAATGAGTTCGTTCGTAAGGATGATAAGATCTATGTGAACGTACCCTATGCAGAAGGGTATATTCCTCAGTCTTTATTCAATCCGGATCTGGAGACGAAGTCCTCCATTGCAGTACGATATGGCGAAGGCTTTAAGCTCGTGGGTATCTTCAATATGAGATTCTATGATTCCGATGAAGAGCCCAGAGATTCCAAGCCCCTTCGTACCTTCAATTATCCCAATATGATCATGACTTATCCCTCTGAGAGCTCCATCGCCACGTTGAAACTGAGTGAGTTTAGCGACGCGGAGCCCTATATCATTATGAAGTATTATATGGGGGATGTGATTATGGATGCAGAAGAGGTGCAAGCGGTTGCCAACTGCACCAAGCTGCTCAATATGATCACAAAGGGAAAGATTCCCAATACCATTCCCTATGACAAGTTTGTGGAGATCTGGCACAATAATTTCGCTATCAATAAATTCAATCCGAGAGTTCCTTCTCTGGTTCTCCAGATGATTTGGGCTGAAATGTGCCGGGATCCTGATGACATTACAAAGCCCTTCCGTATGAAATACGGCCTGGGAAATGCAGATACGACTCATTACACGGAGACGAACATGAATAACGTCTCTGCCGCATCCTCTGTCTTCTCTGCTCTGTCCTTCGAGCGTATTAAGGAGAAGCTTGCTTCCTCTGTCAATATGACTCGGAATGGCACTGAGCAGATGAGATCTCCCGTTGAGGAAGTCCTCTCTATGTAATTCCGACAAAAAGAAAGAGGTACCAATTTCGGTACCTCTTTCTTTGCCCTCAGAAGAGGGTAGGCTCAGATGTTTCTGTGAACGTTGCCGAATTAATTTGCATGAGAGGATCTTTCCATTCCGGATCATCAACTCCATGCATCGTATACTGAAGTACGGAGATTTCGCTCAGATCATCAGTGAAATAAACTTGATACTGGTAGCCAGTGTTAGTAGTAACGACTAAACATTTCGGGTTCTCAATGAAATATGCCCCATAGTCGTCAGCAATTGTCCACTGATAATCATCGGTATCGGCTTTCATCGTTACATGAACGAGACTAGGATTATTGGAATCCATCTGTGTAATAGCGATTTCATAATGGCTGTACCCAGCATAATCCTGATTGGGCCCCACGTAATGATCCATGTAGAACGTGTAGTAACGAGTGCGATCATAGCAATCCAGGTCGTAAGGCATATAGGAATCTTGCCATGCCGGAGTAGTGATTTCCTGATTCCACTGCTCATCTGTTACGTTTCCAGCTTCGTTCTGCTCAATGTATTCATCGGAGGGCTCAGAGGCGTTTGCGTTGGGGTCAAGTCCATCGGCTTCGGCAATCCAGTTGCTGGTTAGCATATCCTTTTTAGCAAAGGTGATTGCGCTGATTCCAATCAACGAGTCTGGATTATTAACGAGCAGATCCACCGTGTATTCTTCCTGGTAGATTACGTTGATAATATCCACCAAATACGGAGAATCATTTGAGAAGGTCCATCCATCAATGGTAATAGACTGGACTTCTACATAGTCCTCATCCTCGCCATGCGGTGTCATTGACATGTCGAAGTTGAATTCAGCACTCCGAATATTTCCATACACGTCATTGACATCACAGGTGCCGGTGAATGTTACCATTGCATAACCCTCATCCCGATAATCATTGTAATCTTCAGGATCGGCAGTCCATTCGCCTTCTGGATCAAAGGTTTCCAGAACGCTTATCACAGGGGTTGATGCGAAATCTGTAAACGCAACGTTTTCGATCGTGCTTAGAGTCGGGGTACTCCTCAGAAAGAAATACCAAATTGCCAGCACTGCGGCGATTATAACGAGGATAGCCTCGATCGCTCTTCCAATTTTCTTCACCGTTGTCATGATTCAAATCCTCCTATAAAAGTTAAAATATATTTATGAGAATGATAGCCATCTTAGACTACCATTCTCATCACGACATTTATTTAGCGTTTGGCTTTGACGAGTTCGTTGAGAATAGCGCTATGCATTTCATCAACGAAACCAATCGCTGCTGTCAGATCGTTTGCGTGGAGAGCACAAGCGACCTGCTTCTCTTTGATGCTTAAGAAAGCATCAAGAGAGTTACTTCCAAACTGCAAGTTGGAAGCAAGGATAGCCTCGGCCATGATATTTATCTCCTTTCTTGAGACTGGAGCGGAGCTTCTACATCTCCTTCTCCCTCTATCTCATAGGAATGATATCTAGCCGAGGCTATCCATTTTACGGTATATTTTTATTGGATGCAAATTGCTGGACCTTAGGATAAATGCGTTTGCATCCATTTTCTTTTTGCTTGCGCAAATTTCCTTGTAGAAAGGATGCTGGTTCGTCATGGCCGAGTCCCAGGTAACTTATGTTATCAACCAAATCAATCAAGTCAATCAGTGGATCGATTCCGCTCGTTCTTGCTATAAGAGCAAGCAGTATTCCAAAGCAGTGGGATTGGTTTCCAAGTCCATTGATAAGATTTGTGATATTACGAACCATACTGAGCTTCTTCCTGACAATATTGATCAGATCTATGTATTGGCCAAGGGGTTCCAGAAGCTCAATATTCCGATGCTTTCGGGAGAATACATTATCTACAGCTCTTGCAGCTTTCCCTTCCCGCATAATCTCAACTTTGCTAGTCTCTTCCGTTATATCTTTGAGACCTCTCGAAACTTTGTGGATTATGCGCATCAGCTCCTCCGTATTATCAATAAGAAAGCTGCTGGCTAAAATTGATTAGAGAAAGGAAATCTTGACATATGGATCACATTAAAAACCTGCATGAGTGGTGCATTGCTGAGAAAGCTTCTTCAGCAAGATCAAGGATCGTATCCATCAGCGCCAAAATGAGAAGCAGATGGAAAAGCAGAAGAAGGACTATGAGGACTACAAGAAGCATCAGGCAAAGAGTGGTCCTCCCTACATTGCCAAAGATGGCACCGAGTTTGATAACCTCGATGAGATGATGCAGCACAATGCCTATATGAAGCTTCCCAAAGAGAAACGGGAAGAACTCGTTCGACTGGTTGCTCAGGAAGAAAAAAGAATTCTGGGTGCAATTGATCCGAGTATTCGGAAAGGTTTCAGTGTCGTTGATTCCGATGATAACGACGACTTCATCGATGCATATAGAGACGATATCTGGTTCATCAGCTGGGATGCCTATGATTTCGCCAAGGCACACAACGTCTATCCTAGGGAGATCTGGGATCATGATGATATTGCTCAGCCTCTGAATAAAGCCATGGCTTTCATCGAGGATGAGATGAAAAAGTTCCTGAAGAGCAAGAATATCCCCTTCTCCATCTGCGAATATGGTGGAGATTGGGATGATGGCTCTTACATGATCAAGATTAAGATCTGATACTGCAGTCCTGCAAGGACTGTTCCTAATTAAGCTGCTATAAAACCGGGGTAGGACCCCTAAGGCGGCGCCAAGTCCAAGGCCCATTGGGCCTTGGACTTATTTTAACTTGGATAGCATTATTAATGCATTCAATTTCAAAGAAGCACAATCTGGAGGAATTTTCAAGGTTAGAGAAACGCTTGCAAGTGCTAATACAGAAGTCACATTTAATAGTGGCGAAACGGATCGCTTTGTATCTTCTATTACGATTGATTATAGTAATGCGAAAAATTTATATGCCTCCTTCTTCGCGTTTGGCGTCTGGGGAAGTGTGACTGGATATACAATGTCAACTGCAAACTTCTCAACTTCAATAAGCTATATGCGGTTAATTCCTATTAGTGCTGCGCAAAATTCTGTATATCTAGGAAATCAATTCAATTTCGGTGCTAGGGCCCAGATTGATATTAGCGATAAAATAACTATAGCACTATATTTTTATCACCACTACGATCCATATGCTGGTCATGTAACGATGCGAGTAAATTCCGCTTCTACGATTGACTACGCCATTGCTTAAAAATCACCGAGGTTTGCTGAAAACATCAGTAAACCTCGGTATTTACTAGGTCGTACAAGTCTGTAAACATCGTCATTGCATCATCTGTGAAAGTTTTCTAGGAAAATTATCTTGCTATAATTTCCGATGAAGGAGGTTATTCTGACCATGCCGTCTACTACTCAGATTGTGCCTGAGCATGAATATGCGCACGTCATGGTAGTGGAGCACGACAATTCGCAGCGCCCTCAGGACACTGTGAATGGTACTCCCACCACGTACTGCAACATGATGTTCGTGTTCAGTTCTCCTAAGGGAATCGATCGTGAGTTGCAGACAGTTGTCGGTAGCGCCGAGTTCGTTGAGAAGTTTGGCCGGGGATCTTTTGATACCTATGGTCAGCCTTTCCTGAACGCATACGCTGCCGCGATGACTGATGCGGCTACTCTGCATTGTCTGCGTGTGACTGCGGACGACGCTGCTTATGCAGTGGGTGCCCTGGTCGCGCATTACAAGGCGATTCCTGGTGGCGGTACTGTTGACCCGACTCCGACTCCGTCTGACAAGGTCGACACCAACGGCCACGACGTGGTTGCAACCGATGAGGTCGATGAAGCTTCCCATACTGTGACCATTACCGTTGCTGGTACCAACGTGACTCCCGGCATCTCTGCCGAGAATCAGGCCATCTTCGGCGAGGTCCCTGGGAACTACATCGATCTGACTGTCGACCTGACCAAGGTTATGACGCTGGACGACAGCAAGACCTATCAGGTTACCCAGACCAACCCCGCCCTGTCTATCTATAATGGCAGGGATGAGTTTATCTCCAACGCCACAGGTCAGTGGGTAAAAACCAAGACCTACACTGGCGCTGAGCTGAAGGAAGGCTATGCCATTCTGGTTGGTGGTAGCGATGCCATTACCATTTCCATCGTGGAATGGGGCACCAACGAGGTTACCACTCTCGAAGTGGACTCCAATATCACCAACACGACCGACCTCGGTGTTCAGATTGCTGATCCCAAGGCCAAGGTCGAAGTTACCAATTCCAAAACCACCTACATCGTACGCCTGAGTGGCGAGGTTGCTCCCGGCGTGCTCAATCCTGAGCTCTGGGGTAGTCCCACTGGGCGTAACTGCGAAGTGGTACTGACTTTCCCGGGCATTGAGTCCGAGAAGCAGTACCGTGTCATCCAGACCAACGACAATCTGGCTCAGTATTCCACTGATCCCTCTGTCAGCCAGTCTGGTGATGACTGGAAGAAGGATAAGGTGTACAGCGGCGCTGAACTGCTGGATGGCTACGCAGTGCTGCTGAACGAGAGCAACGTTGACAACGTCATCGTGACCCTCTATCCTTCCGACGTGATGACTACGATCCTGTCTGTCAACATCAGTTCTACCACTGGTGTGACCTGGGTCGATGAGCACTCTCCCGATCCGGAGCCCGTTCCGGGTCCCATCGGCGATACCTATAGCGTGAAGGTGAATCCCAGCATTACCTTTGCTGGTGATGCTACCAAGAGCGCCGCACTACGTGCTACTGCCGCTGTCAATAAGATCAATCGCATGAATACTCGCGCCAATGAGGGCGAAGACACCCATGGCCAGATGGACATCTATTACACCTTCGACTCTGTCGCCGGTGTGACGGATCTGACCAATCTGGGCAACCTGGTGGAAGTCTCTGCGACTCCTGACGCGGAGGGCTATACTGCGGTAAAGATCTTCGAGATGGCTTGCCGTGGCCGTGGTGAGTGGGGCAACAACGTTCGGTTTACTCTGAGCTCCTATGCTCGTGGTGACCGGATGTCTGCCTACAAGAACTACACCCTGTCCATCTATGAGATTGAGAATGCAACTCTGACCAAGAAGGAAGAGTTTACCGTCGGCTTCGATCCTGCCGCTGTCAGCAGCGAGGGTAACACTCTGTATGCCGATTATCTGGTGGGCGACCCCTACGAGAATTCTCAGTATATCTCTATGAAGACCAACTCCAATGCGATTAAGGAGCTCTTTGCTGCTTACGCAACGGTGAATCCCGATACAACTCTGACTGCAGAGACGTTCGATCCTCTGACTGGTATGGAGTTTGGCACGTCCATGACGACCATCCCCTACCTGACGATCGATACCACCTCTGCTGGTGTCATTTCCATGAGCGGTGCTTCCGGCATTGCTCTGATGAATGGCTCCGATGGTGCCTTCGCTGCCGACGCTGTTGGCCGTGATGCTGCCCTGGCCGATGCTTACCTGAAGGCCTACTCCGGTGAGATCGACCGCAACGTGCGGTCCAAGAAGATGTTCCCCACGGACATCATCATGGACGCCAACTTCCCTGTCGAGACCAAGATCGCTATCCATGAGCTCGTGACGGAACGTCAGGACTGCATGGGCATCTTCGACCTCGGCACCGATATGAATACCTTCGCCGGCCTGATGGAGAATCTGGCCGATGTGGAGCCCTACCTGACCTCTAACAGAGAGATGGTGGAGGGCTATCGGGGCAAGATTCAGGATCCCACGACCTTCAAGATCGTGGATGTGACCTCTACCTATGCCCTGTCTCAGATGTATCCTCTGCACTTCCAGCAGCATGGCGACAAGCATGTGCCGCTGGCAGGTTCCTCCTACGCCATTATGACTGGCTTCATCTCCGGTTCTGCATGGCCCGTGTATGATGATGATCTGGATAGCGATATCCTGGATCAGCTGACCAACTCCAAGGTGAACTACCTGAAGGTCAACAGCAAGAAGCAGATTGTCCGTGGCGCGCAGACGACTCGTCAGGATGCTGATACCAACCTGTCTGAGGGCAGCAATGTCTTCATCCTGTTGGATATCCGTCGTGACGCTGTCCAGCTCTGCGAGCAGTATGAGTACAACTTCGCTGAGAGCTCTGACCTGCAGCGGTTCAACAAGGCTGCTACCATCCTGGCAGAGAAGTATGCGGATCAGCAGGTCTCCTCCATCTCCGCTGAGTTCTCCATGAACGACTGGGAGTCCGAGAGAGGCATCCTGCATCTGTACATCGACTTCGTCCACAAGAACATCATCAAGCGGTCCATCGTGGAGATCACGGTGAATCGTGGAACTGTGGAAGCTTAAGGAAAGGAGGTAACTAGAATGGCATTGCAGACGATCCAGAGTAACATCAAGACCAATACGAAGGATTATAACAAGTTTAGTTACTTCCTTCAGGGTATTGACGTTACCCAACAGAACCTGTCGGGTTTCGATCCATATATTCAGGGTACTACCCGAATCTTCATGTACACACCTCCCTTCTTCATGACGGAAGGTTTCCCCGAGCAGACTCGTGTTTTCAAGTCCATCATTGAGACGGGCTATACCCGTGTGGACGGCATCGCCGACCTCTCTGTGGACTTCGTCGAGTTTGAAGGTGGCTTTGCTGGCCAGAGATTCTCCAACGTCTCTCTGGTCCATGACGATACCGATACCTTCACCATCACGGTGTACGAGCAGAGCGGTTCTCCCGTTCGTGAGTTCCTCGATACCTGGGTGACTGGTGTCCGTGATCCTCGTTCCGGCGTTGCCACTTACCATGGCATCATGCTGGAGCACGGTGAGCAGTATCCCGCCGCTACCACAACCAATGCAGCTGGTCAGGAGGTCAGTAAGGTTCCCTACGGTGAGAAGTATCACACCGCAGAGTTCATCTACTACGATCTGACCCCGAACATGCAGGACATCGAGTACGCTTGCATGCTGGCTCACTGCTTCCCGACCCGGGTGCCCAAGAGCCACCTGAACTACGAGCACGGTGTGCGCGACAATGTCTCCATGGACATTGAGATGCGTACCACCAAGTACGAGAGCTCCTACATCAACCAGATCGCTGAGTGGTATCGGCAGATCGACAAGATCAAGTTCAGCTACCTTGATTTTGATCCGCATATCACGCAGGAGCAGGTCAATTCCTCTTACCAGCTCCAGCTGGACGGCACTGGTTCCGGCATCGCCTAACCCAATCGAACGCCTTCATCGGGATTTTCGATATAAAACACCCTACGACCGAAAAGGCCGTAGGGTGTTTAAATTTCATATTTCTCTCTTATAGGGCTTAATATGAGCCACTCCTTTCCATGAGATCATTTAAAATAAGTCAGTCATGCGAGGTTAAAAATCCAAGGTACTTTACGTACCTTGGATTTATTTTTAGGTATTAAAACCCAGGAAGTCCTCCGACTGTGTCATCGGGGTTCTCCATCTCGTCAGTGCTATCTTTCTTATCGACAGCTTCTTTGACAGCCTCACCCTTGACGTCGATCTTAGCTTGGTTGACCAAACTATCGATCATATCCCACTGGATATAGGGAGACTCGTTTCGGACGATCTTCTCAATGATAGATTTCTTGAGCTTCATGTCGTCAGGCTCATTGGCATCTTCACCAACGATGATATTGGCGATGAGCTGTGCATTCTGATATGCCGTATTGAGAGCCTCACTGTTATTCTGGTTAGCCAGAATCCGAGGTCTCGGTAGCTTAAACTGGAAGCCATTCTGAATGTCTGTCTTCATTTCATCGCTCATATCAGAATCCTCTACCAGAGCTTTATAGAGCTCCGTGATGGGTTTCTCCATGTCGGTCTGTAATGTAGCAACACGGCCAGCAACCTTCATGTTATCCGAGACGATCTTACGAGCGACGCTGACATCGGAGAGATAGTCCATGACAGTGGGAGGAATTCCCAGAGCAATCATGCACCATCTTTCCAGCATGGTCTCGTAGTTGGTATTCAGGTCGATATCTTGACCTTCCTGAACCTCAAATTCTACGAGACGATTGCCGGCCTGATCTTTGGGCATGGCGATATTGCTATCTCTCGTTACCTTGGAGAAAACCATGCTGGAAGAGAGCAAGTCTGTGAAGGTAACGTTACCAGCCTGAAGATCTCGAATCACTCGATTGACTTGGTTGGACAGAGAGCGATTGACACGACCAGAGCTAATATGAGCAATGGTACGATTACCGCCCTTATTGATGTAATTGAGCATCTTGCAGATGACGATAGAGAGAAGCAGATGCGCGGGGAACATGGCTTCGGAGAGGATAGACTCACCCTTACCAGTTTCATCCTCATTGCACTTAAACTCGATCATCTGATCTGCAGGAATGAACTGGATCATGTAGTCGTTATCCACAAGGCCATTGGCAATCAGGCATTCGGCAATGACTTTACGGAAAGCGGCATTCTTCTTGACAAATTTGACACTGAACTGGTCCAGAATAGCAGAGGAGATTGCATCCACAATATTTTGGATAGCCTGCTCTTTTCTCTTCTCAGAGATATCCATCTGGTCAAAGAGAGACATAGAACCAGAGGAAAGAATACCACCAATCTCGGTTGCCTTATTGGCACCTCTGCCATTATTCTTTTTGGTCTTCTGAGTGGCAATGATGTGGTAGTAGCCCACTCTCTGATTTAATACATCGATGGGAATGACGTACTTATAGTCGATCCATTTCAGATAGGTACCAGTAATACCCTTGAAGGATTGGCCATGAGAAGTGAGATGGTTGGGATCAATGGCGGCATCGGTATCCACCATCAGACCCATATCCTGTCTGACTTTATCCAGACTCTCATCCACATCTTTTCTCAGATTGAAGAACTCATTGAATCCTTCTGTACCTGCCGACAGAACGCCTTGAGCGTCGTTCATTGCATCAAAAGGCAGAGGAGAATCAATGAAATAGATATTGGGAAGCTCCTGCTCCAGAGTTGCTTTAAACTCTTTGGCAAAATTTCTCTTATCCATGTCACGAGCGACAAAGGGCGGAGAGGATTCCGCCATTGCCTGAATCTCGCCCATAGCGGACTCCATAGCACTCGTTCCCAAATAGTTGCACTTGAGAAGTTGGCCATGCTCAATATAGGTCTCAGTGGCTGCGCCAAAAGCTTCCAGAGAAGGCTCTGACGTGAGATCAGTTACCACAGAAGCTTCCTGAGCAATACCGAGGGCATTGGGCTTATTGGCAGGAGTTTGTCTACCCTTTACAGGAGGAGCAGCAATCTTTACCTTGCTATATTCTCTTGCGTTGCCCATCATCATGGCAGAGCCATCTTTGGTAATCTTACCGGTGGCTACACCCTGACTGTACATCTCAAAGAGCTGCTGATATGAGGTATGATAGACATAGAAAGTACCTGTCACCAATGTTTTCTTGATGGCAACACGGAGCTTTCTCTGCAGATCATACTCATCTTCCAGCTGCTTGATGGAATCAGTAGCAGTTTTCAGCTTTGCAGCTTCGGTGATGGTGGGAATTAGAAGGTTTCTGGTAATAGTCTCTGAGACATCGTCAGAAGCAACGATCGAATCCACATAGATTCTGACGCCTTCACCCAGAGAAGGGATAAACTTGGAAATGAATTTGAGGTCAGAGAGCTCCATATAGCGGTTCTTGTAGACATCTTGGAAATAATTGAAGATATCTCCCACGTTCTGGGTGAAGAGATCGCTTGTATCAATTCCAAGAGTCTTAGGAGGTCTTCCTACCTTATTGCCCCTCTGCTGCTCTGCTCTTACAGAGGCAAAGAAGTCGACAACCTGATTGCCAGCTACACCTTTAGCAATGTCAAGTTGCCTGTCGATAATCTTTTGAAAAGCTGCATCCTGCTCAGAGAGCAATTGCTGATCGGTATACGACGGATCAATAGAACTCAGAAGTCGGGATGCCAGTTTATTCAGGCTATTGGCCTTCTTAATCTGGCTATTTTCCGTTTTCGTAAGATTCTGTCTTGTATTCGTAGCCATGAGTGAATGATCACCCGCCTTATTCAAAAAGTATTTTCATTTCTCAGATTAACCGGATGTTTTTGGCGTATCTTACTGGCTTTCTGACACATGGCTAATCAAATCTAGAAGGAAAGGATGGATGTTCTTTGACCTTCGGCGAATATTTAGCAAATCCTTATGGAAGGGGCGTCGGCGTTGCACCCACTTCTCTCATCAAGGATACTGTCATGAATGCTCTTGCCAACGATTATCCAGAGAGAATTACTTATCAGACCTTCAAAGTGGATGATCGGCAATTGATCTTTCTGTGCAGACTTCCCTCTCGAACCAAGAAAGCAGTCTACTATGACGTAGTCATCCAGTTGGATCTCAGTGCCGTAGAGGACAATGTCAAGATTGGGATTAATCGGTGTCCCTTCAAATGCTTCTCCAACTCTCCCTCTTTCTACTATACCTACGCCAACGTGTTTGAGGAGAAGGATCTTTTCTGTACCTGGTTGAAGAGAAAGTATGATCGAAAGATCATGAGAAAGAAACCTGTTGTCCGCAATCCTTCTCAGATTGTGGGATATGAGAGAACGGTGTATACCTGCATGCAGGTGCTTTTGGATGAAACCAGACATCATGCTGCTACGGAGCTTTATAACAGAGCTCGAAAGACCACCTTTAGAGAGATAGCCAAACTGATTCAAACCCAAGATGATGTAGAGGATGCTTACGACAGAGCTCCTTACACAGAGAAAGTACAAAGGCAGAAAGATGAAGCGAAACAGAAGAGATTACAGCACGAGGAGAAGATGGAGAAGATCCGGCAAAATCCTCAAAGCGCTGCTAAAACTCGCACAACTCCTGTATCTTCTAAGACAAGGAGGACCTCTACCACCAAGAAGAGTGGTTTCATCTCAAAAATAAAGAAAATTGGAAGACGATAAAAACAACGGTAGTGGAATTTCCACTACCGTTTAAATTTTAATGTAAACCGGACTCTACAGTAGATTTTAACCTACCAATATCATGTTGGTATCTTCATTTGGGAAGGAATGAATGCCGCTATGCCTAGGAAGAAGAAAATCACTGAGCCGGTAGAAGAAACACAAGAGATCAAGGATCCCGAAGAGAATACGACAGCGGAGACAGGAGAAACCCCTAAAGAGGAGGATTCTCCCTATGTAACCATAGCCGACGTTATGAAGAATAAGCCGGATGATGGCCCTGTCACAATCATTCCCATCACTGATCCTGATACGAAGCTCTCCAAGATTACCATCTTCGATAATCTGGAGAATGCCGATGATCCTCTTACTGCTAAGATCCCGGATCCACCTCCCGACGATGGAAATGTTTACCTGAAAGGTCATAACGATTATGTGGATAATCCGGATTCTATCGATATCATGCAGTGGAAGCCTACAGAGGATCAGATCTTCTTCACTGAGAAAGATGGAATGATTATCGCATCTTATCTCTCTCGGATGTTTGGTGTACCGGAAGATCGCCAGCTCCTGCAATACATCATTGCCAAGAAGCATTATAAGGAGAGAATTCCTGATCTTCTGCAGCACATCAACTATTTTATCTCCTATTACGATCAAGAGCACGAATATCTCGTTGCAACTCTGAGCGTCAAAAACTACATTGATCGTCATCCTGCAATGTCGCAAAAGGCATTTCAGAAAATGGTACTTCGCAGAATTGTCACCCAGAGTATGGTCAATAAGATTAAGCAGATGGCTCTTGATCTTTATAAGCTCAATATCAACACCGATAAAGATGGAAAGTATAAGACGACCCCGAAGATCTCCAACGATCATGCTCGTATGATCGTGGCAGTCTCCTTCTGCATTCGTCTCTTACTGCCCATCTGTATCCACTTTAGCAATACCAATGCCACCTTCATCAATAAGAGAGACTACATTGACTGCTTTGATCGCATCTTCATGCAGGTAGTGGATAAATTTGAGAAGAACGACATTCGGTTCTGGAATCCCATGTGCCGCTTTGTCACCTATCGAATCAAACGTTCTCATACCACTGATGCAGTCATCTGGGAGAAAAAGAAGCAACTTTATGGAACGACCATGGATCTCTATCTGGAGTCTATCATCCATGAGGTGATTCTGGTTAAGAGCTTGCACAAGCTCACTTACAACCGCTCCATCGTCTCTTTCATTGATGGCATCATAACCCATAGCTATACGCACTATCGCTATGAAAACTTCAAATACAAACCTGTGGAAATTGAGACAGAGGATAACGACTCCGATGATTATCTGTCTCATCAGGAGACCCTGGAGATGCAAATTTCTCGTATTGATGAATCCAATCAGCTCATCAATGAGGTGAACACTGCTCGGGTGATGGAAGATATCCGCCAGAGATTCAACATTGAAGTCTCTCAGGAGGAGATCGATTTCTACTTCGAGCACATGAAGTTCAACTCTCTCACGCAGATGCTTCTCCACGCATTCTTCTCCAAATACTTCAACGATACCAACGCCATTCGACTGCTGGAAGCCCGGTATGCGGTGGAATTGGCAATCTACATGAAGAAGTATTTCCAGTTGAGAGGAATGATCATCTTTCCGCAGATTTGCACTGCACAGGTGCGAGGAAAGTTCAAGGATGCCTGCATCAAGAACGTCAAGTTCTTGGAGAAGTTCACGACATCCTCTGTCTATCAGAATATTCTGTCTCAGAAATATCGGTATATCGCAGAACTGGGTCTGAAAGAGGATCCTATCATCAAGGCTATCTCCACAATGTTGAACTCTACGTTTGTCTTTGTGGATACGGACCCCGATATCAATGGTTTGGTCTCCGATGATCTCAACGCCGATATTCTCGTGTCGGAATTCATGGCTTTCCTCTCCATTTGCTAATTTGAAAAGAAACATCCTGAGATGTCAGCAAACAGTGACATCTCAGGATGTAAAAATTTTCTGCATATCATTCTCATGAATTTTAAGAAAGGATTATGGTGCTATGGATATCTTTAAAGAAGACTTTCGTGGTAATTATCGTTTCAGAAACATTGGAGCATTCTGCCCCAAGTGCTATTCCTTCACAGAAGTTGGCGACGTGAATGTGAAGGTTCATGCTGATTTCTCAGAAGGATTTTCTCCAGAGCAATTTGAAGTTGAACCCGTCAGCTTAATGGTGTATCCGCAAAAATGCACTGGTTCCAATGATCTGGATATCCTTCATCCTATCATGATCCGGTGTCCAGATTGCAAGTCTCAAATGATTATCGTAGATGCTGAGATGCTTCAGCAAATCGTCCGTTTGAATCAAATGGGAGCATACACAGCTCATTCTTGCAGTGGCATTCACAAGCATTACTATCGTCCGTACGACTCTATGAATGCTTACATCAAATTTGCACGTCGTCTTCCCGATGAGATGATCAAAGCCATTTCGGATATTAAGGATTTGGTAATTTGGGAGAGAGACCCTGTCTGCTCTGCAATCAGGAATAGATGCCGCTTTTTCGCAGACGATAACACGAATAACCCTGGAGTTCATTGTGACTCTGAATTTGATCTTGAAGGATCTACACGGTTTGTATTTGACAAACCTCTTTTCCAGGTTGAAATGAATGGATGGGCGGTGAATTTAAACGATCTTAATTCCGCTGCAGTGATTGCATACACCAATTCTGAGAATCCTGGCGAATATTTCTGGGATCGTTTGGCCGATTGCTTTGATTATACGGAAGCGGGTCAGATCTGGTGTGAAGAAAATTTGAAAAGATGGCCCACTCTCTATGATTACTATGACGACATGAATGTGGTTGAATAAAAATTCGAAAGGTTCCTCGCACTGAGGAACCTTTCTTTTTGGTTGGGAAGGAGAAAAATCATGGGATGCCTGGTCCTAGATATTTGAAAGAGTCGGTTGGTGCCGGTAGACCACGGACTTTGGTATCTAGGTTACAGAAACGTTATGAATTAGATAATTCTAAAAGCCAAATAACCCTGGTCTAAGGCAATAAATGAAACTACCTAGAAGTTGGTGATAAAGCATTATGAATGAAGTAAATCAGAAAACCCAGAAGGTTGATGCTTCTCCTTCTCCTACAACTTTTACCACTCAATCTGCTTTCAATGATTTTCTGCTACGTCTGGAGCATCTGAAGAGCATGCATCCGGAATGGGCTGACCCCAAAAATCAGAATCGGCCTTTCAAGCAGAGCTTCATTGATTTCATTCACAATTTAATCCTGCGGATGCCCGTTGCCCCTGAAGTAACACCTCTTGTGGATGGCAACGTGCTCTTCCGCTATAAGAAGTCTCATGCTCCTCGGCATAAATGGCAGATCATGGAGATTACTCTGGATCGCAGGAGAAATTTCTCCATGATTGCAAAGTCCCGTATCGGAAACCAGGCTCCTTTCCGAAGAGCCAACGTGGCATACCCCAATACCATCTCCGATATGGTGAGAAGCTTCTATGAACTGGATGCTGTCAATACCAAAGAGCATCCGATTCGTTTCCGCTATGCCACTGTGAACGACTATCCATACATCGCTGCACTCTGCCAGTCTACCTTTGGCCCTCATGACATCTATCATCCCCGGAATATCTCCAAATTGCTGGGTTCCTGTGCCGTTGCAGAAGATCCCATCTACGGAATCGTATCCTGTGCTGCTATCATGCCCAGTATGTCTGAGTATAATTATGAGGTATCGATCCTGGTGACCATTCCCTCTTATAGAGGATTTGATCTGGCAGGCAGATGCTTGCGGAAAGCAATGGTACCCATCCTGGATAAGGAACCCGATGCCTCTATCATTGGCAAGGGTATCATCCCCGATGGTGTGACAACGGATGTCTGCAGAGGCATCTATAAGAAGGCTGGTTTCCGTCAATTTAAGATCGTTCGTGGCGAAAAGAAGTATCAGTGCTTTGATTGCGATCGGTGCAATATTGCCAATCACTACTGCATCTTTGAAGATCCGTCCTCCGTCTGCACCACCACTTTCTATCACAAGTTACCGCCCAAGAAGAAACTCTGACTTGTCCAAAGACAGTGGGGTAACCTTTAGTAAGGGAAGTGGATGTGTTGCCTAATTTACGGCTATCAAATGGAACGCCCTTGAAAGTCCGAGCGATTGTCGCTATGGATCGGCAGGGATTTATTGGCTATCAGAATGATTTGATCTTTCACAATCCCGAAGACCTGAAGTTTTTCAAAGAGAAGACAGTGAACCATATCTGTGTGATGGGAAGAAAGACCTTTGAGAGTATTGGTCGAGTTCTTCCTCGTCGGCAGACTGTGGTGGTCACGTCACATCCTCACGAGTTCCTAGAGAGAACGATTGGGAGTATGAAAGCTCCCGATGATACCCCATTTCCTCTGGCAACGAAACTTCCCCTTGTAGATCTTCCCAGTATTGCAGAGGCATATGGAGATATCAACGTATACGTGTGCGGAGGATCCGCAATCTATGAACTCTTCCGCCCGTATATCTGCACCTATGTCGTCACAGAGTATTCCATCAACGTGTTAGAAGATGGAGTGAAACATGGTTTTCTTCCTGAAGATTTCGATGAAAGAGATCTCGTTCGCCTGACAAAGAAGAGATTCAGCAGTCTCAATTGCTCTGAACTTCAATATGGTAGATTTGAGGGTATTCGCTACACCATCAAGAGTTACAATCGAATCAATGCTACCAATACTGCTGCCTGGCGAGCTTTGAAGAAAGACATGAACGCTACCAGTGACGATATGTATATCTAAGACAAAAACACCCATCATGGATTACTCCATGATGGGTGAGTTTTCACTGATGAGGGAAGAGATGCAGATCCGTAATAGGACGCTCCGCTGGAATTGACTTATCCTTCGCAGCTGCTTGTGCAAAGAACTCTTTCTGCGCTTCCAGAATGACATCCATAAATTCTTTATCCATGATACGGTTGTTTTCCATGGTGGTCCGTACCTCTTCTTTGGCGTCATCGTCTTCCAGAGATCTTGATAAGATCTCAGCGATCGTTCCCAAAGTGCTACTGAGCTCTTTAGAGAACTTCAGATTCTGAGTTTCGATGTTCATCATGACCTGAAGGCGCTCCTCTGTTTGCTGGTGCATCTTCATCATGGTAGAATATTCTCTCGCATTCTTTGACAAAACCTGGATAATCATTCGGATATTCGCCTCTGCTTGCTCAATTCGCTTATCAAAGGCTATCTTCTGATTATCGAGCCGTCCGTTGATAATCTGAATATCGCTAGATACGCGCTCCAACTTATCGGACAGCTCTTTGAATTTGTCATCGATGTTGCGTTGCTCTTCTTCTTTGCGTTTCTTTTCCAGTTCTTTCTCGGCATTATCGGCGCGCCGTCGTTCGGCTTCGTCGGCATCTCTCTTTGAATTATCTCGAGATGTTTTATATTGCATGTATCCCGTGAAGATGGTACCAAGTAAGGAGATTGCCGCTACAGCAATCATACCGATCACTTCGGGGGTCACAGAGAATCACGCCCTTTCGGCATACAAAAAATAAAAGTATTGCTCTTTAGCCAACTGTTAAAATCGCAGCTTGAGGGATCGCCCTCAAGCTGCGGTAAAATCATCATCTTCCGGATATCCATCAATAAATTCAACGTTCTCCGCCATCACCAAAGCCATCTTCGCTCTCGTAATAGCGGTGTATCGAACCTTTCGAAGATAATCCATATCATGAAAGTAATGGTCGATGAAGCAAACAGAATCCCATCCCGATCCTTGAGATTGGTGTACCGTAATGCAGTACCCATACTCAAATTTCTCATACTGAGAGATGCCGTACTCCTTCCTCTCATCGTAACTAGATCGTATGTAGGGAAGATCCAGCTTCAGATTGAAGAAAGATTCCGTAGATATATCTGGCTGGAAATCAATGCTCATGTAATTATCGGAACCTAAACTTCGATTGATATCGGTTACAGTCCCACTCATACCTGTCGTCAGATAGATATTACCCTCGATAGATCGAGTCCAATCATTTTGGCGACAGATAAGTTTATCGCCAATGACAGGATCTATCCCTCGATATCCTCGAATGTGATGCCTGATGTGATCATTCACTGCATCTCTCATTCGGTTCACTGGGGACAGAATGACATCAAAGTCGGTATAATTGCGGCCAAGCTGAAGAGTATGAACTACTTTGGTCTTTCCATAGGTTCCATAGTAGATCGGCTCATTCTTCAAGATAGCCTGGGAAAGATAAACGATGGGATCGTTCTCTGCTTGTCTCATGATCTTATGTAAGGCAAAATCAGGAGCCAGCATGACAGAGGAAATACCAAAGACGGGAGGAAGCTGGTTCATATCTCCTAAGAAGATCGTAGGAATACCGAAGGAGAGAATATCAGCACAGAGTTGATCATTCACCATGGTGGCCTCATCCACAATGATGAGTTGAGGATCTCCTTCAATATGAGGCCTCAACTGAAATTTGATGACTTTCTTAGGCTTTCCCTTCACCATGATGGGCAGGCCAGTCTTTTCATCAATGGCATCTACAAAGATGACCTGATAGATCATACTGTGAATGGTGGTAGCAGGTAATCCCTGCTTTGCCAACACCGTCACAGCTTTCCCAACGAAGGCACAAGTTGTATATCGTTCAATACCCATCTCCTCAATGAAGTATCGAACGACTGTGGTTTTACCGGTACCAGCAGCTCCTGTATAAGAGAATGTCTGGCGAGTGCCAGAGCGATACCACTTAACGAGCCGCTGCACCAATTCTTTTTGCTCTTCTGTAAGTTCAACGTGTTCTACACGCTTCAAAACGAATCAAACCTTTCTAATGACTTTAAAAACGAAGATAGAGAATTATCTCTATCTTCGTGTTAATTCGGTTATACCGGTTCACCGTTCAGGAGTTCCGGATGCAGCTTCGGACAGAACTCGGCCGAGCACATCGGATAGTGTGCGTAATCCATATCATCCTTGCCAAGGAGTTTGGTATAGGCTTTGCAGAGGGGATCCATATATCCCGGAGTCTTCAGAAGACAGTCACACATCATGTTGGGAAAGACGGAATTTCTTTCATACTGATCTTTGATGATCCCATAGCGGCGATCGATGTGCTCTCGAGCGTTCTGGAACTGCTCAGGAGAGATATCCATCTCCATATCTTTTAAGGTATCCTCAAACTCACCCTGCATCCGCATCATGAAGCTCTCAGGAGTGATATCCATATCCTTGGGGAATACATTCCCCGCAGGATCCTGGAAACGGCCAACGATTCTGGCCAGACCTGTATTGCAGATCATCCGATGACACAGTAAGCAGGGATGAGGATCTGCATACTCCTGATTCCCAAAGACATTTCGTCCAACGATGTAAAGCGTACCGCCGATCATATCCCGTCTGGAAGCAGAGATGACAGTATTCATCTCTGCGTGGACAGCTCCGCAGATATTGTATCCTCTGCCCTTGGCAAACCCAAGTTCGTTTCTCATGCACGCATCGTCGGTGCAGTTCAGGCAGCCTCTGGGCGAACCATTGTATCCAGTGGCGATGATTTCATCATTTTTGACAATTACGGCTCCATAGTGACGCCGTAAGCAAGTAGACTTCTCCGATACTGTCTCAGCAATATCGAGATAGTAATTATCCTTTGATGCCCTCTCAATCATTCATTCAATCCTCCACTAATTCAGAAGAGATGTACTTTCTCATGTTATCGGGGTCGTCAATATGCAGGAAATCGAAGACTTCAAACTTCTTTGCAATCCGAAGAGCTTCCCGCTCATTACGACCATATCCTCTTGTGGCAATCTTCTTTCCATCGGAAAGCTGATGCCAGAAATACCAGGATTTGATGTAGTGCTGACCGGGATAGATCTTAGCAGTATCTCTGGTATAGAGGCGAACTTCAATTTTGGCATTGCGGTTGCGAAGGTCCGGCTTGTGAAATTCATCATACCAGCGAATGGCCATTAGCATGGCAGATTCCTGGTTATGAGCTTCCACCCAGACGATCTCATGATCGGGTTCTTTCAGGACATTGAATTTTCTCTTATTCTTGTAAATGGTGCACCGAAATAAAAGCATCTTAGATTAATCTCATTCCTTCCCCTCATAGATTGCGTTAGGGTTATGTGATTCAAAATATCCCTTTTAACAAGGCACTAGCTCTAAGAATATATTATAATTTTGGATAGAAGTTGAATAGGAGGCGATTTTATGACCGTTGATATCAAATTTATCCGAAGTCTTCCTCGTATCAGAAAGAGACTTACGACTGGAACGATGTCTGTTGACGATGTCGTTGCAATGAAGGACGACTTCTCCAAACTGGCCTATTTCATCATCGATCAAGACCGAGATAAGGGCAAGATCGATGATGAGCTGATCGGGATTTTGAAAGACTTTCTGATGATATGTCTGGACGTATATACCTATAGCGATAATGGCGATGTGCTCATTCCAGACTATACGTATGACCAGGTTATGGGGATCTACTGTGATGCGGCAAAATGTGAAAGACTGGCCTATGCGGACTATATCAGTTCCAGTACCATCTGGCCTTTCGTCAAGCATGAAGCTCCTTTCATGGTAGGAACCATCAGCAGAAAAGTCTACGATCTGGATACCCTGGAGATGTACCTGGACGAGTTCCAGCGTGATGGCTATGAGCGAATCCTCTATGCCCCAAAATTTGATGGAGTATCAACCGCTGTCACCAAAAAGAATGGAACCATCGTCAGAGCCGTTACTCGAAATAATGGTTATGAGGGACAGGATATCACGGAAGTGATTAAGAGGATGAATCGAAAGAAAAAGATCTTCGACAAACTGCCTGATGGGTATTATAAGTGCGAAGTCGTCATGTCCACAAAGGATTTTGATGAGCTCTGCACGATTAAGCCTTACGCGAATCGGAGATCTGCATCCTCTGCCTGCATCTCTGCTCCTTCAAACTTGCCCTTTGCAGAATATTTAACCGCCATCCCTCTGGCATGGGTGAACTTCGAAGGTACGGAAATGAAGTATCTAGCTGCTCAGTATGCCGAAGGACTGGTGGAGCGTCCCAATGATTTCTCTCTGGCAAATGTTTATGAGAATATCACGAGAATTTTACATCACATCAGAACTTCCGACTATCCAATTCGGACTGATGGCGTGGTACTCTTCCCGATCTACGGTCCAAGAGATGCCCCCAATACGACTGATCTGATGGCAAACTGTGTGGCATATAAGGTCAATACACAGGAGGCCATCACCAGAGCCGATTATGTCTATATGAGCATTGGTAGAACGGGCATGGCGAAGCCAATGCTCCATGTAGAGCCTGTCGAGGTCAATGAGACGATCGTCAAGGATATCAGTTTGGGATCTCTTCGGATCTTTGCCAGTATGAATCTTCATAAGGATGAAGAAGTCATCGTCTATTCTGCAGGAGATGTCATTCCACAGGTTCGAATGCCTGATATCAGAAGTTATCCGAAAGGAGCTCCTCGTCTGGAGATGGACATTCGGTGTCCTCATTGTGGCAAGAAGCTGAAAGCCAAAGATGAGAAAGAGGTCGATCTCTTCTGTATGAATCCGAGATGTCCTCGGGTACTCTCTGGCAGAATTGCTGCATTCCTGGAGAAACTGGATCTAGCTGAGGGATTCCGAGATCGTACATTCTATGCTCTGGTAGATGCTAAGATCGTCTATACCATCGAAGACCTTTTCACGCTCCAGAAACGGTATGAGGATGTGGCAAAGGCTCTTCACAGCAATCTGGAAGCAGAGCAGCTGATTGAAGCTCTGAAGGAATTGAAGACGAAGAAGTTTGAGGTCTCTCAAGTCCTTGGTGCTGTTGGCATTGAGGGAATTGGGCAGAAGACTTGTCAGAATATCTTCTCGGAGATCTCTCTGGATGAACTCCTTGATCTAAAGAAGAATCAGATCATCCGACAGCTCATGAATATCCATGGAGTTGGATATGAGACTGCCACCACTCTGGGTGAATGGATCGATGAGAATCGGGATTTTATTGAGACGCTCGATGAAAATATGCAGATTGTGAATGACTCCTTGAAGTATGCCACGATTTGTTTCACTGGTTTCCGGAATAAGGAGTATCAGGATCGATTCAAGCAGTTGGGATTCCCGGTCACCGATTCTGTCACCAATCAAACGATTGCCTGTGTCTACGCGGGAGATGCAACGACTGGAAATGCCAAGAAGGCCTATGCCAGATATATCCCGCTGGTGCACTCTGCACTCCTGGATAAGCTTCAGGAAATCCTGGAGGAAGAGACCAAGAGACTGGAAGAGCCGCATACGATGTTTAGTCGAACCAATCTGATGCGGACCATCCAGAATCAGGTCGTTAATGCCCACGTCGTAAAGTAGGGCCACATATCATCGCAATAATGTCAGACTGGGATTCTCATTTCCAGTCTGACATTATTATACATTCGCATCAAAAATTCAAGCAAAGGAAGGTAAACCAGCCATGAGCAACGACGCAATGAGCGTAGATCGTCAGCACTATTTGATCGTGCCGAGCGATCCCGTACAGTTTCAGATTACCGAGAAGATCGAGAAGGCCTGTCGTAACAAACTGATCTCAGACTACAAGATTCGTCTGAGCAGTGGATATATGACGACCATCGCCTGTGTCTATGTGGAGTCTCTGATCCGGACTCTGGTGAAGGTGATGCGGACAAATAAGGGCGATGGAAGCATCAACTTCCTGGATCTCTTCACCATCTCCTCCAATAACCGGGAGAATGACGATGCCGATAAAGATGGGAATATCAATATCATCTTCACGCCGGGTAGCATCGCCAAGGAGATCATGGATCGGGATTATTCTCCCGTGGTCACAGAGGATATGTGGAAGGATACCATCATCGAGGCAGTCGAGAGTGAGTGTGCCAAGATTCTGGCATCCAAGCACAAGATGACCAGCAATAGCAAAGCCAACTGGACGAAGATCACCTTCGTCTATATGGAGTATCTCTTCAGAACGCTAAAGCTGATGGCAAAGGTCGCCAATGAGAATGGCAACTCCGCTGTCATGATCAACTTCCTGGAGATGTTTGAAGCCCACTGCACGGTCGACACCGTAACCAATCCTGAGAATCCGGAGTTGGTGTCTGAGACGTACAATCTGAAGATCCGTCCCGGTTTTGAAGCGAAGCTTCTGATCAAGGACGATGGTATCACTGAGATGAGCGATGATGACGAGGAATAAATTCCTCGTCATCGTCATACTCAAGAAAGGATAAACGTCTATGAAAAAGATCAAGGCAAAGAAAATCAACCGTTCACTGGATCGAATTGCAAAGCTGGCAGTAAAATTCCCGGAGACCATCCTCGATCTTCGATTCGGCGATACAAAAGCTGTGCTGAAAAAGCTTGACGAAATTGAAAATGAGATTATTTCAAATCTCATGTGGCTTATTGATCACAAGAGCATGAGCCACGAGAGTGGTGCATTTTATTATGCTGCCATTATTCAATGGATTTCCTCCAATGTCCCATATGACGTCGCATTGCACCTCAACCTGAATCCCAATCGGTTCGAGATGTTGGATCCGTATTTCTCGGCATACATTCGCCAAGAAGAAAACGCCAAGGTGATTCCACAGATTGTGGGGTTCGCATCAATGGTTGAGAAGACGTATTCCGATGAAGAAGTGGATCGGAGCATGAAAGCGGAGGCCGCTGAAAGCATGTGATCTTCATCGAGGAGCTCACCAGAAGTATCCAGTAAGTAAGGACTGATCTGTAAGACATAAACTAGAGTTGATGCAAGAAATGAATGACGGCTTTGGCTAGCCACCAAATTTCATTTCTACATCAACCCTAGTTTATCATATAATCAGAAAGGAGCTTTTCGCTTTTATGCCTCCGAAAAAGTTGACCAAACAGCAGAAGAAAAATCAGGATCCACTGACCTGTTATAATTACTCCAAGCCTTTCTTCAAAGCTTTTATCTTTCCCTCTCCTGAAACGGAGATGATCGTGGATACCAGTGGAGATGTCTTTGCGAAATCACCCGTCGGAGCTGTCCAGTTGATGCTGGATGAACTGGATCAGGAGACGCTTCTGCAAATTCCGGATCTGGAACTACTCGATCAGGATGGTAATCCCATGGAGAACCAGATCAAGACCAGTAACGACAATCTGCGTCGGATTGTTCTGATCCGCATGGTGACCAACTGGGATGCCGACCTGATCAAGATCAATACTCCCGTCAGCGATGAGTATATGAACCTGGAACTGAAGGATCTCCATGAGGGATACCAGATGCAGATGCAGGACTATGAGCTCTCTCAGGTTACCCTTCAGATGTCCGATCCTGCAGCACATCACTTCATTGTGAAGAGATTCCTGGCAAAGAGCACCGATCCGGATCGGACTCTGGGAGATATGCCTGAGGAGTTCAGTCTCTTCTAAAGGAGAATTTATCATGTATGACGATCTTCCGAAGAACTGTATTACCGTTCAGCACCTCTACTATGTCGTACCCAATATCGAGCACAATTTGGCCCCTCGGGATACCAATGTCTTCATCAAGGTTGATCCAAAATCCCTCGATATCATTGGAGCGGAATACGATACACAAGAGCAGTATCGCATGGCCGCATTCATGAGTCCAGATAAACTTCCCTATATCGTATCACGATTTCGTGAATCTGGATTTGGCTATTGCGTTCGTCAGATGGGCAGAACGGTCGAAGAGGCTATCATGGCACTTCCGAAGAGTTATCAGGATAAATCTCTTCCGATCAAATACAGCAACGTGTTTATCCAGACGCTCAAGAAGGCCAGCATGCTTCTCATCTACGAAATTGATCCGTTCGATCTTCTTAAGATCCAAACTCGTTATATCGAGAATAAGGATCATATGGAGAATCGAGATCTTGAAGAGCTTTGCAATATCCAGTTGCTATCCACTCCGATCTGCGCATACTCCATTAAGACTAGCACATATGGCAAAAGTTTGGAATGGGAGGTCCATAGCCCAATCTTTACGGATCCCGATCTTCGTGAGCGGTTCAAGCTGATCCCCAGGTTTGAGACTGTGACCATTTTGTGCGATTAAAAAAGAAAAGGAAACCTCATTGGTTTCCTTTTCTTTTTATAAGTTGGGCAGTGAGACAACAGGATTTGCTGTGTTTTGAGCAACGCATGCTCTAAGAATATCCAATACAGAAGGAAGCTCCGTATCATCATCCACGGGCCCTCCATCGATTATTGCATTGATACTCTCATCCTGGTATTCAAACCAGGTATCCGTGACTTCATTTTTATAGGGATCCCAAACCAGGATCAGAGAAATCATCCCGTTTTCATAGTTGTGAATGAAACGGGAGAGCACCCTGTCAAACTTTCCGCCCGGATTTACTCGGACGGCCATATGCCTGATCAAATTAGAAGGGAATAAACTGAGATTTGCTTTGGTTTGGGCTCCATTGAGATAATACTCAATGAACTCTTGCACCATACTGCTGGTTTCAAGGTCAAAGCTGTCATTTTCCGTATTCATAAAATAACATCCCCTTTTTGACATCCTTCTTAAATCACCAAATAAGTATATCATCAGGATAACTTTGGTGGAAGGGAAGGTAGAATTTTCATGCTGAATTACATTCATGAATATCCCAATCCTGCAGCAGATGAATTCAACGAGGACTTCATCCATGCTACAGAGGATATCCCATTAACAGAGTTCGTTACCATGGTGATGAAAGATTTTGAAACGATCGAGAATATCGAGATCATGTCCATCACCACCGTTACGGATCAGGATGAGGTGGATTATAACTACCACACAATCAATATCAACTTCAAAAAGAAGCATCTGGATCAGATTAAGATTCCCAAGAATAAGTTTGTCTCCGAAAGCCGGTTTATGGAGATGATCTTCCGTATTCGGATCCACACCAATCTCCACGAGACTGTGATCGATAAGCACATCCTTCTCCCCGTTGAGAAAGATGGTGCGTTCTTGATCAACTCCAAGACCTGGAAACCGATCTGGCAGCTTTGTGATGCTTCTACCTATACACAGAGAGGCAAGGTTACCTTCAAATCTCGTATGCCCATCATCATCTATCAGACAAAGAATCGAATGATTACGGATGTGGCTGGCAGAGAGTGGAATCTCACCTCTCACTCCTATGCCTTGGACACCAAGTCCAAGAGAAAGGGAGCTAAGAAGAAAACCAAGTTTATCAATCCCATGATGATCTTTGCAGCCAAGATGGGTATGCATGAGGCAATTCGATTCTTCAATATGGAGAATGTGATCGAGTTGGTCAATCATGTGGACCAGGATTTGATGGATGTCTGTACGTTCTTCCCCATGGACGAAGTGTACATCAAAGTGCCGACCGAACTCATGGAGAAGTATGACATCGTCAGACATGTTGTCTGCATGCTGGTATATTGCTCCAGCAGAGATTTCCCGGTCACATGGAAGGATCTGGAGGATCGGGAATACTGGGTTTGTCGCATTGGCTACATTGGTTCCATCAAGAATAAAAACATCATGTCCTTCCGGGATAAGGGCTATACGACCATTCACATGATCGAGCGCCTCTATGATTCTGTGTCAGAGATGCAGTTGAGACTCCCCGAGATGTATAAGCAGAATGTCTATTACATTCTCTACTGGATGATTCTCAACTTCGATGCTCTGAAAGCTCGGAATAACATGGATATGAATAACAAGAGGGTTCGTCGTAATGAGTACATCGTGATGTCCTCTCTCGGAAAGAAGATTGCAGAGAATATCAATAAGCTCATTGAGAAGAAGAGCAAGTCCAAGATGAATACCATGGATACCCTTCTGGAGCTCTTCAACTTCCCCTCCGATATCATTCTCTCTGGCACTAAGAATATCTCCGACGTGGTGAAGAGTGACGATATCGTCAACGATATGTCGTTCCTTCAGGATCTGGCATATAGCTCTAAAGGTCCTAACTCTCTGGGTGAGAACTCCTCTAAGATGATCTCTGCAAAATATCGTTATCTGCATCCCTCTCAGCTTGGCATTCTGGATCTAAACGTAAGCTCCAACTCCGACCCTGGTATGTCTGGTTCTTTCGTTCCTTTCGTCAAGCTGTATGATCGCTTCTATTTCAATCCTGAGCATGAGCCCTGTGATGCAGAATACAATTCCATCAAAGAGCTTCATGATGGATTGAAGGGAGATAAAGGACTTCTCAAGAAATTCCCTGAGCTCAAAGAGAGCATCTTCTATCAGATCCCTCAGAAAGCTCTGACAGATCTCCAGCATTTCATCGATTACTACGAGGCATATCGTGATCAATTTGCTGCCGATCTGACCTATCTCCCCATCCTCATTCACGAGAAAGAAGATTGAGAAATTTCGAGCTAGTGAAGGCTGAACCTTCACTAGCTCGAAAAAGTCACTTTGTGGTAATGCTAACAGAGAGCAATACCGTTTGAGGAGCTCCCGAATACCCATTTTCATGTGTATGTGTTCCACTATTAAGCTTTATATTTATATGAGTACCGAGGCTGGTCATCTCGTATGAGACCGTATAATAAAAACTAAACTTCTCATCAGTGCCAGTTCTAAGATTCTGTAATAATAGCGTTTCTGCAAACATTTGATCGCACATAATAATCTTGGGAACTATGGTAATACTTCCTTGCGCTACAGAACCAGCATTACTCATAGTTCCGTTTAGTGTAATACTAATTGGAACCGATATTCCATAAAAGCCTGTGTACAAATCAACTTCTTTATTTTCAGAAAATTCTAATGCTGCATTCGTCCCAGCAGTATAACTTTTAAGTATTGCGATAGTAAAAGAATTAAGAATAGAAATAGTCTGAGCCTCTCCAGTATGAATCGAGCTCATGCATAATACGCTATTTATTGAATTAGAATTAACATTGACTAAATTTGACGAATTCAAAATTCCCTCAGCCATTTTTTCATTTGAAACCCTTGTAACTCTAGAGTTACAAGGGTTTCAAAATTTTTACGCCGATTGAAAATCGAGCGCCCAAGTAACATCCAACAAAACTTAGTTGGATGCAAAAAGAAAGGAGTTATTATGACACTCGATGATTTGAAAAACAGACTGGCTCAAAGCGAAAAGATTAAGGACCTGATCAATAGCCAGGATCAAATTATTCTTACGATCGATGGCCCTGATGGATCTGGGAAGGCAACTGTGTCTGCTCTCGTCAACCAATTCTTTTTCAACATGGGTATTCAGTCCATGGTCATCTCCCCGCCTTTCTATGATAGTAAGGCTGGATCTATCGTAAAGGACTATCTTATGAATGGTCCAAAGTGTATTCAGAGCAGAAAACTGATTTCAGATCTCTATGCGTTCGACCGAAATATGTGGTATATGGAGCATTTTGACGATGTTTTCCGTACCGCGTCACGTCCCAAGGTAGTTATCTTCAATCGATCCTGGATTTCTAATCTTCTTTATCAAACCACAATTCGACCCGCTGGTGAATCCGATGTCTTTGAGGAACTCACCGGGGCATTCTATGTCTATAAGAGGACCGAAAAGAACGATCAGCTAGTGCCCTGGTATGTCGCCTTCACCTTTGATGACGTATATCATATGCTGCAGCATCCTGAGAATGATCTTGCTTTTTCAAACGCGTTTCCGGCTCTTCAGTATGCCTTTGATGTTTGCCGAATTCATATGATTCAGGATATGATTAAGCATATCTATGATACCGAAATTCTTCCCTGGAAAATCAACGGCATTCCATTCATTGGTAATCGCGATGGAATCACGGTGTGCAATATCATCTTAAATCCGGGATTGGCGAATATTGATATTCTCCGTAGTAATATGGATACTCGGTATCAAAATGATGACTCCAAGAAAGATCGTAATGAGAACCGCGACTTCCTCTGGTACGTCATTGAAAATATCGGGTATATTGATGGACACATGCATGAGATCTTTGCTCCGTCTGCAAATGCCAATGTCCATACGTTTGATTTGATTCCCACAGATCCAACCGTTCCTTGCTTCGATGATGCATTTTATAAGATGGCATCGGAGCCTTCTGGAATGACTGCCGATATCGAACGAGCATTCACGTTCCATGTGATGCCCACTACTTTTATAACCAGCAACGATAATCGGTATCTGGGCGTCGTCGATTATACGAATCAGTACCGTCCGATGCAGCTTGCAACTAACATACTGACGTATCTCCTTGATATGATTGATGGGAGAACGTAAAATCTGGCAAAAAGAAAGGAATCCGCGTGGATTCCTTTCTTTTTGGTCACCTTAGATCTCCTTCGACATTACCGAGTCGTAGAGATCTGCCCAAGCTTTGACTCTCTCCATGTCCATATCAAAGTCCATGGAAATCCTCTGCCCCCACTCAATCGCAGCTTCTTTCGTTGTGAAAGTCGCGATAAACCGAGCGGGATGGATGAAGGTAACATTCGGATCCTGTTCCATCTCCGCTTTGATCTGATCAGAGATCAGGTCGATGTTTGTCCCGTGGAAGACGACACTATAGATGCACCAGCCTCCACGCAGAGAGGGATAGATGACCCAGAAAATATCCTTATTCTGATTCTGGTTCACCGTAGCGGAGTAATTCACGTACCGATCCAGCACGATGAAATGATACTGGGTATCCATCTCATCGATTGCCTTCTCCGTGATATCCTGGGAGTGCTTGATGGCCTTGACCTTTGCGATGTTATTCCGAATAATTTCGGAAGCAAAGGTCGCAGCCGTTTTGAATGCCACCAGTCTTGCATTGTCATCAGAGTTCATCTCCCAGGTGGGATTGAAACTGCTGATGGCGTCAGAGAGGTAGTTGTGGACGCCGTGCCACAGACTACCTTTGCAATCGGAATAGTCGATGGGAAGAGCCAGAGAAGTATCCAGCATCTTATACTCCTCTTCATTTTCAAGGAGCTCCGGCCAGAACTTTCTCAAAACTTTGCCAAAGCTGGCATAGGGGTTCAGCATCTTTTCGGGATTCCGGTATTCCACCGTTTCATCGGTGTGGTGGTCAAACTCACCACCGCCGATGTCGACGATAATAGCCTGGCCGATCTTCTCCATCTCCCGATACTGGTCTGTGACCTGATTGGTGCGAATCAGGTCGATGTTGGGATTAATGAGCTTCAGAAGTCCATATGCAAAGACTTCATCCGCATGGTGCACCCCAGAATGAGTGATCATCACTCTGGGGATTTTGTAGCGAGTGGTTGATGTAGATACCATAGAGATCATCCTTTCTTATATTTCTCTATCTACATGATATGTGCCAGAGGATATAGGAAAATCCGATACCTGCGATTAAACCAAAATCATTCTTTTAACCCTTTCGTAATTAATCCGAAAAGGAGACGTTCGCATGGCAACTGATTTAACAATTCGCACATGCTCTTCATGTGCCCACGCTGCCATTTGTCCTAACAGAGAAGCCTTTATGGCCTTCTATAACCATAGAGACGAAGTGATGGTCAAATGCGGTGATGGAACTGGCAATCTGGATGATACGCAAGCGGTAACCGTTCGTATTGAGCATCGGTATCTGGATGGACCTGGCCTGGAGCAGCTTTATCGTGAGCTTGGCCTTGGCAATGGCTTTGGATGCAATCCCTGCATGTGGGCAAATGGATGCCCTCTGAATGGGTGGAAGCATCCCTATGATACTCCAATCTACATGCCCTATCCGCATGCAGCTGGATACATTGCACCTCTTTGTCAGGGTGCTCGCACTCCCAATGGGGATCGTATCCAGTTCATTGCACCGGTGGCTCCTCCTGCTACCAACCAGGTACATGCAAGTCCGTATCCTCCGTTCTCGACGAAGTATACCTCTTGCTCTGATTGCCCCAATCTCAATAATGACAAGGTGGATTATGCAAAGCTGGGCGGAACTGTGTATTCTACCTTTGATGTGACCAATCTCGATACTGAGATTGATAAGGTCATCAATCTTGCTGATATTCCGACGCCCACCTCTATCATGGCTGGATATCAGCGTGCTGAAAGCAATCCTGATACATTCACCGTTACTTCTGAGGAAAATGTCTTCATTATCTACTATACCTATGGAACTTCTTCTACGACACCTACTCCCGATCCCATTCCTGACGCTATGTCGGAGGAAGAGATCAAGAGTGCAGGTCTCAATCGTAAACTGGAGATCTTCTATGGGGAAGAGAGCTACTTCATTGGGAGCAATCTGAAATCCAGCGCCAACTCCATGCAGAATCTTTACTGCACTGGTATCATCGCTGGTATTCCCAGGTATAACGGTCCGGGAGATATCTCTATCTCCTATGGCTCTCGTATGATGTGCCGAACCGATGATGATGGATATATCCGGAACGTCCACATGCTTGGTGCTTCCGATTATAAGTATATGATCGGTACCACGACTGCAGCCACTCATAATCCCCTTGCCGTTATGGAAGCGGCCGAATCCGATACCATTCAACTTGTGATTGAGCATCATAAGGACTGGAAGCTGGATGAAGATGCTCTGAAGCGTCAGGTCGCTCCCTATGCGGAGATTGAAATCGCTACTGCTTTTGCTTCTTCTAGCGATCGTGTGGCTGAATCCATCTTTATCACCTTTGATGAAACCGATGTCCATATGGCTCTTCAGTTTATCCATAGAGCATACTACGACAATTCGGCGTACACCAGGATCAACTATGATACCTGGGATCTCGCAAAGCTCTATCTCTCTATGGCAACTATGAAAGGAAAGCTTGCCGGCGCCGAGTACATTGCTCTGAAGCCCGAAACCCTTAGAGTATTCAATGATGAGAGTATTGATTCTCCTTCCTATGATACACAGGCACCCGATACCAAGATCGTATCGACACTCTATGGCCTCATGAAGGGATATTCCCTGAATGCCTCTGCACGTAAGCAGTATTCTTCCAATCTCGGTGATATTATGGCACCTGAGAATGTGGAGTCACCCACCGAGATTCGATTCCTGTCTACTGGTGAAGTGGCTCCTCATGTATACTGGGCTATGTGGGGTCTGAATGAGAGCGCTCTCGCCACAGTCTTCGGAGAAAAATTCTCCGAGTTCTACACTGGTAGTTTCTCTTCTCCTGAGATTGGAGTTTCTACTCTGTGCACTCGGACTAAATCTCTGACTACGACCTATGCAGTGAGAAATGGTAAGATCGATCTCAACTATGAGCCTTCTGCTCTCCGTAAACTGATCGATACTAAGACTGCTGAGATGGCCGAAGTGGGCATTGATCTCACCTTCTTCATCCTTCCGGATGATTATCAGAGCTTCGATCTCATCAATCAATATCCCACCTCCGAAAATGATTCTGGCAGTGGCAAGATCCCGGCTGGTATGCTCCATGTGAGCGGGGATGAGTCTCTTCATTCTATCTCTCAGTATATGGCGACGGATTCTACCGAGATTCCCGATACCATTGGGAAAGTCGTTCATCTGCTGATCATTGCTCAGCCAAAGAATATCCTTGGCTTCGCTTACAATGAGCAGAACTTCATCGCTTACAATGCCGAAGTACAGATGTTCCAGAAGGAGCTTAAACTGACCCTGATCTTTGATGGCTCTGAGATGAATCCGTCTTTCGGATATGATGCTAGCAAAATGAAGGGCTATGAGCTCTCTGGCGTTGCTCCTGAGGATATGGATGCTGTCTTCATTAGTATCAGTGATGCCAACGTGATAGAGCTGATTGGAGATAAGGCTCAGTATTACAAGCTCGCCAATACTCTGGATATCAAGTACCAAGAAGATGTTACTTGCAAAGTATATCGTCCTGGATGCACCACAGATCCGGAGGTTTCTACTTTCGCCGTTCCTTATCGTTACGCTACTGATATCTCCTTTGCTTCTACGCAGCTTTGCTCTGTGAAGAGTATCACGGTCGATGGTGCAACCCTCTTTGAGATCATTGAAGAAGAGGTCGCCAATAAGGTTACCCATCAGGAATCTTTTGCAACTCTTACCTTTGATACATTCAATGCGAGTTGCGAGAGAAAGGATAACGATATCATCGTCCATCTCAGCAATGTGGGGAAGGATCTTGAGATTATCGTCGAATATCAGGAAGGCTCCCAGGGAGTATCCGCGGTCTGTGAGCGCTGTGCCAATTATGTGGAGACGGCTCCCTATAAGTTCATGGAATGGGTACCTCTGTGCAACGATTACGTCGCTGGATCTAACAGCTAAAATCTTTCAGAAGGTTCGATAGTTTTCACTATCGAACCTTCTTTGACAAACCCCGTAAGAATTTAACAAATTTGAGGTGATTATCGCATGGAAGTAAAAGCATCGGCAGGATACTCTGGTCTGTATTGCCAGCCCTATGCCAACGCCTCTACGTATGGAGATACCGTTTATCTGATTCCTGATGCAATTCACCAGGAGATGAACGTCCTTATTTTGACGCCTGGAGCATACAGAGATATTTATCGGATTCTCTGCTACCCCACCTATCAGAAGATCAATCTCTTCGTCCCCTCTATGGACGTTCTCTTTATTTCTGATATCTTCAGACTGGTGACGGATCTTCGAAAGGTGAAAGCGGAAGTCAAATGGTATTATCCTGAGACAGTCTCTGGCCTTTCTCCCAAGAATATGCTCTTTGAGACGGCTCAGATGAAATCCAATCTGTATAAAAGCAGTACCATTTCTGGTCTCACGATTGAGTTCAAGGTGGCCAATACTCTGGATGAATCTCATCGCTTCTATGACTTTGAAGTCTGTGATGGGACGGAGTATAACTATTTTACTCTCTATATGGATAAGGCGAAGCTGGAATCTTTGGTGAATTCCTATTCTGGTAAATTTGCTCCTGCCCATATTCATCTTCCTTACAATAAATCTTTCTATGGCGGATTGACAGGGAAGGAATGTGCTCAGATCCTCGGTAAGAAATCTTGTATTCTCACCATGAATAACTTCAAGTGCAGAGAAGAGTTTATCGAGGCAAGTCAGAGCCAGATGTATGGCATTCCCAAGAGGGTCATTGCATAAAGAGACAAAAAGAAAGAGATACCAAAATCTAGGTATCTCTTTCTTTTTGTCCTCAGAAGCCCATCATCACATCTTGATAGGTTCGGCCAACACCAAAGATTTCGCTGTTGATGTTGAACTCCTCAGGTGTATACGGGCAGACCTTGATCTTGACATTCCCACGCTTTCCGCCAAGACCATTATTCTGGGTCTGTCGACATCTCAGGTTGATCTCAATTTCCATGAGAGCATTATTTGTCATCGTGGGATAGACAGACACCTGGTCGATAAGCATTGGATGCATGTAGGCAATAACGCTTGCCTCGAACGTGATAGACATCAAGCCGTTGCTCTCGGGTGCCAGATAGAGATAGGCACTGGGAACACCAAGCCGATTCTCGCTATTGGCAAACATGAGGTGAATCGCTCCCGTTTGCATGAGCTGAATCTGAAGTCCCGGAGTTTGAAGGATGTCGTAGAGATGTACAGCAGAGATGGTTTCCATAATTAAGTTACTTCCTTTCTTTATGGTATATCTGCATAATATATGCCCTTAAAAACACCGGGATAAACTGTCTATTCAAGAAAGGAGAGCCAGATTTATGGCAAATCCTGATGTATCTGCTCAGTCTTTCATGACTGAGTTGATGGATCTCTCCTTGCATCTTGTCTGGAAGGATCCATTTTATGCAATCTCTGAAGAGCAGTCTGGTGATCGTGTAGACGCTGAAGCCTATGTAGCGGCTCGTAACGGGGAGCTTCTGTTTAATTCTGTCTTTCAGTTTCATACAGAGGTTTTACAGTCTTTCTTTCCCGATCCCGATGAATTAGAACTCGTCATGCGGGATAAGAGGATGATTCCTGAAGATATGAGACCTGCTATCGTAGCTGCTGAGTCCAACCTGATCATTGAAGAATGGGAAGGTGGACGAGAGTCCAACGATTATTACAGAATGCTCTTTGGCTTACCTCCTCGTGAAATGCCCGAAAACGAGTATGTTTACAATACGAGGTATGCCGATATTGATATGACAACTCCAGTCCATTTGCTCTCCTACACAGATCGACTGAGACTAGAGAATCTTGGGTATTTTGCTGAATTGAGAGCACAGACACGATATAGCGGGAATGAGTATAAGTACCTGGAATATCTGGGGAAATACCGCATCTACCCCTATATTGCAAGACAAGCAGAACCCTTTGAATTGCTCTATATTCAGCAATCACAGTATACCTCTTTGCGCAATGACTTCATTGACACCTATGAAGCAGCGAGACGTATGGTTTATCGAGTATACTATTCCGATGCTTATCGCAATCAGTCCCATCTCTATGAGGGATTTCTCGGAATGTGTATTCTCTTCATCACACAGTCTCGTATGTTTGTCAAGTATCTGGAAGCGGATATCCCCAGAAACTTCTACGATCTAGAATCTCTGAAGCTGGTATATGATGCTTATAGCGTACCCTTCTACTCTGCAATTCCTCTGAAGTATCATGAGAGAATTGTCAAGAGAATCAATGAGTTGATCGGTTATAAAGGATCTAATCAGGTCTTTTATGACCTCTTCGATATCTTTGATTTTGGTAGAATGAGCGCTTACCAGTATTATCTGGTGAAGGATCGTATTACCAATGACGATGGTAATCCTATCTTTCGAGATGCAGATGGGAATCCTCTCACTCCCGAGCAGATGTGGAAGATTCGATTTGCCAAAGTGGGATTTGAAGATGACCAATTCATTGCCATCACAGATCCTCAGAACGCTGTCGAATATGAAGATATCACGGGAGATGATCCCTACTGGGTAGAAGATGAAAATCTCAAGAAGAAGCTCTATGAGTCTGATTGGAACTTCTTCCACTCCAAGTATATGGGCGTTCAGATCATGTTTGAGCTCTCAAAACTTCTCTTTGAAACTTGCTACTTCCTGAGAATGCTTCAGGATAATAGAGAGTCTACAGAGAATCTGAGCGTCTATTACATGGTGACAGGTGAAGAATATCCTCTCTTTGATGTCGTCATCTATGCAGTGGCTTTGCTCTGCAAGAATGCTGGATTTACGGGAGAGATTCCCAGCGATCCTGCTTCTGTATCCGCTGTCTATGGCTTCAATTTCAAGGATTACGCCAAGCTTCTCAAGATGGGATCTGAAAATATGGATGATTTCGTCAAGAACTTTAAGCGGGCATGTCATGAGTATATTGATGCCAATGCAGCTCTGGCAGCAGACGAAACACTCAGCTGGATGGTCGACCAAATTACAGATGGGGCATTCAATTACCTTGGAGAAGATTTCCCCTATGGAGAATGGGGTTATGCGCCTCCTCCCATCTTCTTACACGATTTCCTTCCAACCAAAAACTCTGTGACGACTCTGCGAAAGTATATCAAAGAGAATATCGCAGAGCTGGAAAACAATCGAGAGCTCACTGACTATGAGATCTCCTTGCTGTATTCCAGATATGTGACGAGGGATAATCAGGTCTTCAATGTCGTTGCTCCTGGATCTACTCCCACTTCTCGAGAGTATCAGACCTACGTCGTGAAAGCTCGAGAGTTCAATGAGGAAGATCTGGAAACTTTGCGTAATGCAATCATTGCTTCTTATACTCATCTTGATTCCTGGATTACCAAACTCCTGGAAGCGAGAACGGCTTTGACTTTCGATCCTCAGATTCTCGATATGATCTCTGATATGAATATCGATGATCTGGACGATATTGATCGTATCTATAAACAACTGGAAGATCTCAATGAGTATATCAACTATAAGATCAGAACGTCCTTTGCCAAAGAGGACTTTGAAGCATATTCCAATCTCAGAAAAATCTTGATGACTACCGATCTGGTAGATCAGACTTTCACCAAGAGAAATGGAACCATTGCTTCTACCTATGCTGATCTTCTAGCTGATATCAATCCCACTCTTTATCAGAGACTGATCGATGATGAGATCGACTCTGAGACTGAAGAGACCTACGTCATTCAGACTTTGATGAGACTCTGTGATAGCCTGGAACTTCTAGAATCTATCAATACTGATAAGATGAAGAAGATTGTGGATTATCTCTTCAAGATCCTGGCTTTCCTGAAATCGGCTAAGGTGGATTTAAAGGATTTCCAGATCATCTTCACGGTGTATGACCGTGGCATGAACTTCATCAAGTTCGTTACCAAGCTCTGGTCCCAGGATGTCTTCAACTATCCCACCAGAGATGAGTATTTCAGACTCATTGATATTCTCTGGGAGATTTTCATCTTACAGGAAATTCGATCTTCCTTCACTCTATCTGATCACAATCTTGGCATTGATATTTTGCATCAACTGGATGATCATATTCATCTTCTAGTGGATGAATTGAATGGCTTCCATATTGAGCATATCACCAAGGATCAGTTTGAGTTCATGGTAGATCTCATTCATGAGACCATCGTAGATGAGACAGGTACAAAAACCCATCTCAATATGGTGGATAAGCTTATTGAGGTATCTCGAACGGAGTATGAGGATTGATCCTCAAAAACACGCCCTTAATTTGGGCAAATAAATCCCCTATATGATAGGAGGAATTCTTAATCATGTCTACCGAAAAGATCCTGCGCGACCATTTGATCGCTTATGACAAGCTGACTGATACTCATGTAAAACAGCGGGGAAAGCTAGCTCGTGGAATTCTCTATCGTGAAGATGAGGATGAATATGGCCGTCGCATTTTCACTAAGGTCGGTGAGAATACGGTCGTGCTGGGCGGTGCAATTGCTGCATTAGAGCGGCTTTCTGGTGTGGAAGCCTCTTTCCGTCCCAATACGCTGAACCATATCCTGAACGTCAATGACGGATATGAGTACCATATCAACAGCACTCCCATTGCTCTCTTCGGCTGTGGTAGTGGCGGCGCTCCGCTGGACTTCGGCAACGTCTACGATCCCGATGTAAAGCAGAATAACGTTGCCGGCCTGCTGCCCATGATGGTTTCTTCCTCTGGCGTTCTCTCTGGTACTGACGCCGAGAAGTATATGATGAGAACCACCATCCAGACTCCTGATGGCACCAGCCTGAACTGCTGGTATCTGAAAGAGTTCGATATGGATCCCATCATCACCTCTCTGTGGAAGGATGCTGCCTCTGAAGATGAGGATGGCTCTGAGATCACCTCTGATATCTCTGCCTCTGAGTCTGAAAACGGTGTGGAGTCCTTCGTGGAGTTCACTCTGATCCTGAGAGACCAGGACATCCGTAGCTACTATGAGGCTATGGGTATGCTTCCTCAGGCCCGTTATAACTCCATCGGCCTCTTCATGGGCGAGAAGGTTACCGTTGGCGATTATCAGGACTATGTCAACGTGAGCCTATTCTCCGTCCTCAACATCGAGAACGAAGCTTTGGCCAAGAGAAAGACCATCACCTATCGCTACAGAGTGTATGCTCTGATCTGACAACCAAAAACAGGTTCATCCACATCGGATGAACCTGTTTTTCTCGGGCTTTTAACACTCCGATAAAATCCAATCAATCTAGAAAATAGGTGATGAAATGGCAGTCGCAAGTGCACAGGTGAAGAAAGAGCTACTCTCTTTAGCACCTGATGAATATACCGTTTCTCTGATCGTTTCTAAGATCGCCAAAACCACAAAGAATGTGAAAGATCCCACTACGGGTAAAAGACATTTCCAGATCAAACCACCTGAGTGGGATATGCAAGCAAAGGTGCATCTTAAAGCTGGAGAGTACATCAATAAAGAGGATATCGATACTACGGTAGGATCCATCATCCTCAATAAACTCCTTATTGAGGGAAAGATCGAGCCGATCATTCCCGGAGGGTTTTACAATGAGGTGATGACTTCTAAGGCCTTTGATAAACTTCTGGAACACGTCTCTACCTCTCTGATGGATGGAAAGATTCCGCTGCAACCCAATGTTGTATCTTTCCTGCAGTCCTTTGAGTTCTATGGTCTGATGCTCTCCTCTTCCATCTCTCCCTCTTTCACTTCCAACACCATGAAGGTTCAGTCTCAGATCCGTGATAAGAGGGACGAACTTTTCGTTAAATATGGGGACAATCCGGATCTGAATGAGGCTATCAAGATTGAGGATGAACTCAATAAAGAGGCTGAGAAGATCCTCAAGGGAGATCCTGGCATGAGACTGTATGACTCTGGCGCCAGAGGATCTTTCAAGGATAACTATAAGAATATGGCTATCATGGTTGGCCCTGTCAAAAACCCTGCTACTGGTAAATTTGACATTGTAAAGAATAACTATATCGACGGAGTGGAAAAGAAGGATCTTCCCGCCATTGCCAATATCATCGTGAATGCTGCATATGCGCGTGCAGTCGGTACTGCTGAAGGCGGTTATCTGACGAAGCAGTTCTATGCGGTTTACCAGTCCATTACCATGGATGAACCTGGTACGGATTGCGGCTCTAAGGGATATCTTCCGATCTTCCTAACTTCCAGCAATGTCAAAGATTTTCTGTGGCAGTATATCGTAGATGGCGGAAAACTCGTACTCTTGACAGAGGAGAACGCTCCTAAGTATCTGAATAAATCGGTGAAATTCCGGTCTCCCATCGGATGCTTGGGCAAGAAAATCTGTAATAAGTGTATGGGCGAGCGCTTCTACAAGCTGGGTATCAAAGATGTGGGCCTGGCCACAGGCCGTCTTCCTAACTCTATCATGAATGCAAGTTTGAAGCAGTTCCATACCACCAAGATGGAATTGACCCAGGTGGATCCCAATAAATTACTCATTGATTGACAGGAATCGAGGTGATTATAGACCCATGAAAGATTATCTTCGGTTCTATGCCGCTGGCAATATCGTACGTAGAGAGGGCGGATATATCAAGGATCTTGTAAATGAGGTGCTCTCTGTATATCCTCATATTTACAAGCTCGTGTCTTTCGCCACGCCTCCGCATGAGCCTATCATGATTTTGGCTTTCCATGTAACTCTTTCCTCTAAGATTCATCACTTGAAATGGATTATTAGAGGTTTTGAAGAGTCTGAGCCTTATCATGGTACCTCTATCATTATCCCCAATGAAGAGATCTCTTTCAAGCCCGATAAAGATAGAAGTCAGGCCATGTGCTTTATGAGACTTCTGGAAGTGGGATATCACAATATCTCTCTGGAAGAATTTCTGGACATGTACCAGATTGAACGATCTTCCGTGAATGCGTCTGATAACTCAACCAGTTTGATGATTTGAAATGAAGCAGCTACCTTGAAAATGGGGTAGCTGCTTCATTACGATATATCATTTGGGTAGAGTCTATAGAGAAAGGAAGCCTCACACATGAACCTGCTTCAAACAACGCATCTGATCCGAAAATGCAATACTTGCGATTCCCTCACCGCTTTGGCTTACACAATAGATGGGCAAAACGGAAAACCAGAAGAGATCTACATCTGCGCATCGTGCCTCAAGAAGCTGATCCACGAGTCCATCAGTTCCGCTATTCAAGAGAGCAAAGGCTGGGAAGGATTTAGCAAGAGAACGGATGATCCAATTCATGTCTCCCTTCAGTTTGCCGATCTTCATGTGAAGAGATTGCGGAGCATCAAGACCGAGGAAGTTCTTCCCGCATCTTTCATCCTTCAAGTTTCATCTTATGTCTTCAATGACGACATCGTATTCTTCTTCAGAGCTCGAAACGAATCCGAGTTCCTGGATGCCTTTGATGCTGTCATTGATAAAGCTCTGAAGAATTCCGTTTATCCCAACCGTGATTTCTACCTCTAAAATCAAAAAAGAAAACTTCATGGATCTTATAACCAAAGATTTATGAAGTTTTCTTTTTGAGATTCCCAGATTCTCGACCAAATCTTAATCAAATCGATAGAAAAGATTGGAGCGTGTATATATGACTTACCAGGAATATTTAACAGCTCTATTTGCTGGAAAGAAAGACGGCATCGTTTCCGTCATTCAGAAGGATCGTCGGAGAGGAACTCTGGATGAAAATCTCTTCCTCGTACTGGATAAGGAATTTTCCACAATTGATATGGTTCCTTACTACAAGATCCAGGGCGGTGGAGATCTCAATACCAATATGATTGCCTATCAGATCGTCTATGATTTGTATCGGCTCTATAAGAAGGGCGTCTCTCTGAACTCCGCCGTCCCTTGCGCTTTCGATATCAGTGGCTTTTCTCTGTCTCAAATCTTGCTTCGAGCTCCTCTGAAAGAGTTCAAGTGTCCCGATCACGAGAGTAAAGTCTATCTGGTATCGATGGCCTGTGGCGTTGCTCTTTCCATTTTGCAGGCAGCTAAGAAAACTGCCGTTCTGAAGACAATTCTGAATTTCACTGTGAATGATCAAGATGAGGATCAGCTTCTTGCAACATATCGTAGAGTGCAAGAATTGCTTCAGCGGCAGTTAACCCTGACCAATGGCTGCAGAAATCAGGAAGTTTCCTTTGGCCTCTTCTTCCTGCCCAAGAGATCGGCCTACATTAAAAAGAGACGCCCCACCACCTAAAAAGAAAGGATGAATCATCCCCATGTATATTCCTCATCAGCCTATCCCCGCCATCACGATGGAGAATGATCTTCAGACTGCTCTGGAATCTCTTTCGGAGCTGGAAGATCAGAATCCCGCTCTTGAAGCTTTCTCCATTTGGCGTAAAAAGCCCGATGGAAAGCCTTTGCTTGATACCTCTAAGCTCAGTATGAGTAACATCTCTTCTGGTTCCATCAAACTTCTTCTGAAGTCTCTGGATAATTTCAAGTCAGCCTTGATGAACTGGAGACACAGCCTTTCCGTTGAATTCAACAGCACTGCTTCTCACATCTTTAAGCTGAATGAGAAGAGACTGAAAGTCTATGGCACGGAACTCAAGAAGTATAGAGCTAGAGAGAAGGAACTCACTAAAGAGATTGGCAATCGACTCAATACCGTTGAGAAGAAAGAGGAACTTGAAGAAGAGATCGTTCATGTGAAAGAGAAGATCGATTTCTATAATGATCAGCTCACTTCTCTTCGTCAGGCCATCATGGTTCCTCAGACAGTTCTGGATGGCCTTCAGGAAACCATTCAGCGATGCAATACCGCTTTTGACGTTCTTTCCAATGACTTTGCCGCTTATCAGAACTGGATTGATATCAAGGAGAAAGATGAACATTTCCAGCACGGTATGCTAAAAGATGAGAAGTATCGTGATATGATCGTTTCTCTCATCAGCCATTATCACGTTGGAAATGAGACGTTCGATCTCCTTAGCAAGACAAAGCGTCGAGTCATTGAGATTGGCGAGACTCAGATTTATGGCGGGAGAAATAGCAATGCTCCCATGGCTGAGTATAAGTTTGAGAATGTCAAACTGATGCTCGAGAAGTATGACTGGCTCAATAAGATCGTGGATAAAATCCTGAAAAGGATCGGTATTATGAGATCCATGATGCTCTCTATCCAAGCTGGAAAAGATACAGCCTTCTCTGTCAACGAGCTGACTGCAGAACTGGTCTTTCTGATTAATTTCTGCTCTTACATGTCCGCTTTTATGGATTCGTATCTGAGCGCTCATACTGGCATCATCTATTCTTATGAATAACTTAAAATCCTTCATAGGCGTTTAAGCCTATGAAGGATTTATTTTTTTCGTATTTTCTCCATTTCTCGGAAATATATCATCTTTATTGAGAGATGGAGAAAAGAGAGTTAGAGCTTATTAGAAGCCTAATTACCTCTTTGCCCCAACTCTCTATTCCTCCGTGGATGGGAGGTGAGATAATGAGCGAATTTGATTTTCCAAATTCCGGATGGAGTGGTTATATCATTCCAATGAAGAATGGTAACTACTTTGTCCCTGACTGGTTGGTGTATCCATTATACATCACTGGCCATTTGGATCAGGTTTCCTATGATCAGTATATGAACTGCCCAAAAGTTCTCAATACTGTTACTAGGACCCTTGTTGAAGGAATCTAAATAATCGCTCATTATCAAGTAAGTCCCGTTCTTAAGGATTAGACCTTATTTACGGGCGCATCCAAAAAGAAAGGAGTTCAAAAGGATTCCTTTCTTTTTTGTATTAGTTCTAGCTGAAAAATACCAATACCGCATTAGCGTTTATCAAGATGAAATTCTTCGCATAAATCATCATAGTATCCTTTTTCGTGACGCAGTTTATAAACAATCGCCGCGAAACGATGCTTATCTTTAGGCTCTTTAAAATCAAAATTGATAGCCTTTGCAATTTCAGCATTAGGATACTTCTCAACTAGCATACGGACTACGGTTTTCATATCATCCCGAGAAAACTCAATCTTTCGAGAGCTATTCGCACGAGCATTCCTGATGTTTTCTACGGTCGACCGCAATACAAGATTATCGAGGTCATCGTGGTATTTGATATTATCGATATATCCAACTTGCGATCCTTTCGGTATTGACCCTTTATATGTCAAATACAAAACCTGAGATACCTTTAATGGCTTAAGAAAGTTAATATTGCAGTCAGGATATAATTCATGAGCTTTTTCTGAATTGCATACAAATGTAGCCATTGCAAAGCCCGATGCGAAAGATTTCATGACAAAATCATCACGATCCAGGTCAATAATAACTCCATCTCTAGATATTACGATAGGATACTTTGCAAATGGGATAATCTTAAATGGTATTTTATCGAAATACAGAATGGACGAATCGTTCGCATCAATAATATATTCAGGCAGTCGATATGTTAATGATGTACATCTCCTGCCATAATACATTCGTGTGATTGGACGTTTCTTACGAGGAATAACAGGGAAGGGCAAATTCCCTATATATGCTCTCAGCAGCAAATAATCAATATCGCAGCGTTCACCATCTAATACAATGGTCTTTCTATCATCGGATGGCAGAACTTCGTTATCACTATCATACTCATACACGTATCCATCCCGGCTAATCACATAGTTGGGATGTGTATCGATTCGCGGCATGTGAAATTGGAATCGGTCATATCGATAAGTGGCGCTTGAGCCAGAACCATGAATATTATTCACTGAATCGTATGTGGCATAAGCTCTAGGAGTGCAAAGGCGATAATCGTACATAAGCATTCTTCCTTTCGTAACATCATTTTTGAGAAATTAAGCGCCGCTATCATTATGATAGCGGCGCTTAGAGGTTAGATATTATTCAGTGCCCAAAATGCAGCAGTCTCGTCTTTGATCGGTAGCATCTTACGATTAATCCGACCATCCATTCGAGAAATATACATGTTTTTGACAGGATCTAAAGCCTTTGTAAACCGCTTTCCTAAATCCAAGCCAAATACTCTAAATATGTTGATTTGGTCCCCGTCATCTGACGCTTATACTAAGTACGGTGATTCGCCATACTTAATTTCCATCTAAGCATACTTTCGTATGCCAGAGACTATCTCTTCATCTTATAAAAGAGCTTTGCACTACGAAACAGAGCTTACCATCCCTGCCCCTCTTATGTCTATCTGGGAAGTGCACATTGATAGACAAGTTTAGTCGTTACACCTTCCTCGTTAATGCTATCTCGCGACAGTATTAAGAGACTTGGCACGGTATTCGCTGCTATCCATTTTCATGGACCGTAGCATCTCTTACGAAGCTTATTTGAATTTGCTACTAGCGGCTAAACGACCTCCGCCAATTCTTATTCACTTCTACCGTTAGCCTGAAATTTATTAAATCAGACACCGCTGGTTAGGCGTTCACAAAGTTTCCAGCATGCATCACTGCATACACGATTCCAACTGGACCCAGTTTAAATCGGCGTTTAAAATACTGATGATCGCTGTACTTAGAGTAATAGACTTGTCATTAAAATCCTGTTTGGCTCGCGCAACTTTTACCATCATGAAACTGCCGTAGTTTATGCTCGGATTGCGATTCAGAATTAAATTCACGAAGGGTGAATCTTCCTTGATGATTTTGCACATCAGATGGTAGAAAGTTGGATTGTAATGAACTTTTGCCCGAGCCCATTCTTTATTTGCTACATAGGGCTGAACGTTCATCATCTTGCAATAGAGATTGGTTAACTCATAGCGGAAGAGTTCCAGCATGGAGATATAAGGCAATTCAATCTCGTTGGCACGGAGATGACCACTGTCAGGCGTAATGATGTTACGAGAGCACCAATCATATCGACCACCAATGACTCGGGATTGAATGACACCTTTCTTTCCGTCCAGGATCTTGAAGATGGACATGAAAAGCTCTGAGATCTCGGTCTGAGCAGAGGCTAAGAGCTTATCAATCTGCACCTGGATCTTTTCACTTTGAGCTTCTTCCAGATCATAGGTATTGATCTTATTGAAGGTCTGAATGATGGACTGGAAGTAGGTGTTGACTCTCTGCTTATAGAGCTTGGAATCTTTCTCACCGGGTAACTCAATCCGAAGGATACTGCTGAAGACAGGAATGCAGGAAGTGAAGATCTTATCCTTATCAGCTCTCAACTCATGGAAAGCGGCTGCTTTGGCAGGCTTCTTTCTCTCATAGTAATCGAGAACCTCTTCGAAGTGATCTCGGAACCAGGTCATTCCTTTACCTACGAAAGGATGCTGTTTCATCTCGAGAATTTCTTTCTCTCTCATCTCGTAGGTATTGTCTTCAGAGCCATCTTTATTGCGGTAAGGAGAGGCAAGCAGACGATCGAGAACCGGGATCCCATCCACTTTACCGAGAGCATCAGAGAGCTTCATCCCATAGATGGGAGAGATCACTTTGCGATTGTAATCCAGAATGATCCACCCCGTCTTGGTGACATCGGGTTCGACATAGTCTACCACGGTGCCACACTGCTCACAGACTCTTCCAGCATACATCTTTCCGATGTACTTCTTGCACTTACAGGAGTAGCGCTCCTGGAATGCATTCTCGTCACCGAAGTCAGTACCCCAGAATTCAGACTGCAAGCCATTGGGAATCTTTCTCTTTTTGCTGTCGTAGGCTTCTGCTGATTTGATTCGGATACCCTTACCCGAGGCCAAATCGTAGTAGCACTCGAAGTCCAGATCCATGGTTTCTACCGTTACTTGCTCGATTTTGGTATCATACATGTTTCTACCTTCCTTCCCATAAAGTTTTTCTTGGCGCGACCATATAGAAGTAATTGCTTCATATACGATAGACTGCTGTTGAAGAGGTGCTATCTTTTTGAAGCAAGACCATAATATTCGCACCTAGATTGGTGAACTTTATCTCTCTGGGTTAGAAAGGTAGGTGATTTGATCTTATGGCTTTAAAGATGCCAAGCCAGAATCAGATCAAATTCTTTTATCAGATTACCGTGAAACTTGTGGAGAAGATCAAGTCTCACGAAGATGATCTGCGAGATAAATCCATTCCCGTTTACATTGGACTGGGCATTGCCCTTGTAATCTTAGCGGGGACCATCTTCTGGTATGTATGGCAAAAGGATTTGGGCCCTCTCATGATCTATATGGCCGTGCTCATTCCCATTCTCTCTTTCGGTATTGCCGAGCAATCTCGTCACATTCAGCAACTTCGAACGGAGTTCAGTGAATATAATCGATCCATCGACGATTTCCTGAAGAGTATCTCTACTTTGGATGCCAATACCCTCACCAATGAAGAGAAAGCTCTGGGTGTCGTGATGGCCGCTTTCATCTCTTCTGATGAGAAGGTTGCTGACGACATTACCTATGGAGAGATCAAGCAACTCCCCGAATACAAGAATGCTCTAACTTATGCCATTAATCTGGCGGCGGTAGAGAGTTCTATCGATATCATGGTGGATGAGGGAGAGGATGTTTCTGACATCCTCGAGACCCTAGACACGGAGGACATTAATCCAGACACCTATTTCGAAAATACCGATGGTCTATATGACACGATCCTCGGTAATAAAAATGAGGATACCAAGACAACTTCCACTCAAGATACTACTGAGGAAAGCTTCAACGCTTAATCAGATATCATTAAGATAGAATCTTGATGGAAAGGAAGGTATCCTTCAATGGCAGAAATCACCAATAAGGTCAAGAAGATTGATCGAAAGAAAGATCTCTATGACCACGTCTCTTTCGACGAGCTCTACGATTACAATCATCCCATCTCCAATCTTCGAGAGCTCTCTCGAAAACTCTTTACACAGTACATCATGAGCGGTGTCCAGCACTGGAGAAATGAACTTGGGTTTGCCAAGGGATATCTCGGAGTGGACTTTGGTCTCTTCCGAGGTGATACTGAACATGAGCTCTTCACCGTTCCCATCGTCGATCTGAAAGATGAATTTGTGGGAGACGCCAATGCTCCTACGGAACTGGCTTTCTCCGTAATCGAAATCGTAGAGCCCTTCGACGTTGTCTATTCCAAAGAGCATGAGGGTACGTGCCTCACCTCGGAACTGAAGAGCTTCATTGATTTGGGACTGTATCCGCTCGTCGTTTCTCCCATGAGAGAATCTGAGATCTACGATTCTTTCGAGAAGTACGACGACGTCGTACATGGATATGCCGCTATCGGCACGATCGTGGACATCAACGAATTCCCGGAAGGGGATTCCGTCGTTCACTATGTAGCCACTATTATGTGGGATCCCAACTACGGCAGAGAGACCACCAAAGAACTGATTCTCTCCAAGAACGGCTATTTGGTTCTTCGGAATCTGCTTCGGACTCCTACACAGTGGAGAGAGCCCAATGAGAATCTCGTTACCAACTTCGGTATTCCCATCTACGAGTATCAGGCCATGCGCTCTGATCTGGCTATCATCAATAACGTGGATGGTTTCAATGCCTACATCAACGAAGCGGTGGTAACGGGCCATTTGGATCTGGACTTCGTGAGAAGTGCTCTGAATATGGCCACAGCCACTGCGGAGAAGGTCAGTGAGCAACACCAGGCGATCATGTCTGGTGCCAAGTGGCAGAAAGATCTGACTCCTCAAAGTCCCTCTGTCGATGTGATCGATGCATCTGAGAATGATGACTTTGGACATCGGCTGCATCTCTACGATGAACCCATGACACCCGACACAGATGATGACGATTTTGAGATCGGCTGATTCTGGGTCAACGCAAGAATGGATACCCTTCCAGGTATCCATTCTTTTTGCCTCGTTTTAACTGAACCATAAAAAGATTTTGATCAAGGATGGTTTTTATGGCTAAGAAAAGAGGCCCCAAGATCAAGCAATACGATATAGCGCCCTATGTTGAATTTACTCCATCTCAAATCAAAAATATCATCAAGAAAGCCGGCTTTACACAAAGGCAATTCTGTCAGATAGTGGGATTGTCCCTTCCTGTCATTCAGCAAGCTTGCGAAAAGGCCAGTTATAAACCACCTAAGACGCTCTTAAGGTGGCTCGAGATCTTAGATACCAATCCTCAATTCTTTGAGGAATATGGAATCGCTGATCGAATTCTTACAGAGGATGAAGAACTGGATTTACTAGATGCCGAATAGTCCAGATCTTTTTCTGTATATTATTTCTATGAATCAATACGAGGAATAAAACCGAGTGAGCCAGGCTGGCGTTTGGTGCGGTTGAAGTAGATTGGTTTAGAAAGTCGAGTGGCTCACGCCCATTATCGATTCTCTCTGGGAACAGGCAGCCCGTCATGAATGTATGGAGATAACATGGGCTTCGGAATGAACCTGCTCTGGTTGAAATGATACATATCAGAGCGCCTTCTCTATCAGATACAGGACTGACAGGTTGCAACTTATCTGTGAATTTCCCACCAGAGAGGATTGTGATAGGTCGAGTCGCCTGAGCCCTAACTCAGGATCCCGCTCGACTTTCTTTTTGCTTTTATTTGACGGCAAACGATGCCTTAATGAAATTCTGAAAGAGAATGGGGTGAAAATCATTCCATGGATCCCAATAAAAAGATTTCCATAGAGCAGATTAAAGCAGCAATGTCATCCCCGGAAGTACAGAATGCAAGACCCGAAGATCTGATCTCTACCATTTCCGGTATGTTTGGTTTGGATATTGAGCCTCTGGATCAAGAAGAGGCCAACAAGATTCGCAATGAATACTTCCAAGCCATTACGCTGGATAAGGATGAGTGGACAAGACTTCCTGGACTGCGTAACTACGTTCAGATTGCTCCCTTCAAACTGAAGGAGATTCCTCCCAGTGGAGCAGTGGTAGCAGATGTCCTGATCGACAAGTCTGACTATGAAGCTGAGTGCTTTGACAAGTATGTCAAGAGCATGAGTATCAGAGGAAAGACTATCGTTTTCTATGCATCTTCGGAACTGCCTGTCAATATCGTGGTAGGTCTGAAGTGTGTCAATCAGGTTACCAAAGAGATCATTGCTGTACCTCCTGAGTATTTCCGCAAGGGAAAATAACGAGATCGAGAACCGTGATGGTTCTCGATCTCTTTAACACGGGGATAATCTTGATTACGTTAATGAGAAAGGGGCGAAAATCCCTTTGGAAAGTATTTATACGATAGGCACTAGCAGTGCCTCTCATACCTATGGAAATGTGGCAGCTTTCTTGAAAGAGATGCTGATCCAGTATTTCCCTCAAAATTTCTTTACTTATGTCTACATTGATTCCAAGATTGCTTGGAAGAATATCCATGAGATCTTGGGGAATGGGGATCGGGAATTCAAAAAGAGGCATTATCCCTTCATGATCATTACTCCCCGATTCAATGAAGCGGACGATGATGTCTTTCTGGCCAATACGCCACTGACTACCAATATCGACAATGTAGAAGCTGGAGTTCATCGTAATACGCTCTTCCCCATGATCCTGGATAAGGAGCATCAGACGGAATTAGCATACAAGATGAATCGCGATCGGATCGATTTCGATATTGAGCTTCGTCTGAAGACGTTAGCTCAGCAGCTCGATGTTTATAAGAATATGAAAAACCAGATGCTCTGGAATCGTCCTTATACAAGACAGGCTGCTTTGGAGTCCATGATCCCCAGACCCATGATCGAGTATATTGGAAAGCTTGCTGGTATCGATATTTCTCAGAGCGGAGGAGACGAAAATCAGATCCCTCTTATCATGAGATTTCTCAATGCTCATTCCAGGCTTCCCATCACTTATAAGGTGAGAAATTCCACCTCTGTGGATGAGTTCTTTGCCTACTACAAGACCAATATCCTTCTGACTTACTCCGATCTTCGGAGGGATACTGGTATCAAGAAGGATGCAGTGGATGACTATTATCCGGTGACTTTCCGTATTACAGCGGAATTCAACCTTCCTGGTCTTTATGCTCTGATTGGCACACACGAAAAGAAGTTCCATGGATATAGCTTTGATGCCATGGTGCAGTCTCCCTCGAACGGTATCGATCTCATTCCCATGTATACCTTCACCAATCTCTATGATCGGTATGTGACTGATACGATGGATGGCTATACTTTCTACTCTTCCACCATCATTCAGACTGATGAGGAGAATGAGCATAAGGATGATAGCGTATCCATTAAGGATCTGATTCCGCCCGATCATATGAAAGTCTTGGATACGTTTATCAAGGATGGAATTCCTCCTGAGACGCTCTTCCGTTTCAGGTTACTGGAGAATTCCAAAGAGTTGATGACCAACTGCGAGACCTCCGAATCCAACGACTGGGATATTGACTGGAAGACAGAGACGCTCACCATCCACAATTCTGATCCTATGGTCACCTATCGAGTCATCATTTATGCCAACTTGACCATGCTGAATACTCGCTTTGCCGAGATGCAGGATAAGACCAAATCCGATATGACATTACGATGAAAGGAAATATCCATCATGTCTGGATTCGATAAATTTATGAAGGGAATGCCTCTGTACATTCCTGAAGAGAATCAGGCTGTTTTAGAGACACTTTATGCAATCAACTATTTGGCAGAATTCAGAGCTGCTCACGAGGCAGAAATCGATAGTATGCCAATTGACGCCGAATTTTATTCGGCACTGGAAGCGGCAGGCTATTCTGAAGAGAATCACATCCCGGTCTTTGTCATTCTGACGAAGGGCCATACTCCTCTCAGTAAGATCATCTTTGCAGCGACTGGTGATGAGCATTCTCATGCTTCTATTGCTTTCGATATTTCTCTGAGAACGATGTATTCCTTTGGCACCAAGAAGATCTCCCCTACCGAGATGGGTTTTGTCACTCTGAGCTACGACAGCGAGATCTGGGGCGAAATCCCGACTGAGTATGACATGTACGTTACCTATACCAATCGGGAAGGCAGCATTAAGATGCATAAGACCTTGGAATACTTCGTCCAGAACTCTGATAAGCTGAAATATCACTGGGGTGGATTGGTGAAAATCTTCTTCAATATCAAATCCAATAACCAGAAGAAATTCATCTGCTCTCGCTTCGTTGCAATGATTTTGGGCGAAGGTCTGAAGCTCGATAGAGACACTTCTCTGTATAGGCCTTCTCAACTCAGAGACATTGAAAACGTTGAATTTGTCATCTCCGGGCCATCCATCAGAGAGTATGATGAGAGAAAAGCGAGAGCTGCTTTGGAGAAGGTTAAACGTCGATAAACTCCGATAAATAACGATACTAGGTAGAAATACCTAGTATCGTTTTGGCATATATCATGAAGTTAGAATCACTAAAAGGAGGAATTTTCTGATGCTACATACGAAATCTTTTGTCACGTTCAAGCAACTGACAGAGCAAATCTATGTCCAAGAAGGCGGCGTACTACAGAAGCTTCTCATGCAATACCTCGACAAGCTTGGCAAAGTGAAGGTAAAAAACTGCTTCACAGAAGATCTTGGGGATCGATACTTCGATGATCACATGCTACCCAGAATGGTGCCGAGCTTCATCAAGATTGACGATCCCGATGAGACGTTCAGCGATCGTTATTATCTCCCGATTCCGTGGAGTCAGAATTTTGCTGGATCTGTGATTAGTTTTAGCGGTGATAACTTCAATAACACGATACTGGCAAATGCGTGGTTGGCTGATCATCAAAATGACGTGGATCAGAATACGGAACTTCCGATCTATAGATCCGATTACACAATGGCAAACTACATGAGTTCTCGGCTTTGGGGACTTCTCGTCAATTCCATCAGCAAATCTCAATACGAAGAATGGATGGTGGGAGAGAATCGTGGTCAATATCGAGTAATTCTCGATCAGGAGAGAAGATCTTTCGTGGTTGCAGACACGCGCCATGATATTATGATTTTCACTGCCAGCTCGGAATTTACGGATGAAGATGAAGAGCCTGAATACTCATTTGATCCTGATCATATTCTGGGATTTGGCGAACGTGTATTTCTGGGATGCACTCCGGTCTACATCTCGCAGAGCTTACGTTCCAAGGTTTATACCAAAGAGGTCAAAGGCTTTATCTCTTCTAAACAGGCAAAGCCGTCTGGGCGCATTCTTCACTATCGCTATAACATGCTCGATGCAATCATCGGCATTGGAGAGCTCTTTGATGTGAATGATATGGTCGATGGCGTCGGAATCGATGACGTGACTGCGACGTACATTTATGAGCTGGATCGTTACAATCGGTCTGATGGACGTTCACTGGTTGCACCTATGCCTTGGACTGAATACTAATCGATTGAAAGGAAAGCATACTTATGACTCGTAACGAAGCCATTTTGAGATTTCAGGAGAGACTGATGGACTGCGCAATTCAGTCTCCCAGAAAAGAAGCCATGAAACTCCTTGGGATTGTCTATGCCAATCTCAAGGAGTTTATTTCTGTCCGAGCAGTCTTCGAAGAAGAGAATCGTGAGATGATCATGGATAAGTTCTTCGATACTCTGGCCAAATTCAATAACAGTGTTCGAACGAAGTTCCCTGGTTTGTATCTGAGTTTGGATGAAAGTGAGTTTGATTATCGCCAGTACCTTAGAGCATTTTTCGGAGAAAGTTCTGTCAATGATGTCTCCGATGCCTTAATTGAATTTCTGGAGCTGCATCAGAAAGAGATTATCAATAATCAGATGCCCATTGGCTACATGGTCGATGGGCAGTTCTTTCATCGCGATTTGATTCGTGCAGCTTTGCATCAATGGGCTCGGAATCTCCCAACGAATTTTGATCCAGAAAAACTTTGGTTGATGAATCTTCGTGGAGCTCTTCATGACGACAGTCTCTCTCGAGCAACGCCTCGGTATGAACTTCATGGAGACATTTTTGATGTGGCACCTGATACGTCGGAGTGTAGCACCGACGAGCAGTACGTCAATAAAGTTATCATGTGGAAGTCCATCTCCAATGATACGAAGGATGAAGAACATGATCTGCAGCTAGCCTTTATTCCGTTTGCGCAATACAACGTCAATGCCCATTATATGCCCTTCGCCGAAGAGATTGCATATTCCAATGGTTTTGCCGCCTCTTTGGATGACTCTTATCCAATTACCAAGTATAGCGTTATGGTAATAAACGCGTGTCTCGTTGGATTTGATGAGATTGCAAATCTGATTCTTTCTGACATGAAAGATGACGAGCTTCCGGAGTTGCATTATGAGCCAGATGCTCTAAAGGATCTTTACTTCTATAAGAGAATGGAAAATGAGAAGAATCATGATCGCTTCACCCTCTATCGGACTCCGAAGGAAGAAGGTCACCTTGTCAAAGAGATACTTGATCGGTTTGGGATTGATCCTCTCCGTTTGAAATTCGGTAGCGAAATGTCTGTAAAAGATCTGCAGAGTCTCGCTCTCGATTATCTTACCCAGAAGAGCTTTATTAGACGGAATCCGATTGGATTTGGTCGAGACTCTACCTGCGCTCAAAATGATTTTCATTTCCGTCCCAGCTATTCCTATATGACGCTCTATCGGACTGGGAAGTGCCCTGATATTCTCAAAACGCCCAATCTCGAAGATTGCATGATTCGGGATAGCAATCTCAAATTCATTGTGCTCATGACCTGCATCTGTGGTCCCAATGCTCTCACTTTCGTAGAGACAAGAGCCAGAGAAGATGAGATAAATAACATTCGAATCTATCGGCTCCTGAAAAAGCTAGGTGGGAGACCTCAAGTCTTACTCCCCGGAGAAGATTCTGAGTATAAGATTCATGCAAAGATGTGGGCTTTCGCAGAGAAGACCACTACGAGTGAGTGTAAATCAACCGAAGTTCTCTCTACTGGAAATTTTGTGGATTCTGCTCAGATGGGATTCTGTGATACGATCTTGATTGCTGATAGCAACGAGCATCCATATTTTACAGATTTCTGGAACTATCAGGCTACAGGAAAGATTCGTACGGACTATGAGATGGCTCATGCAAACATGCTTTTCTATCCACCTTTGATTCGTGAGAAGATCAAGCAGGAGATTCAAGGATCAATCGCGACCAAGTTTTTGATTGATCAACTGATTGACGATTATCACGAAAAGCCCTTCATTTTCATCAAGTGTAACCACATTGCCGATCCTGAGATTTGTAATCTCTTGATCAAAGCGGCTCGTAGTGGAGTGATGGTAAAGGTGCTGGTTCGAACTTCCGATTGTCTGCCCAATCATGTGGATGTACCCAATCTCGTCATCCATTCGATTGCGGGAAAGTATTTGGAGCACGATCGCTGGTTCTGCTTCGGTGTCTTGAACGATAAAGATCCAGAGCATCCAACTTTCCTCAGTCACAACGACTACATATCAACCGCTGATATTCTTCCCAGAAATCTGGATCGAAGAATTGAACTTCTAGCCTTAGTGGACGAAGATCTGAATCTCTGTGAAGAATTCTGGAATCTCTTCTATAAGAAAACGGATCCCAAAGCTGGCTTCTTCAATATCCCCATGTGATGGGACAAATCGAGCTGTAGATTCAATTCTACAGCTCGATTTTCTTTTTGTATTTAACTGATGCATAATTCCAAATTCTAATGGCCATGACAGCCTTGATAAAGGAAAGGAGGGTGAAGACACGTGAATCAATACCAGCGAATAGAGATTGGTTTTGATCTCGATGACTTCAATAAACCCATCTGTTACTCTGGAAAGGAAGCGTGGATTCATCAACTTTTGCAGTTATGCATGATGGACCCAGGAACCATTCCTTCCAACCCTACGATTGGAATCGGGATGAAGAGATACGATTACCTATTAGAGGATGATCGCAATAAGCTCGCATCTGAGATCAATCGTCAGGTCCCCATCTTCTTTCCTGATATGCCTTTCGTAAACTGCTCTGTCCAGCTTCCCACTGAGGAAGAGGATAATGATATTCTCTATCTCATCATTACCTTCGTAGTGAACGGGAATCTGGAGACGGCAGTTGTGGCTACCAAAACTGGTTATCATTATATCGATTTTGCAATCGCTATGTAAAGGATGAATGAGTATGCCTGAACTGAATGAGACTCTGGAAAGAAAAGCGTTAGAAGCTCTGGAAAGAGCAAAGGAAGAAAAAGCCAATGAGGAGAAGGAAGCTCCTCGCACTCCGGTCGTTGATACTTCTACTCCCATTGTGGACCAGAAGGTCTTCGATCAGAAGAAAGAAGAGACTGAGCAGGTTCATATCTCTCAGTCTGCCCCTGAGGTGGAGTATGATGTAATTCCTGCTCCTCCTACCGATGCAGAGGTGGCTGCTAAAGGGAAAGCGGTCGCCTCTAAGATGACAGACGATGACCCCGTAATCATCTCCGGAAGTAAGGAAACCACTCCTAAGGCAACTCCTGAAGACGAGACCGTGATTCTCACTGGTATTGCCAAGGAAAATATGCCCAATGTCCCTGCTGATGCCCAGAATGCCTTTATTGGGCAGCTCCTTCCCGAGATTGCTGAATACAAAAAGAAGCTGATCCTGAAGGCGGGTATGACGCCCGAGGAAGCCGCCACTGCTGCTAAGAACCGTGCTAAAAAGAAGTCCGTTGAGCACAACCAGGCTTATCAGCAGGAACATCCTGAAGCTGTCATTCTGGAGATCGATAAGAGCAAGGAAGACGATGTCCAGAAAATTCTGGACGAGGATACCAAGGCCAAGATTGTCACTGCCAGAGCCATCAAGCTTATGGTAGTTGAGAATAAAGACCTCGAGACGATCCAGGTAAAGCCGAAGGATAAGAAGCTGAGTGTTGGGCATCTTCGTGATATTTCGGAGAGTCTGAGCCACTACTCTGTCCCTCTGCTTGGATTTGGTGATTACGCCACTTTCATCGGTGCACAGTCTGGGCTTCTGGCCGCTGCCATCTCTGAAGAGAATGAGCACGTGCTCGTCACTCTGCAGAAGAAAGCGGAATTGCTCTATCGGCAATTCCGGGGTGGCACCTATCAGGGAAGAACCAAGCTCAACGATAAGGGCGAAGTGATTCCCATGACCTTTGAGGATTTCTGCAACTGGTATCGCTTTGACGATGTGGTGATGGGCCTCTATGCAATCGTAGTTGCTTCCTCTATGGAAGAGACAGAATCTTCGATTGATTGCCCGAGCTGCCGTCGCCAGTTCAATATCAAGTATAATAACAAGGCTCTGCTGGATCTCTCTGGTGTCTCTGATACCCTGAAGAAGAGAGTGACCGATATTGATGAGGCTCGGGTCTCCCGTGAAGCCATGGAGAAGATCCATGAAGAGTGCTCTGTCAATCATCGGTTCAAATCTCCTTTCACGGAGAATATCTACGAGCTGGGTAATCCCACCATCGCAGAAGCTCGGAAGAGATTTGTCGACATCAATAACGCCAAAGAGGATTTCGAGATGACCGGTAAGGCATCCGATCTTTTCCTCTATGTCAATAAGATCTGGATCAAAGATAACGATGGGGAGTATTACCTCGTCGATGGTACCGAAGATCCGGTGGAACTGGCTCAGGTACTGCCGGAGCTGCATGAAGTTGATATCCAGCTCCTTTGGAACTGGTTCAACGAGATGCATGATTCTCCTGCTTTCAAGATCCATACAAAGTGCCCCTACTGTGGCAGAGAAGCGACTGATCTTCTCTCCCCGGATGAGATGCTTTTTCTCCAAGCCCGCGCTTCCTTGGTGGAGATACACCAGTAAAGAACTACATGGAGTTCGTCGATGAGGTTCTCTATGAGTTCGGCGGGCAACTCCGATATGAGGACATTCTCAAGATGACCTATAAGGAATTGGGTTATCTGAGAACTCATCGTAAGAAGTATCATCCTCCTGAAGCAGATCTGCTGGCAAAGGGATTGATGGGCGCTGCTGGTAGTATGAAGCAGTAAAATATTTTTCTAAGAAACACAGCTCTCTTTTAATATGACCTATTGTATTCAAGCCGGTGAACATATCTTGAGACAACTGGGGGTCATTCTACCGATGGCTAAGTCAAAAGAAGCCCAGGTTGCACAATTTCTCAATGTATGCAATCGGGTTGAAGTATTATCAGAGTGCATCCACGACAAGTCTGGCGATATCAACGGCATGCAGTTAAATGGGCTCATGGAAAAATACTATCCAAGCCTAGAAAGCTTTTTTCTGGATGTCAAGCGGGAAGCCGATATCATCTCCATTGACACCTTCATTGGACCGGATAAAGTAGTTTTCACAGCTCATTTTGCGAGTCAAGAGACGAAGACTTTTACCTATAATCAGATTGATACCGAGATCTGAGAATAAAATCCCTAGAAGCTTTAAGCTTCTAGGGATTTTTATCAAAAATAGGCTTTATTACTCATACACGACAGTGCATTCAAATGCCAGGCTTCGCTGGTTAAACATTCCGCGTGTCGTATCATCTTCGTGCGCCCACTCAAATACATTTACACTAGATGCATCGCTATCATAGACCCAATTATTTGCGATAAGCTGACTCTGAATCGAAAACGTGTTATCGGTAAAAGAAACTGTAATTACATACTGCCTATATCCCACTAGATAGCAATATGCTGACGCTGAGCCAATGTAAAGACTAGAAACATATTTTGCGCCGGTTCCGTAGTATCCAGAAGGTGAATAAAACTTGCCACTTTTGGACGGTGTAATATCTGACGTTATCGTTGTATCCGAAATAAGAGTTTTACCAGTATACGTTGAAATAGTGGTCGAACTTAATCCAGTTATCGTATTGAATGTTAAGCTATACAGCTTACCGGGGAAAGTGTATGTGTAGTTGTCGTAAGCCGATACATTGGGTTTTCGATTATTAACTGGGCCAACTTCACTTGTATATAGCGTCTTGGTTGGTGCATATGCAGCAATTTTAATATTTTTAGTGCCCGTAGTTGAATCGATAAAGTACCAATCTTTGCAGAGCATTGCTTCAGCCATAGCAAATAAAAGTCCAGTGGCCATAGGCCACTGGACTTCGCACGAGTTTCGCTGTCGTAACCCTTGGCGGGGCAAATATCGTTCAATTAAAAACTAGATGCGCCCGCAAAAATCATTGAGTCGCAAAATGCATTGATAAAAATCGTAGTCCACAAACCTTACAGGTTTGGAATTTAGACTTGCTGGACACCTCCCACAAGTCTAGCAGTGCTCATCACCGTATACAGCTCGCTCTCTCTGGTAAAGACAGAAGATGTATTGGTGATCCTATAATGCCCTGTGTATTTGGTATACTTGGTATTATCGGTGGTGAAGATAAAGTCTTTATTGGGAGAAAGAGCGCGGATGTTTACATTCTCCACTGTAATATTGAGAACGTTCTGCGATTGCTCAATAGCGGCTCTAGCAGACTCAATGGTATCTCCTGCACCTGTATTCTGAACGACAACTCGGTTGTATTTCCCCTGTTTAGAAGGAGATACTTCAGAGACATTCAGAGAAGAATCCAGAGTTCTCACTACGCCAGTATTGGAATCGATCGAGATGATATTACCACCTTCTACCTGGTCTGCAAACATGGATTCGTTGGTGATGGATAAGGTATTACCAACGATATTGATAGCACAATATCGCTCTGTACCATTGGCATAGAAACCAGATCTCATGACACCCGAATCGGTTGCATTGGGGAAAGAAGTCAAATAAACCGTCTTGATCTCATTGGGGATCCATGCAGTAGGCCCAATCTTCTTATTGAGCAGATAGATCATATCGTAATCAAAGAAGACGACAGTACCTGCCTTATGGAGGCAATAGGTATTGACCAATCTAAAGAGGCCCTTATGAGCAGGCAGAGGAGGAATGACCATCTGATCATAGATCTTGGTATTGTCGCTGGGAGACATCAACACCTGACCAATATTGAGCTGCTTAAACATGTAGGCAACTCCATCTGCTACGGTGCAACCAGAGAGAATTGCATTGACAATCTGATTCGTCAGGAAGATGTGGTCGGCTCGATAGAGAGCCATCACGATCGGCTTTGTGTTATCGTAAGAATACTGGGTCAGGCCATCTTCTGACAATTTGTCTTTTGCAATTTCGCCTCTTGTATCGTCCGTTAACTTCGGGGACTTATTGTCAATGAATGCGTAGAAACGGTTCTCCAAGATGGTTCCATAGGCATCCATTGAGCCAGTAGCCAGCTCGTAGAGATCTTCCATCAGACGATACTCGATCTTCAAGTCCACATAGACATTCTCGGAATTCTCCATGATGTCTCGATAGACCTTATCGGGAACGATACAACGGAATTCCAGATAGGGGAAGAGATATTCTTCATAGTTCTTCTCAATCGACCAGTTACCAATGTGGGCTGTATCGACCGAATAGGGTTCATCATATCCAGGGATAATTAAATCAAATTTACTGATAATATACTTGGCAAATTTGAAGGAAAGATCTTCCACTTTCATAGTTTTCAATCAATCCACCTTTCGAAAGAATCTTTCACAATTAAAAACGTGTAAAAAGAAGGTAAATCTGATCGCATCTTTTTCTCATGCTACACGATGATAAAATTCAAGTTTCTAACCATAAAAAGAAAATTTCATCTTTCCCAAGAAAGGATGGTTCATCAATATGGCTATGCCCGATTACGAGACCATTAAGCAGTATTTCCTCGATGGAAAGTGGACGGAGCGGATGGTCCGCACTGCCCAGGTATGTAAAGCCATTTCTGCGGAACAGGCGGATGAGATCATTGCGATGAAGAAAGACGATGCGCCCGCCAAGTGACCGAGAAAATAAAGAAACTTACCATCAAATCCTGGTAAGTTTCTTTATTTCAAGCAGAGAAGCGGTTGCGGGTCTCTAGAAACATCTCGGTAAGCGAAATATGGAATATTAAAGGTGGTGATTCGTCTCATGCCCGACATTAAAACATACATGCTCGATTACACCGGTGATGAGGTCAATGAGGCAATAAAGAAGGCGTTAGAAAATGCCTCTGGCATGAAGATTCTGGAATCTTCTGCTGGTTCGCCTTACAACATTGATTCCTTGGTCACACCGGGTATCTATTCCGTCATGTATCTGCAGACGGGTGATGGCTCAGGAGAGTATGATCAGACCCTTGCAAACATGCATCCTGTATACATCCAGATCTCTGAAGATACGTCGGAAGCGGGCGTTACCAAATATGCGCAGACTGTCATTGGTGCCGATGGTTCCATTTATCACCGCGTAAGCGAGGATAATGGTGCTACCTGGCCGGCATGGTCTGCTGTCAATACAGAGGACGTACACGTTGCCATTACTCCTGAGGAGATCAATCAGATCTTCGCCAACACAAACAGTGCCAATGCCGGTACTGGTGCTACCAACTAAATTCAAGCTCTTCTGGGCTACCGACTTATTTGAAATAAGCCGGTAGAAGAAAGGCTAGGCTCTCAAAGAGACTTAGACCTTCTCCTGCCGGCTTATTTAAAATAAGTCGACAAAGCTTTCCATCTTCTTGCGTCTACCCAACTCGAAAAGATGGAGAGCGATGCCAACTTATTTAATATTTTTAATAGGAGTGAAACGTATGGCTACTATTAAATATGCTTCCCTTGAAACCCTGACCGCTCTGGTTGCGCAGATCAAGACTCTGCTGAACGGCAAGGTCGACAAAGTCTCTGGCAAGGGTCTGTCCACCAACGACCTGACCAACGAGCTGAAGACTCACTATGACGCCGCGTATACCCACAGCCAGGCTCCTCATGCCCCCTCCGACGCTGAGAGAAACGTGATCATCAGCGTGAAGGTGAACGGCGAGGCTCTGACTCCCGATGGCGAGCGTGCCGTTGACGTTGATGTCCCCACCGCTGTGTCTGAGCTGACCAACGACAGCGGCTTCCAGACCAGCACCCAGGTGAGCTCTGCGATCAGCACCGCTCTGGGCAACTACTACACCAAGACTCAGACCGACAGCGCCATCGCTACCGCTGTGGCTGATGCTTCTCACCTGAAGCGTCAGATCGTTGAGTCTCTGCCTGATTCTAATCAGGACGAGAACACCATCTACATGCTCAAGAAGACCGCTGGTGCCGGCGCGCAGAACGCGTACGATGAGTTCATGTGGCTGAACAACGCGTGGGAGAAGATCGGCGACACCGCCGTCGACCTGTCCAACTACGTGACCAAGGAGACTTTGACGAGCACCCTGGCCGACTACGTGAAGGTTGCCGACATGGTGGCCATCACCACCGAAGAGGTCCAGGGCCTGTTCACCCCTGCTGGCTGACGGGCATAGTTACCATTAAGTCTTTCTGATTAAAAATCAAGAAAGGAGGACTGATTCCTAGCATGCCCTTCAAGTATGCAGATCTGAACGCACTGACTACGTTAGTGAATCAGATCAAAACCATGATCAGTGGAATCAGTCTGTCCAGCCTTTCTGGTACTTTGCCTGTGACTAAAGGAGGAACGGGAGCAACGACAGCGGCTGCAGCTCTGTCAGCTCTTGGCGGTGCTTCCGTTGCTCTCTATCAGGCAACGATCCCGACCGGATGGACAACAGCCTCCACTGGCTATACCAAGACGGTTACCGTTAATGGTATCACCGCGAACGATGTCCCCGTTGTGGGCGTTGTCTTGAGTTCAGATGCGGCATCTGCTCAGTTACAGGGTAAAGCTTTTGCGTGCGTGAACCGAATCACCACGGCAGCAAACAGTATTACGCTGTATGCTTACAGCACAGCTCCCACACAGCAATTCCAGATTCAGTTGCTCACCGTTCGTGGCTTTTGAGAATAAATCCTAGATCCTTTTGGGATCTAGGATTTATTCGTTCTTTTTGTCTTATTTCCCGAGCAGGGTATTGATCAAAGAGCCGATCTTAGAATCGGGATGAGCTGTCATATAGTCATCAATAGTAGTCAGGATGGTATTGATCTGCTTGGTAGTAGACTTCTCATTGATGGCTTCCTGCTGACGAATTGCAGCCAGCTTATCATACATCCGGTTCACAGACAGGTACTGATCACTGGTCAGGATCATGCCCAGAATGCTAATGACACCGTAGAGAATCTCAATATCGGTGGCAACGGAATTACCGATCTTGGGGATAGGAGAACTATCGGTAGACTCGCTGATTATGTCATAGGATGTAGATTTGCCACTACTGATTTCATCAATCAGAGTGGTGATCAGAGCATCTGTCGACCGAACACAAATGGGATTGCCGCCATCATACTCCACATTCCAGGAAGCCATGCCATTGATCTCGGGTTTCTTATTGGCGAGGACGTCCTTGGTAGTGGCACTGAAGGCATCAAAAAGAATCTCGGTGACTTCATGATCCAGGCCAGATGTCACACGACGAAGTCCATTGATACAGACCAAAGTGCCCAGATTCATACCGGGCACTACGCCATTCTCGTAGGCGGATCTGCATGCCTGGAAAGTGTCATCAACAAAATCGCGATTGCACTCCCGCTCCAGATCCGTCACACCGCCGACATGGACAACGCCCAGAGCACCAGACAACTTATTCAAACGCTGCGTGGCATCCAGCAATTCCTTGGTGTAAGAGGTGGGAGAATTCTCTACATTCTTACGAGCCTGATCATAGGCATCCTTGGCGGCCTGATAGCGAGACTGGTAGTAGGGATTCTCCTGATCCAGATTCTGCAGGGTAAAGAAGTTCTTACCGATGATAGCATCGGTGATCACGAAACCACAGCTGTTGATGACTTCCTGAGCCGTGGCGAACTGATAGCCATCCAGGTCATTCAGCTTATCATGAATCTTCTCATCTTCGGCATCGGTCTTCTCATTATGGCGCAGCTCCATAAAGAGACGAACTTTGGTGCCATTGATGAGATTGCCACCGCCCAGAGCAGCAAAGTCGTTCACATACTCTTTCTGAATGGCTCTCATCATCTCGGGAATCTGAATAACCAGCATGCCGGGAATGACATTGGTCTTTCCCTGGGCAGCATACTGCTTCAGCTGGTTCTCGATATTGATCGAGAAGAAAGAGGTGATGACATCGTCGAAGTTCGGTGCCATGAAGATGGGGAAGCATCCCTGCCGATTGGCATACTGCGTCAAAGCATCGATCATCTCCGCATGACGCTGATACGTCACATTGTGATCAAAGATGAAAACCATGTGGGGATGATGGTTGGTAGAGTAATAATGCTCTGCGGTGTTGATATACCGCTCATGCATCAGAGTGGCGCAATCCAGCCGATAACCTCTCTGGATCTCATAGGAGATCTCTTTCCCTCCATCCATATCCACCAGGATATTGGGATTCTGAGTTTGCTGATAGATCTCCTGCATGATCTTGGCCAGTTGCTCATTCCCATTGGAAGATACCAGAGCGATGTTGTAGATGGCATCGAAACTGGGATTCTCTTCATCGGGAGAGGGGATGATGGGAATAGCGAAAGTCTTCAGGCTCTCTACAATGCGATCTCTTACCGCATTGAGAGATGCCATGATTTCATTCTGCCGAGCACTCTTTAGAACTTCATTGGTCTCCAGCGCGTTGGAGAAGATATCCATGAAGTGATCGGCTGTCACCATGGCAGTGGTAGTGCCATCGCCCACCTTATCCACAATGCGGAAGCTGATATTCTTCAGCATGGTGAAGATACTTTGATGGGTGGGATCCTGGAACCGAAGTCTCTGCAGGATACTCCAGCCATCTTTGGTGGGGTGGGTAGAATTGCCATCATCGATGATGGTGGTGCGGGCATAGGGGCCCAGTGTCTTCTGCACCGTAGTGGCTGCAATATGAGACACTGCTCGAATGGTAGCATTGAACTCGTTCCGATCGACGAGATTCATTCCCATTCGAATTTCTTTTTCGAGCTTTACGGGATCAAATTCATTCATCTAAATTCTCTCCTTCCGGTTTGTGAATGGTTTTCTCGATAGAGCTTGGGTAGATATAGGTGATCATACACTTTCTCTCTTTTTGCAACTTCTCAAAGAGATCCAGTCCAATATAGGTGACATTGGAGGGATCTGTCTTGGAAGGTTCCATATTCTCATATCCGTCTGAGATCAAGATATACTTTCCATTCAAGAGATTGGGATCTTTCTCATAAACTTTGAGTAAATCCTGCACATTGGACATGAAAATCGTCGTGATCTGTGGAAGCTCAGAGATGCAGTCTTCAAAATTTCCAGCTATCAAAAGAACTCGTGTACCAAGACCTTGCCCCCTGAAAATATTTTGGAGATATGCTTTCATCTCATCATTCCAGTTCGGTGCAAAAAGAAAGATCGTTTTCACAAATTTATGCTCTAGCATCTCATGGATCATAAACTCCAGTCTCGTATAATGGAGATTGGAGAAATGATAGGGCTCCATGAACTGCTCAGCATAGAGATTACAGATTTCATCCGATAATCGATCTTGAGACATCTCTTTGATCATCTGAGCTGGATGATTAAACATCACAGTCGCATCATACATTTTATTGGGATCCAGGGCTGCAAAATCTGCAATCCCTGGTAAAATGGAGAGAAGCGACTTATCCTTCAGATATGCCTCAAAGAGATTCTGGAGTAAGCTCATATTGGTATTGATGAAGGTTCGATGAAACTCCACCAGAATGTACTCATCACGATTATCGTCACTAATGGGTCTTAGGTAGTCGGGATAATCGATTGGCATGCTGTCACCTCATTCCAAAAAAGAAGGGCAAAGGAAGTTATTGAAAGACTTCCTTTGCCCTTAACGGGCGATTTATCAACCAATCAGAGAATCCAGACTGGTAACGGCCTCTACTTGCGGAGTCGGGGTATTGCCAGCGGTATTGGCCACCGTAGAAGCAGTGCTCCAGTTGGCAGCACTGGGATTCATATTGACATCAGCAGCAGTGTTGAGTGTGGGCTGCTGGGCTGCCGCAGGAGAGATGGGCGGGAAGTTGGTGCTACCAGAATAGCTATTGCTTCCATAGAAGCCGATGGTATTGGGCACATCCACATTCATCTTCTGGGCAATGGCTTTCAGATAGGTCAGCATCCGCTCCTGGTTGAAGCCCATAGCATTCTTGGCACTGTGGCCCACGAAGTTTCCACCAAACTCTCCAAAGATATGAAGAGCTTCCACAATCACGAAGAGCTGTGCCTGTACTTCCATGGTGGTATACTGACCAGTGGCAGGATTGTAGGTATCGATCACCTGGGTGGGCTCAAAGATATAGTTATAGATCTCAGAGCATGTCCGATCAATTCCCACACCATTGAAGATGGAGAAGACAGCCTTTCCACCGGCCCAGGAGAAGCCACAGAGAGAAGAAGATTCCCGATTCAGAGGCACGACACAATATCCGGGATGGTCTTTCTTTGCCTCAATATCGGGAAGAATCGTTGTCATAAAGCCCTTATACAGCGCATAGGCCGCAGGAGCTCTGAAGGTTACAGTATGGCCCATTTCCTTCGGCCACCGGGGACGTCCACCAGAGGGATCTTCCACTTTGGGGATGATGGTGAAGAACATGAGGTCATTCTTAAAACTGATGCGAAGCATCGTACTATCAGCGGCAAACAGAGCAATGGAATTGGTATTGATGCTCAATACACCATTCTCATTTCCATTTCCGCCTCCATAATTATTCATCATCGTCGGCATTGAAATCTTCCTTTCGTTTCGATATTTTGTCAGATACATTTTGCAAGTTTTAAGATCTTGCTAACCTGATAATGTCTTAATATAAATAATTATCAAAAAGAAAATTTCAAATTAGAGTTGATTGATGACTGAGAGGTAGGAAGGACTGAAAATCCTTCCTACCTCTCTGGTAGATCTTTGGTGCTTGTGCTGCGGGGATCATTCCATTTCCCCAGATCACCGTAGCTTCCGAGTGGAGTGTCATCCTAGGCTTTTCCTACGCGTTACTGGTCATGAACATACGATGCGAATCCGACACATATCGTTCGTATACCAAAAGGCTCTCTGCCGTCGCATCATACCGTCACGCAAAGACTGACCTTGCCAAAACTTAACTTGGCAATTCCTTCATCACGCATTTCAGTGCCATCAAAAAGCGTAAGTCCTCACTGATATGCCCAGCATTGCCAAAGCCTCGCAAAACGATCACTAAGGGCTGCCATGCATTTCCAATGCGCAGTCACCACGGTGTCCCTCATCACTATACCGATACACGAAGTAACGGCACGGTGCCTCAACTCAGCGCATCATTGCAATATGACGCTTTTCAGTGCCAATGAACCACATCAAAGAACGGCTGCACACCGAGCAAAGCCCTTACAGTAAACCACATTCCGCTTTATCACAAAACTATGCCAAAGCGAAACTACGGGATTCACTACTGCTCAATATTGTGCTCTACCGACACTTCAGATTACGTGATACAGCTTTACCTTTTCAGCACTTTGAAGTGAAACACCATGAATCGCCATTTCGCTGAGCAGCAAAATGCCACATCACCTAGCATATCCGGCGCGATAAAATGTATCGCGACTCAATGCCATTATATAACGCAACGCTACTTAGGCTGATCGACACCATTCCAAAACGCAAGGCCGGTACACTCAACTATTCCAGAGCCGTCCAGAGGAGTGCGATCCGCAGCTATTCCTCAGCGTTAGCCCGTACTACTTTACCCCGACACACCATAGCGAAGCACGAATCTGCTCTAAACTGCACTACTTATCACTGCCTTTGCTCTTCCTGAAATGGCCGCACTCATCCAAAGATTTACGTTGCCCTTCGGTGTTGTACCAAGCTCCTCCATGACTGTGGTCTACGTTGCATCATCAAACCTCGCCATTGATGCGGGATGCTATGATCGACAATACATGGCCTGCACGAGATGAAGTCAGACGAGAGCACGCGATACCATAGCATTACCAGAATTAGCAGCGAAGTGCCCATGCGGCCAACCACTAGGCCATACCTTACCTACACAAAGCGCAGGATCATACAGCTACTCTCTGCCAGTGATTCTCTTTATACAGAGTAGCAAAGCCAATGCAGCACATCACTCTTCCGATGCAGAACGATGATAAACATATCCGCACCAATACACCACAGTGCTAAACTGCACATTGCCAAAACTGTGGATCGCCTAACCGTGGATCATAGCACTTCTCCACAACCAAGCAATTCTCCAAGGTACCCAGCTGAACCATAGCAGTTCTGTATTGTGCTTTTCCTGCATAAGGCCATTACGCCATATTGAGCAACGTCGCAATTCCATAACTTGTTTTCATAACGCAAAACTATACTGCGCCCAAACAGGATCATACGCCTCAGCTCTGAGCGGTGCCATCACCACACTAGAAGTCGCGGACGAAACAAAGCATTTCCAATGCGATTCAACCCCATACTTCACCAATAGCTCGCCTGAATCCGCGGCGCCCAGCCCGGACCTCGAACCATGTCACCTCGTGGTGCAAAGCCTTGGCCTGGCGTTAATATGCGCCACTGAACTTTTCCGAGACATCGCATGTCTGCACCCTACAACACCAATACCGAGCCAATCGCCTCAGCGCTCAGCCATTTCCAATTCAATCTGCTCTTACCTATCCCTGAGAACGTTTAGAGAGGATAGTGGCAAAAATAAAATTTCTCTTCTCATTACCTATCCAAAGGTAGATTTTTATCCTGGATCGAGAGGACAAATTGAAACCCAGAGGCTCTATATTTTAGAGCCTCTGGGTTTTTTGTATCGGACATCAGTCTTCGGACTTCTTCTTACGACCGCGCTTCTTAGGAGCTTCTTCCGTCTCCGCAGAAGCATCGTTATCCTTCTTGCGACCGCGCTTCTTGGGTGCATCTTCAGAAGCTTCCTCACTCACGGAGGTCTTCTTGGAGCCACGTGCACGAGCGCTAGCAAAGGTTACCGTAGACGGATCAAAGCCCTCGATGGGATCGATCATGCCGGGCAGCAGATCGTCAATGGTGGCAATGATCTTCTTATCTTCCTCAGTCAGATCATCCACAGTCAGCTCGTCGTAGGGAACGCCCCACTTATTAGCAAAGGTCCACATCAGAGTGCCCTTGCCGCCGCCACGCCACTGAAGCATACCCATGTAGGACTTGTAATCCAGAGTCTCCAGACATGCCTTCAGATCTTTCACGTTCAGGAGCTGAATGCCGAAATAGAACTGCGTACCAGCAGGAACGACCTCAGAGGAAGCCAATGCCGTTCTGGGACCCTTAGCAGTCTCAGCACGCAGAGGACGCTGCAGAACACGCAGATTGCCATTCTCATCGTATGTAGGCAGCTCTCTGCCCATGGGATCGATGAAGGTCTCAGGAACCAACAGCGGAATCTTCCGGTTGACAACGAACCAGTTACCGTCAACGGTCTTCTTGTAATTGGAGATATTGGCACAGTCATACTTTGCGCCATTCTCCTTCACGCTGGCTTTGCCGCCGGAAGCTCTGGTCAGCATAGAGATAGACTCCTTGAAGGAGCCACGGATTTGATAGTCGTACATGATGGGCGTGACTCGGAACTCACCTTCCAGATCTTTGGGGATCACGTCGTAGATGGGATCATAGATCTTCCCATCGGCGCCAAAGAAGAAACGAGCCTGCGGGAAGATCGTCATCTGCTTCTCCATGACATCCTCGGGCTCCGTATCCTCAGAGCCAGACAGTGCGAGACGGACAGCGACTTCCTCTTCTTCCACGCTATCGAGATTGGGATTCTTGCTCTCGATAAAGTCGTGGTGCAGTTGCGGATTGCCCGGCTGTGTGCCCAGCATCTCCGCGGTGGTCATGCAGCGGACATAAAAACGAAATCCACTGATCATATTCAATCTCTGATTACTCCACATTTCTACTTCTCCTCCAGTAAATTCTAAATTTGGAACGGGAGTATTTTCGTTCCATCACAGAAATAATATATGCTTTCAAACCTCAGCAAATCCCGACGTCTGACGACAAAAAGAAAGGTTTAGAACGAATCTAAACCTTTCTTTCCAGTCATCCCTCAGATGCTGCTTTTAGGAGCTCTTTCTTATACCCAAACTTCAACACAACATCACCGAACTCCGTAATCGTATAGTCATCAACCGATAGAACGGTAGCCGGAACCCCGTATCGTGTGAATTTCTTTTGACCCTCCAAAACATCAATCGCAAATTGAATGACTTCTTTGTGGTAATCTTTCATAATCGTTCGTTTCCGAAGTCGATCATCAGAAATAGATGCATATTTTGGAATGGCTTTAGAATTGGTAACGGAAATCAACATACTTACGAAATCGAAGTTAGATGTACTGGGATTACCGTAGTAGCGCCCAACTTCAATTTCTGCAGCATACAGATGCTCACGAACATGCTGACGCTCAGGACGATCAAAACCTTCATACACAACTCGGTGTCTTTCTACCCATTCCTTAATGATTCCAGCACCAGTAAAGCAACGATGCAGACTTCGAATTATATCGGGATAGAGCTTTTCTCTGATATGCTTCTTAAGAGCGTCACCCTTTAATGTATAGAGGCCCATATCGTATGCTAAAATCTTCTCAGTCGAAAATAGATGATGGTAACTTCGAATCCCGAAGACTTTAAAGAGGCATTCAAACGAATATTCTGCAAGTTCATCCAGGAACTGCTCTTTTGTAATTCCCTTACAAAGAATGGGATAGGGAGTATGCTTCTGAATCTTACCATCGCCTCTCTCAAGAGTATATGGGAATACACGGACGATATATCTCAACTCAGAAGGTTCGTCGGGTAAAGGCTCTGGATAGTCTTGAAGGTCATACTCGAAGAAGAGAAGATCTGATCTCTGTTTGCAGATGGTATCTGGTACCGTATAAGAGAACTTACCCCCATCCATATAGGCCATCCGATACGCAGACAAGTCATTCCAGAAAATTTCATCGGGTGGTAACTCGAACCTTACCGTTACAATATGATTCGTAGAAATGGCACAACCGATAAATTTTGCGTGCTTGAACGTCTTAGGTTTAAATGGAGCATCTATCCAGGCTCCTGCCCAGGACGGATCCTGATACGCCATTTGTATAAAATCTTTCAGAGCTCTCGTTGCTTGAGATCTTGCATTGAAATACTTTGAAGTCTTCTCTTTGAATTTGGAAACGCTTTCGTTATCATCGTGATAGGGGCGAAAACGAAGATGGACCCTCACTATGGGAGTATCCATCTTTCGAGCGCTACTTTCGACGCTGAGAAATTTCCACCTCTCATCAAAACCATGCGCTTGCATGAGGAAAGACGTTGTATTGCTTGGCCGCGTCATCCACATGAATAGGCTCTCCAGCGTTTCAATCCTAGAAACATAAGACCATTCGCATTCAGACGCGTAGTCAAACCAGTTCTGTACGATATCGGTAAGCCATTCGTAGCGATCTTTTCGATATGGGCAAAATTTCAGAAATCGATCAAAATATGAATCACCAACATGGCCATCATCAGAACTGGTTTTCGTGCTCCACCAAATTCGAAGAATTCGATCAGCTGTATGCCATTGCGCCTTGTTAATCTGATCATAAAGTGCGTGAAGCGTAATGGACGCATCGTGTTCGATTACGACTCTCCTCTTTTCAATGGTATACTTCTGGAAGTCGAAACAGCAGATATCGAAGTAGTGCCGAAGGCGATTCTTATCTTGATTATCGACCGTCCAGTCCTTATGGCAGTGGTAAAATACGGGACAAAGTTCATCAAGTTCTAGGTCAAATGTATTGGAGTCATATTTCAATTTCGTCTCTCCAGCTTTCACTTGTTGATTTCGTGGAAAGCCGTTGCACTTATTTTTGGACTGTGCCATACGAGATCACCCTTTCTACTAATTTCTCTATAAAAATAATATCTGCTAGAAATCTGAGCCAAAATACGCAGAGAGTACCATAAAAGGTACTCTCTGCGTTCTCTCATAGATCGACGATATTGGTGAGATATTCCTTAGTGCTGGAAGGTCTCTGCACTTTCAAACCGAGAGACTCCATAATGGGTGCAATCAGTTTGACAGTAGAATTGACAACCTTCGAAGTGTCCATGATGTCTCTCAGCCAATCAGGCATAGGGATATTGGCATTCTTGGGCTTTGCAATGACATTGCAAGACATGGAAGCGATATTGGGATTTCGATTATTGATGATCTCTCGTTCAAATCTTGCATAGATCTCGGGATAATGCTCCTGTAGCCATTCTCTTCCCTTGGATGTATTGATGTTTCGGATTGGCACAATATCCACATCGGAGGGAAGCTCAATAGCATATTCGGGGCAGAGAGCATTCCAAAGCATAACGGCCTTGATACCAGAAATCCGGAGAGGAGCCGCATAGTGCTCAGGCGGGTTTACATTGGCCTGCTTGAAATACAGAGATTCGCCAGCTTCCATGGACCGTCTGATCTCTTGCTTCAATCCGCCAATCTCTACCATGATCTTTCTCAGATCAATATCATCAGGTGACAGAATCTCATCCATGCAGAGATCGGTATATAAGTCCTTGATATTCTCCTTGGTGGTGGACTTCTGCAGATCATAACCCTTAATTTCAGGCAAGCCTTTCCCATCATTGAGCAGTTTGCCTTCCTGGATCATCTGCAGATCGATATATCTCTTCTTCACTTCACCAAAGAGAATTCTCCAGAAGAAATACTCGTTCTTCATGGAGAGATACTGCGCCCACTTCTCCGAGACGTTGCAATTCCTTGCAAACATCTTCAAGTTTCGATCCACTACCGTGGTGAGGAAGATCGTGATGATGTTGGCGCAGATAAAGACCATCTCTTTGGGATCTTGCGTATACTGATTATCCAGAATCTCACTCCGAATCTGCTGAACCCAGCGATTCAATGCAATAAAGTTGGAATCGGTATCAATATAGAGCACTGCCTCTCTGGTACCATATGCCATCTTCCTCACAGAGTCGTAGACGGGATGATTATAGAAGACAAAGACATCATAGAAGTTCCAGAGATCGCTCACTTCTGCTCTTGCCTCTTCATCTTCAATCTTATCTAGAGAAGGAAGTTTTAACTCCGTGATTCTGGTCATGAAGAATTTGATCTTCTCTGAGATACAGGGAATTCGGTTGAACTCCAGGAAGTTATTCTTGTAATAGAGGAGAATCTTGATATCTTCAGACTGGCGATTAATCATGGCCATTAGATGTCTCTGCGTATTACCAGGGACCGTAAAAGCGCATTTCTTCATGAGGCGATCAAAGACTTCTTCAGAGGTTTTCTGAACCCCCAGAATACTGAAGTCCATCTTACCTTTATAGAGATCCTCATATTCTTTGACGATGATATTGAAATACTCATAGATCTCAGAAGAGGTAGAGAATTTGATATTATCGGCTAAGAAGTTCTCAAAACCGCAAGCAGCTGTACTGATAATCACTCGGCCCATACGGGTGATACTCTCGGCTAGGAAGAGATTATGCATGATAAACTTAGCATAGCCCAAAACGCCGTATAGAGAGTTCTGCAGGATCTTCGTATTCAGCTGCTTGATATCCCACTTCTGCCACTCTGCTGGATTTAAGACCTTATCGAACTTATCTCTGGTCTTCTTCTCTTCCTTTCTCTTATTCCGCTGACGAAGAATGAAATCTCTCAACGGGTTCTTCATCTGATCATGTTGACAGAAGAGAACGGACGCTCCACCAATGAGTAAATTCTGATCTTCCATACTCTCCGTCAGAGCTAAGAGATCAATCGTGGAGACTTTTCTCTTCTGGTTATTCACCACATAAACAGTGGGATTTCTCAATTCTTTGGCAATGAGACGATCGAGATACTCCTCCACTTTCACCATGGATATAGTATCTCCAAATCGTTCTCGCACTGCATTCATGGTATGCTCTTTCCAGCGATTTACCATTTTAGAAGTTCTCATAATTCAAACGTCACTCTCTTTCATCGAGAATCTGATAACTTCATCTTTGTAATGATATGTCGAAAGCCGGATAAAATGAAATCCTAGACTTGAAAGTCTAGGATTTCACGAGATTTACCAATACCAAATATCAACTGCGTCAAATTGGAAGCCACTGTCTTTCCAACACTGTAGACGCCCATTATAAGATCGAAATTGCATTCCAGTATTTATTTGACTGCCTTGATTACTATAGCATGTGATATAGTGAACGCTAGTATCAGAGCGATTTATAGCAATGAGAGGATTAGTTCCTGGATTTCCATATGTTGCTCCGGTCGATGTATTATGAAGCCTTCCTCTAACTTGAATAATTGCTGAATTCCAGTTAGATTCTACAGCATTAATAGTTTCCCATGCGTTTACGACAAACTTTGAAGTGAACGTAACTATTCGAAAACCATTATTAGAACTAGAGCTACTCGTTGTATTTAGCCCAATGCAATCTGCCAAATTTCGAAAATAAAAAGAAATGAGCCTTTGGCTCATTTCTTTTTTGGCTCCAGGACCCTCTCCCATCAGCACCAGCGAACCAGGTCATCATAATCGAATCACTGAAATGCCGCTGATCGAAAGAAAGTCACTGGAAAGAGAAACGTTCTACAGCCCTTACAGGGCTGAAATATATGTAAAAATTTGCTTTATTTGCAAATGTAAGTAGTAGAGTGCCCAGGATAATCATACACGGCAATGGTTTGAACTCCCTGTGGAAAATTCGCCTGATAGACAGCATCGGAGGTGGGGCCATTCTCAAGCACATACAGTGCGGCCTCATAGCTCTTATCATTGTAGGTGGTATTGGATCTGGTAGCAGGATACTGTCCCTCTCTCCAGATAACATCATGAACGGTGTCGCCCCAATTGGGTAAGACCACTCGATTCATGACAACACTTCCAATTGCCAGACAATGCTCCCAGGAGACCCAGGAGGAAGAACCACCCTCTGCATAAATGAGAGCGGCAAGCTGCTCTAAATCAGACTGCGTGTAATCATACCAGGGCGGATTGATTTCACAATCGATTTCTTGATAGGTTTTGTCATTATTGAAGTATGAGGTCGCTTCATGATCAGATCCCATATCTTCAATCTTGTAGTTGCGCTGGGCTTCATAGACTTCGCAAAGAGACAGATACATCTCCGCATTGGCTTCATCTTCTTCAATCATCTCGTAAGTATTGCTGATGAGAGCCTGATAGTCTACATCCGGATCATAGGAATCAACGACAACGCCCAGTCGAGTTGTCGTGATGGGATCCGGTTTGGTCTCTTCTATGGTAAGGTCTGTCGTAGCGACCTTTTCTTCAGGAGCCGCTTTATACTGAATGCTTTCGATGGGCTCTAATTCCATAGTGGCTGCAAGAGGCTCATGCTCATAGGTGGGCACTGGTTCCTCTACGATATCTTCAGCAGCCAGTGCAAAGACACAGAGAGCCAAAGAAGCGATAATAGCGGCTGTCACTACCAGGAAAACTTCACGTACAAATTCTTTCTTTTCATTCCGGGTCCGGTGGTTGCACTCTTTCGCAATAGCCGGATGCCTAATATCAATATAGGCCACTTTCTGTACGCGTTTTCCTACATAACCACGATTAGCCATTGTAAATAATCCTCCTTATGTTTACGGCTATCTCTAGAAGGGTTGAGATAACCGCCATGTGGCTTTTCTATTCAGTTTTCAAGCCATATGTCTTATACGAATCAACCAACCTTTCCGCCAGGATCATAAAATATTTCAGCTTTCTAAGATGGCAGAGCTGATATCAATCAAATCCTCCTAACTACCTGGCCTTATTCTAATACTAGGACATGATATGCGTGTGTCCAGGAATTTCGTTCTCAATTGACATGAATGTAACTGTCAAATTCTACGAACTTGTGAGGTTCGTTCTCAATCCATTAAGAAAGGAATGACTTATAAAATCATGGATCATATGAATATCCGTAAGGCGATGGAATCGACAGATTCTGCGTCTTTGATTACGCCTGTTCCCAAGATCGATCCCTCTATCGTGCCCATCAGCGATTTTTCTTCTCAAATGTCTGAGAAGGATAAGTCTCAAATCTTTCTCTTCCTGATGAAGAAGCAGTTAGGAGTTGCTCGTTTTCATGAGTTGATCAACGACTGTGCTCAGGAACTGGAAGTCTATGGCCTCATTGAGAATGCAGAAGAGGTGAAAGCGGCCTGTAATGCCATTGCTATGGCTCATAAGACGGAGAAATGCTCTCGCCCCATCATGGCCATTGCCATGAAGATTGCGGCTCATGATAACTCTGAGCTCAGTAAGAAGTACATGGAGATTGAAGAAGAGGAACATCGCATTCTCAATGAGATCTCTGAGAAGTATAATGATACGGCTCGGAAAGTCTATGCCGATCTGCTCAATGAGTTTACCAGAAAGGCCATGATGATGACTGGTCCTTATGCCAAACATATCCAGGCCATCATTGCCAAGGCTCGCGAGCTCAACTAATTCGTAACCGGCATCTTTTCTTCCTTCCGTGTCGGTGTGGACAGCTTTCTTTCCCTCGTTTCAGGCTTCAGTAATCGTAAGCCACACTCTCCTTGAGATGAAACCCACCTTTGCCTTCCCTGAGGCAAAGGTGGGTTTCAAAGCCGTTAAATGGCCACTTCAATATTGTATTTGGAATCGTCGCATTTATACCCAATGAGGTTGACACTCTGCTTGGTCATTTCTGCAAAAGGTACATCCTCAATGATGACAGTGGGAGCTTTTACGGTATCTCCCCGAATGGCTCTTTCATGATACCGATCGATCATATCCTGAGCGATGGGAATGTGCCGATCATACACATGGCAATCAGCGATGACGTGCATCAATACACCAGGAGTCATACCCACTTCCTTGGCAATACACATCAGCAGCAGAGAATACTGCACGACGTTCCAGTTGTTTGCCGTGATCATGTCCTGGGAGCGCTGATTCAGAATGGCGTTCAGAATCATTTCACCAGACTTTGTATCTCTCGTGACGTTGTAAGTCATAGAGTATGCGCAGGGGCGCAGTCCCATCTCAGAGAGATCCTGGAAATTGTAGGTGGAAGTCATGATAGAACGAGACATGGGATCATGCTTCAGATCATAAATGACTTTCTCCATCTGATCGAAGTCTCCCTGAGGATAATGGGACTTCTGAGCGATTTGGTAGCCATAGGCTTTGCCAATGGTACCGTCACCCACATCCCAGGAATCCCAGATATGGGAGCCCAGTTCTTTGATGACATTGGATTTCTTCTGATAAATCCAGAGAATTTCTTCGAAAGCACTTCTCCAGAAGCACTTTCTCAGCGTGATGATAGGAAATTCTGTTCGAAGATCATAGCGATGCACAACGCCGAAGATCTTCTTGGTATGGGCGGGAGTTCCATCTGCCCAATGAGGGCGAACGTTCATACCCTCATCAGAGTATGGGGATTTTAAGATAGCTTCCAGGTCTTGCACCAGCAACCAGTCTGCTCGAGTCATAAGTCATATCATCCTTTCGGTTTAAAGATCAACTGCCACTTTGTATCAGCGGTAGTTGATCTATAATATGGTAATTTAATCAAATACGAAGAAAGTTAAACTACATGTGATCATGGGAGAAGCAGTGATTGAAACCTTTCCAGAAGTCGTGGTGTTGAAGGTCATCTTGTAATCAGTGTAACTTGAGCTATTTTCGATATCAACGACAGCTACTTCTACTGAATTGAGATTGGGTGTTAAAATGGGTAGATGTGTAAATTGATATATTAGATTATTTGATCCCATATTAAAAGAATTTGCATACACAATGCAAATTCTCCAAGAAGTCGTGCCCAAATCAATTTGAGATTGTGAAGATGAAAACGTTGTCAAATCCGTACCGACAATGTGACTTGCTTGTGAAAACAAAGATATTGCAGATGATAACTGATTAAATTGAGGAACGAAAAAAGCATCCATAAAAGAAAAATGATTCAGAAAGATGTCTACAAGACCTTACAGGTCTTAAAAATCGAGCATAGCGTTACGCTATGCTCGATTCAACGTTTTTCTTAGTCTTCAGATCCCACGATAGTTATACCATACTTCTGGGCCACTTCATGCTCAATCCGACAACCACGTGCAGCGCTCCATCCTTTTGCGAAGTATGCAACATCGGCTTCAGAGAGAAGCTGAATGGATTTGCCAAGCATCCAAACTGCCTCGATAGAATCTTTCGGAGCACTCTCGGGAATGAAACTGTCGATGACTTCGATTTCATCCTGAATCAGTTCCTTCCCCTCCATGATGATCTTCTCGCGCTCTGCGAGAATCTCTGCATCGGTCTTACCCTTCATGGGCTGACTAATAAAGACTTTTACCATAGAAATCTTCCTTTCCAAAATAATGGTTTAAAATCTAACTACCTGGGTGTTTCCTAGGTAGTTAGATAGCAATTTATTGATAAATTTCAAAAATTGTAATATGTAATGAGTTAGGCATCGAGCTGACCGATCCACTAAAAACACAGCGGTACGCTAAAGATGATATCCATATAAACTCGATTTCGGACGAAGTCATACCACCAGATGACCCGCCTAGAATATTTGTATTAGATGGGGACATTAAAATGCCACTCAAAGATAAGGTCGCGCCGCCAATCCCAAACGCTGTTACAAAAATTGCATTTGGGACGTATGAGAATGTCCCATTGTAAGTACGACTATTAATGGTCTTATCAATAATAAGTCGTAAGACAAATTGATTATCATTCAAAACCTGTGCATTGGCGTTAGAAGTGCCAACAATACTATCCATTTTCAAAGGCTGGCGGCAACCGCTTCGCTTGTTGCCAGCCTGCTCAAAATTGTGAGATTTTTGCGAATTCTACAAGCCTTACAGGCTTGAAATAAACGCCAGAGATGACGTGTACACGTCATCTCTGGCGTTAAAATCACATACGTGCATCGTAGCAAATGGTTTTAATTCCATACTCGATAGCCGCGGTATGCTCAATTTTGCATCCTCTTGCTTGATCCCATCCTCTAACGAAAAAGGCCGCATCTGCAGTCGCAAGAAGCATCAGCGATCTTCCAAGGTCATATAAGGCCTCATTCGTGTTACTAGGAGCAGAATCCTCAAAATAGCTATCGATTACTTCAATATCATCGGTACAAAGCTCGTCTTTGGCTTTTAGAATAGCTTCTTCCCGCTCTGCTTTAATTTCAGCGCTACTCTTTCCTCTCATTGGCTGACTAATAAAAAGTTTAATCATGATTGGCCTCCTTATAAAAATAAATTCGACTACCTAGATGTCTCCTAGGTAGTCGAATTAAAGCATATCAGTCTATAACATAAACGACGCAGCTTAAAGTAAAATTAGTGTAGCCAGTTACTACAAAAAGATGCGTATCGTCCATATAAAAATAAAAATTATTTATGGTAGTCACGCCACCAGTACTTAAATACATGGAAAGTTGCGACCGTTGCATGCCTGATGAAATTATTGCCGGTAGAGCGATTGAACTATTAAACTCATATGGATGGAATGAAGATCCAATGACCTGAAATATGCCATAATTAACATTTCCAATTTCTGTTGATACCTCTTGGTTTGCGGTTGGCATCGAAATATTAAGTCTTAAAATTTCTTTGGCCTCATAGAAATATTGTGTCCATTGTGTTTTATACGATGCATTAGTGATGGTAAATGCTTCTGCCATGAGTCACAAAGGCTGGCGGCAACCGCTTCGCTTGTTGCCAGCCCGGCCAAAAACAGTGAGATTTTTCGCGAGTTCTACAAGCCTTACAGGCTTGAAATAAATCACCCATGACGGCATTTTATGCCGTCATGGGTGATAATACTTCGGTGCAACTATCTTCGCGTCATGTAAAGATAATAAAAGCTAAGTTTAGTGTTGGAGCACTTGCATTTAAATACCAGCTCTGCTTAGATTCAAATACAATTTCGTGATCGGTTGAGTGGATTTTAATAGATCCGGATCCTGAAGCAGTCGTTCCTGGCCTCTCCACTATGGTTAGATACATATTTTGCACATTTGGGACAATAACCGGGACAGAATATATTACAAGTGCTGGTGCTGAATTAATGTATCCATTTAGATATAGTCCACACAAACGAAAATTCCCAATATCAATAGTTTTTGGCAGTGAGCTTGTTTGTATCGACTCGTTTTGAATTATATCAGCTGATAAAATCAATTGGGTTGTATTTGGATCATGAAAAGTAGGAGAGAAAATAGCTTCCATTATCCACAAGGGCCCACGACGCTTCGCTTGTTGTGGGCCCTGCCAAAAATTTTGAGTTTCGCGATTTCTACAAGCCTTACAGGCTTGGAATAACACCGAGATTTGGCATGTACATGCCAAATCTCGGTGTAAAATCGGGATCTTAAAAAATACTTTACGTGCTGCTACCGTCAATTATAGATTATGACTACGAACCATATAGATTCGCGATTTTAATCTTCCCCGCGTAGCCTAGGAGAATAACCTGTTTTTCCAGAAATAATATCATATCCAAACTGAAGAAGATTTCTGGCAGCATTAATATCCCTATCAATTCGTAAATCACATTCTTTACAATGATAATTACGCGTTGATGGACGAAGGCGTTCTCTTCCAATTCGAATATGGCCGCATCTTGAGCAGCGTTGAGTTGATGGGAAATATTTCGGAACTTCTATAAAAATAATGGAATTTTGCGTGCATTTCCATTTAAGAAATACACGGATAAAGCCAAACGATGATCTTTCGATGTTTCTATGAAGGCTAGTAGACGAGCGTTCCGAAGTCCTCATGTCATATGTATCTAATTCTTCAACGCTTATAAACCCTGGCTTGGATCTCGCCAAAGCACTGCAAAATTTCTTAAGAATGTCAAGACGGGCATTAGCTGCGTATTCGGTATATTTAAGGCTTTTTCTACGAAGTTTCTTAATAGAATTCGATGAATACGCTTTCGCTAATGCTTTCTTTGGAATTTTCTTCTTCGGCGTAGAAGGATTAAATCCCATCGCGTATAGATTCCAATTAGCTTTTCGATCTATAATAGATGAAATTCTAGCCATTTGATCATGCGCATATTTAATCTTTCCAGATAATAATGGATTTGATTCTCCATTAAATAATAAAGGGCTGTCTTTATCTGGAAATCCTCCAAATGCAATAGTTGCAAGGTTCTTTATCCCCAAGTCAATTCCAATTGGGATAGAAAAGTTATTGAATTCTTTTGGCGGCATGGGGTCATCAATCATAATTCGAAGAACTACATACCATCTATCGCTGTTGCGCTTATAATAAATACGGCCAGAAGTAACATTTTTAATGTCTTGATCTGTTAAATACTCCTTTTCTCGTAATTTAATACTATGCATGCATGGTATCCAAAGATGGTTGTTTGGAAGTTTACGAACGCCTTGCTTTACAAAGAAAAAGCTATTAATTGGATTCTTTTTCCGACTCCGATACTTTATATAGCCAATACCTTTCGACTTCCCAACCTTAAGCATTGTGCTAAAGCACCGATCGATCATATCACGACGGGATTTACTATCAAGCTCCCTATAATATGGCTTACTTTCTGCAATTAATGGATAATTTTCTGCTTCAAATTTATAGTTATTAATCCACCCTTCTCGATCATAAAGTGACATTAATTCGACTTCTACAAAATCATTCCATAACGAGTGAAGCAAATAGAGCTTTCGTAAAGCATACTCTTTCTGCGATTTTGTTAATCGAATTTCGATCTTTTTCATAACATACATTATTTTCACCTCCTAATACTGTAAAATTAACATGGATACGATGCCGTATCCATGTTAATTTTGCGTAAAATTTTAAAAATAAGCGATGTGCTCATAGTCCAAGGCACAAGTTTCATCGAGTTCTTTCAGCAAATCTCTCTTTTTGTTAGCGGAATCGGCCCAATCATCAATGCGAAGTTCGATACTACCAACGCCAAGATCGAGATTCTGAACTCTCTTGAGCTTCTGATAGAAATACTCTTCCAGATCATACTGACAGAGCTCCACAAAGGTAGAGAAGCACGTGGGAGGAATGGTAGAAAGACTTGGATCATGATCCATAGCTAGTTCCACTTCATAATCGCCACCACTCCAGCCATTGTAGAGAATCAGAATATCGGGTGGTCTGAAATCCCAAGTAAGAGCATGAGTCATCTGTCGAGCCATTGCTCCAACAGCCTGGATGGAAGCCAATCCCATCATGATAGAAGCGGGATCTCCGATCATTCCCTGAGGGACGTACAGATCATTGTAACCATTGGGCTTCTGAATCTGCACATTAGGAATGGCTAAGATGGTATGCTCCTGATAATAATGCTTGGGAATTTGATAGACCTGAGAATAGGAATTGGTGTGATTGGTAGGAACGCCGACATAGGGTTTACAAACTCTCTCGGCATTACCAATCAGAAAAGAAGCAATATAGGGATATCTCTGTGAGAATTCTTTCAAAGCAGAGTGCTGAAGGCGCCACATGAGCTCCTGGTCAGTCACGGGCTTAGGAAGATCTCTAATACCCATATTCTGCTTGCAAAGTGTCAAAATTTCCGATAAAGATTGATACATGAAATCACCCTCAATCAGACAAAAGCTTTCAAGATTAAGGCTTTGTCTGATTTAAGAGAGAATCGCTATAATTCCGCTCATTTCAAATTTGTTAGTCGCCATGCTTGCATTCGTGCATTGCAATGTTATTGTAGAAGCTGTTGATGATATCGTCGTTGTCGTGGGAGCGTAGTTGCTAGTTGGATTTGCCTGTAACCAAAAATATTGAGATGATTGATTAGGAATTACTGCGATCGGAAAATTACTTCGAGAATATACTGTATTGGTTGGATATACCAATGCTTCAATAAATACCAAAGCAGATGAAAACGTTCCAACAGAGGTGGTTGATGTTAGAACATAATTTGGTGCCGCGCTCGCCATAGCTGCAGTAAATGAATATAAGCGCTCTGCTGAAATTAGAGCCGATGCTAATGTTTGGTCTTGCGAATGTGATAACCCAATAACTTCAGCCACAAAATACAAAGGCTGGCGGCAACCGCTTCGCTTGTTGCCAGCCCGCTCAAAATTGTGAGATTTTTGCGAATCCTACAAGCCTTACAGGCTTGAAATAACACCGAGATTTGGCATGGATATGCCAAATCTCGGTGTAATACGAGTTTAGCTCATGATAAATAAGGTACCAGAGCAATATAAAGCATTTCGCCAACTAATTGATGGTGTCGATTTCATTTGATAGTTTACCAAAATCGACGAACTCGTTCCTGATATATAAAAGTTACTTAATTGGGATACCGAGGCATTCGAACTTTCAATAGATCTATCCAATTGCGCCCACATTGGTATGATAAGTTGAGTAGTTGCCGGTGTGACGGGATGAATAAAATTTAACCCGTAATAATTGGTTTGGGGCGCGGATGTTCCGATAGTTGCCCCAAGAAAGAAGCCATCGATCATAATATAAGCGAGATTAAATGATGTAGAATAAATGGGATGTGTATATGGTGTGTTTATAGCTGGTATTGGATCAACACTTACAGCAAATGGGACAATTTCTTTCGCCTGAGCTGCTGTATTTATCATCTGCTGATCTTGCTGCCATGTTACAGTAAAAGCATCGGCCATATGAGCACAAAGGCCGGCAGCGCTTCGCTTGTTGCCGGCCTGTCCGAAATGGTGAGATTTTCGCGAGTTCTACAAGCCTTACAGGCTTGAAAAAAGAACGAAGCGAAATGTTATTGTGGCATGCCACAATAACATTTCGCTTCGTTCGTTTTTACTCCATAATCAATAAATGGCCGATAAAAGTAATATTAATCGTTGATCCTACAGTACAATTTGCATTGATCGATGTATTATTGCAATTTATTCTAAAAGGATTATTAATTCCCAACTTAAACGGTGCATATCCGCCATATGAGTTTATACCAAATAAACTCAATATCAAATTACTGGTTTGCGGCGTTAGAAGATGTAAATAGTTCAGTCCAAATCGATCATACGAAGTATTATTAGGATTATCGACGTTTGCATATTCAATCACAAGATACGCAATAGACCAAGCACCGAGCCATAGTTGCTCGGCCAATGGTGAAGCTGGATATACCAGTTTCTCTATATTTACCGGAACAATCTGCTTTGCGTTCAGAGCCACACTATTCAATGCACTATCTTGGGGCCATGTTACAGTAACAGCTTCGGCCATATAAAAAGAAAAACCTTGCAAAGGCGCGCGACGCTTCGCTTGTTGCGTGCCCTGCCTAGAAAATTTCGTCGAGTCTACAAGTCCTTACAGGACTTGAGAAATCACCGGAGAAGACATGTACATGTCTTCTCCGGTGATATTTTAGCTTCGTTTCCTAGGTAATTTGTAAAGCCGCTACCAAAGTATCGATCTTGATTCCCACCGTATTGATCGGAGTCATGATCTCCTCTGAGATGATATAATGATACCGACCATCCGCCGTATCAATCTCAGGATCCTGAACTCGGTAGATCGAATATCGATTCTCTTTATTCAAGGTAGGCAGCAGTTCTTTGGTTACAACGACATGGTCTCCCTCTGCTGTGACAAAATCAGTCAGTCCCACTTCAATCAGTTCCTTGATGGTCTCTTGAGGGATTGGCGTAACAGATTGATGTACTCTCAAAGCATAGTGGTAGAGATACTGATAGCATGGATCATAGATCGATCTCTCTGCAGCCTGGGTGTAGTTTTCTTCTCCCACCTTCTGTCGATTGGGCAGTTGAAGGAAGGGCAAAACCAGTTCCTCTTTGGCAGAGGTGGTGTCCTCTCTCAAAATGAGATTCAGTGCCACTCTCTCGCCATCTCGCTCGCCCATCACGACCATGGGCTCGAGTTTGCTCTTTCGAAACGATTTTGTCTTACTGGTGAACTCCAGAGGCTTGACAATCAGGCCTCTCCAAGCAGAGATATCGTACTCATACTTCTGCTTCTCATTCACGTAGGGATAGATGTGGATCAATCTCTCTGCATAATCCAGAGACGATTTCCCCACATAGAGATATTCTCCTGGATGTTCCGGATTCCTCGGATCGATGTAGTAGGGAGGAACCATAGTACGCATCATGGGAGAGAGCTCCGCCATGGGATTGGTATCCACATAGTAGAGGTCAAAGAGTTTGGATGCGATCGTATTGAGCTTTTTGAATGTGGCGAATTGATTGATGATGAAATCTTCGCGACTGGAAAGCTCAGTTGCCTTGGGCACTCGAGCCATGCTTTGCAGCCTTCCTTTCTTTCTCTTTCTGATTGACCTTCTTACGCATCTCCTTGAAGAGAGCGGGATCATACAGATTGAACTGCTTCAGTCGCACAATCAGAGCTGTCGTATTGATTTCCAGCATCAGAGAGATCACATGGCCCAGATCATAGTAGAACCGATGCAGAGCCTCTTCCGGTAAGAAACCAGGGTCCGCCTGGATCATCTGGAAGATCTTTGCATAGCTCTTCTGACGCAGAATGGGAAGAGCCGGACTCGGCTTTGTGATGAAATCCAGTTCCTCATGGAATTTCATCATGTTGCTGTAGAGCGCTTTCATCTCATCCTCGAGATGGATACTGGAGAGATTTTCAATGTCCTCTTCGGAGAGAGCTTTCAGAGTTCCATCACTCTGCTCTTTCTCTTCTTTTTCCTCGGGAATTTCAAGGTTCAAATCCTTTTCATCAGCCATTTTCGTATTCCACCTTTCTTCGTATTAAATCTTCGTAATAAGCTCGATCTTTGATCAGACGCTGATGTTCTTGATCATAACGTAGATACGTTGAGCAATCTTTCTCAAAGAGGGCCATTGCCAGATCAATTTCATCTCGTGTCTTCCATTCTCGATGAGCGACCAGGCAGACAAAACGGTCAAAGATTCTGTATTTGAAGGTCTCGGCTCGAAGCATTCCATGGACAGCAAAGAGCCGATCGATCATCTTACTAAGACCCTCAATGATGTACTGATAGTCCTCTACGGTGAGAGGTGCAATCTGCAGTTCCTGTTCCATTATTCAAAATCACCAATCCGATCTTCAATATGGTCCAAAATCTGATCAGTGGTGGGGAGATTCAGATAGATCTCACCAATGGCCCACCAATGATGTCCCACATAGGCCTCCATGAAGAAGTCGTTGGAGTTGCACCGGTAGTCGTGCTTTTCAGAGTTATCAATGAACTTGATATACTCATACTTGGGAATCTCAATCTTATCCCGGAAGAAGATCTTAGCAACGAAGGTTCTGGGAGACAGATTGCAGATCAGCATGATGGATGGATATAGGGACGTCAGATCCATATCAATTACGAAGTTGTGAATATGGGTCATGGCTCTACCCAGCAATTTAAAACCAGACGAGACCTGTCTCCTTGGCTCTGCCACATAAGCGCCATCGTAGGCTTTTTGCCTTCTCCGAGCGCCAGGAGCTGCCGCTGCTGCAATGCCCGCTTCATTCTTTGGTTTCACAAATCGATCGTGCTTGATTCGGGTCCGAGACATGTGGTTGATCTCAGGATTTCGAATCACATCCAATCGATTCTGATATTTCTGACGGCGTTCTTGCGCCGCTTGATCGAAAGCTTGTTGATTCTTACTCATCGTATCCACCTTCATCTTCATCCATATCGGAGTCACTCAGAGCCATATCGTACATATCAAAGTCGTCGGGATCAAACTGGGACATATCCTCCAGAATCTGATCCGAGGAGATATTGGCAGCGGCCATCTCCGGAATATATTGCTTCCAGTCGAAGGGCGCTTCCGTTCGGTTGGCATTAGTGCCAATCACATATCCCTCCGTCAAGAAATACTTGGTGAGAGACTGCGTCAGCATGGTGGTGGAGACAAATGCCTCAGGAATGAGCATGGCATTCTCATAGCATCTATCATACACCGTATCAATATCTTTTGTCTTCAGTCCAATGCCCATCTGCAGCAGAACGTCTTTGATATTATACATATAGAACTTCCAGAGGTTCTTGTACATGAAGGTGCGGATATTGCCCTCTTCTTCATAGTTGATCTTGGTATCCTTGAGCTCTTTTTTGCCGATGGCATTCAGCTTCATGGATGCCTGTTTTCCTTTACCGGATCGGACACCAGCATACATCCACATCTGACAAATCATCAGTGGCTTGATGGAAACCACACAGCGATGGTTTCTCTTATGGACCTGAATGTTATCATCTTCTTCAAAGAAGCACGTTTTATATTTGAATTCGGGATCACATATGATGGATTCAGGTTCATATCCAAGGCTCAGAGGACGCTCAATCATATTTCTGATATCGTATGGTGCATTCCATGCCATCAGATAATCGATGTTGCTAGAGCGCACCAGCTGCCAAAAGAGCATATGGAGTTTAATCTCCTCATCAACCAGAATGAAGTGATAGTCCATCTCACCATAGGTCTCATCAAAGTTCTCATGGCACTCTTTGATGAAATCATCCATGTGGTTCTTGAGATACTCCACTTGCTCATAGAAGTGCTCTTTGGCTTTGGCAACCTCATTGAAGTGAGGATTATTCTCAGCCAATACCGGCAAGTTGTCTTTGGCCAAACCAATGGTATATACTTGCTTTTGATCCTGAAGAATCAGAGTGACTGCACAGGTGGGAGCTTCACCAGGAGAGGCAAAGCCGTCAATCTGTACCACATCTGACTCAATATCGAAATAGGCCGAGGAGATCCTCTTGATTTCATCATTGCCATATTCCAGGATAAACTGCACCCAGTAATAGTGCTCGATGGAGGTGTCATAGCCAAAGATCAGAGGAGAATGAATGACATCTCCGGGCTCACAGCCAAGGATCCGAGCCAGCTCTTTATCTCTATAATGATAAGAGATGACGACTCGATCCAGCTTATCAATCTCCTCATAGGGCTCCATCACGGTAGCGGTATTCCAATACTGTCTCTTGAGAATATAGACTTCGTATTTGGGATGATCGATTGTTTGCACATGAAGTTTTCCGGTCTCCATGTCTTTAAAAGTGATAGCAATGGCATCACGAGCACCCAATTCAAAGGTATCGTACGAAACGATATGAATGGGCATAAGGTGCTTGCCATTCCACTTTGGGTCTAAGAATTTCAATTATATTTCCTCCTTCCAGAGTTAATGTCCAGTTTGGACCGAAATAACTCAATAGATGCCGGGATTTAACGCGTTTCACAACCCCTTAAGCATCACATCATTATGATATATTCAGAAGCATTTTTCTAGGGAAGGAGAATTCGTTGTGAAAATCCCTCAAAAGCCTACCCCCGCTATCCCCGATAAAACGAAAGAGAAAGCAGAATCCAAGTTTGGAAATATGCTGGCTCAATTCGTGGGGACGGGAGATCGTCTGTCTGGTTTTTCCTCAGAGAGCTTCAGCGTTACTCCCGCTACTAGACTCTCTCAGGAAAAGAAGACAGAAGTTACCAAAAGGAAGAAAGATACGAAGTTTGACGATGATCTCGAAGGTGGATTGAACCTCGACGAACTGGATGATATCCTCGCCAGTAAAGATGAAGATGATGACTATGATTCCGCTTTTGATGATCTGATTGAAAATGCCTTCATTGAAGATGAGGATGTAACACTGCGGAATAGTCTCATTGCCATGGGACGTCGTCATGCGATCAAGAGCTTAGAGGACGATCCTGATACCTCTGAGATCTCTCGAGCGTTCGTTCGTCAAGAGCAAGCGGTGGAAGATTTGATCTCTGAAATCAATAAGGATACGGTTGCTATCAACCGTGATATTGAGATGATGAGATCTCTTCGTACCAAAAACTACAAGTCCATGGCAGATCTGATCTCCGCTCGTGTGTCCTTCGCCAATGTCAAACTCTCGGCCATCAAAGAGCTGAATTCAATTCAGAAGACTAAGTTTGAGCTGAAGGCCAAGATGAAGAAATCCGATGATGAAAGTGCCGAAGGTGGACTTGGTGCAACACAGACCATTCAGAAGCTCTTCTCCATTGGTAGACAGAATCTGGTTGGAGCTGTTGACGACGATGTCCTTACTACCGATACGGGCGATGATGACTATAACGCCAATGCAGCAATCACTACCATTCATGAAGAATCGGCTCTGCCTCCCGCTGTGACAGATGGAGACAAGTTTATCGCTCATGAAGATGAAGGAGTGGAGTATGTCCTTGATATTGATTCGGGGACTGATGATAAGCAGATCTACGCTGTCAATAAGTATGGAGATGTAATCTCTGATTATCCGCTTCCTTCCAATCCCGACCAGTTGAATTTCCAGATCAATGAACTGGCGGGGGAAGCGACAGATCAGCTTCAGCGGAGATATCGCCTTCGTCGAGATGGTGAAGATGTCAACCCAGAGAGCTTTAGAGCTGGTAGTAACGAAACCTGACAAAAAGAAAGGAACCCATATGGGTTCCTTTCTTTTCAGGCCTCAGATGGCCGCTGCAGCAGCATCCAGGTCAACGGTTTCCTTGGCTTCAGCCTTTTCGGCTTTCTTGGCTTCCTTCTCGGCCTTGCGGGCCTCCTTCGCCGCAACCTTTTCAGCCTTGGCCTCGGCCTTCAGATCAGCCTTTTCAGACTTGATCTGTAGACCCAGGTCCTTTGCAACCGCCTTATTGGTCGCCTTGGTTGCCCTGAGATCTGCCTTCTCCATCTTGGCCACCTCGATGACCTTGGAGATGTTTTTGGCAGTCATCCGTCCAGTGCGGAGCAGCTCGTGGAATTCACGTTCCACGACTTTCTTCGCGGTCCGGTAGCCGAAGAGGCCGGACAGGCACAGCAGCCGATACAGAGCATCGGGGACCATTGCTACATCGTTGGAGTCGTCATAGAGAGACTCCTTCAGATTGGCCGCAACGGCCACAACATCCACGTCCCCGAAGACGTCAGTGACTTCGTCGACGTTGCCAGCGGCCAGCAGCGCATTGGCAATCCAAGCGCGCTGTTCCATATTGGAGATGCGGAGGAACTTCTTCCCGACCAGGAAGTAGTTCTTGTCTCCTCCGTTCGCATTGATGTAGGCGGGATTCGCCGACTCCATGAACTGGATCATGGAGCTGGTGCCACTGACGCCAGGGACTTTCTTCTCGGGCATCAGGAAGATCTTGTGAGCGAACTTGCTGTTGGAGTAACCGGCAACGGAGACTTCGTAATCGATGTAAAGTTTCATAATGATTTCCTTTCCGCGCCTATTGCGCAATCAAATTTTTGGTTTGCGATTTTTGGATCCCTATAAATTAGGGTGGCTAAAGGGTTAGAAATTGATGATGCGTGCGTTGGGCTCGCAGCTTTCGTCCTCATCTTCGGCCTCATCTCCGATGCCGAGGATGCCGTCACTCATGTGATCGGCGCCATCAAGTGTGGTAACGAGTGCACACGCTGTGGTTGCCGCACCGAGCAGCAGGGCACCGAGTCCAGCTTTGCGGGTTTCTTTCTGCTTTACCAACGCAGCGCCAGCGAGAGTTCCGGCAATGCCAAAACAGCCAGCGGCCGCGCCCGTCCAATTATGAGCGATGCCGGTCAGGATATTCTTCGTGGACTTTTTCATAGTGGACTTCCTTTCTTGAAGACGATTAAATGTTAAATTTGGAAAGTCGGATTTCCTTCTCTTCTTTCCTTTTGTCTTCATGTAAATAATATACGATGAGAAATGCGGCAAAATACGGGAAATTACGGTGTTTCAGTTGGGCAATACTTTACCTTTCCTCTGTAAGCGCTACCCAATCAATCACCTTTCCACCATCATCGACTGGGATATAAAGATACTGAATTTCTTGCGCCATAAGACTTCCTCCTTTGTAAATTCTCCATATAAATAATATCTATCCCAATCACAGGTCATTTCGGCGCACAAGTCCTTAATCTGAATGATTTCACAGCGTTCAGATGACAGCAGATGACGATGTTTAAGGAATATCAAACTCTTTAAATCCTATCAAGATAGGAGGTTAACTATGGCCGTACGTAAATCCTCTCTCGTGATGACTTCCAATGAAGAGAGAATTGCAATGGCAAATGCAGCAGTCGCTGCATCGAGTGAGACTTCTACTCCCGATTACCATCTTCCATGGACTGGCCCCGTTGTGGAGGAAACCCTTCGCAAGATGATGGACTTTGATCCGTCTACGGCTGGTGGCGTGATTGTCCTGAAATCCACTGCAGAAGCTCCTGCAAATCTGGACACTGTCCTGGATCCTGGTAGTTATATTGCCAACTATGTGACAGCAACGGGTTTGCCCGAAGATGCGCAGGGAGTCACTCCCATTGCCATGACGGTTTTCTCCAAGGATGGCATTCTCTATCAGGTGATTGATGCCCTGGGTAACAAGTGGGCCCGTTTTTCCAAAGACGATGGAACGACGTGGTCCGTTTGGTCTCCCAAGTCCACCAACTCTGGTGAGATCGATACCTCTGGAGATGGTTCCACTCCGCAGGAAGATCCCATGAAGGACATCACCAATCAGGTGAATATCTTCAAGACCAAAGGTGTAACAGTCGGAACGACTGAGCAGGCAACTGCCATGCTTGCTGGTAAATACGACTGGGATACTGGCGATATTGTCGACGAAGAAACACCTTAAAGTGACAAAAAGAAAGATTGACCATATTCGGTCAATCTTTCTTTTACCCGCCTTAATAGCGGTGCCTGGTTTGATTCCTTCGAGCAGCTTTGCGCTCTCGCTCCTGGTACTTATACCGAGAGATCTCCTTTACCAGAGCTTTCTCTCTTGCCGTCATCTCCTTGGTCGTGCCATAGATATGCTCTTTAGCACGATTCAGAGAGGCTGCTGCAAAGAGTTTCGCCTGCTCCATCGGAAACTTCGCAATGGTATCAGCGAGTTTCTCCGGATAGATGATACGGTCGTGAGACGCTCTCAGAAGAGGTCCATCTACCTCATGCAACAGTTCTGCCACCTGAAGGCTATATGCCTCTGCAATGGAATCTGTCAGAGGATTCACTTCCTTATAAAGGCGAATCCAGAGAGATTCTCTGGTTAGAGCATTGGGATCCAGTACCAGGACAAAGGGATCTACCTTCATCACGATTGCAGATTTATTGGGATCTTTCTTCTTCATGATGAAGGTATACCATGGCTGATTATTCTCATTTCGCTGAGAGAAGACAAAGTTCTCTACCATGAAAATCGAGTCCTCCTCTCATTATACTTAGACTTTCATAGTAGTTGTGAGAGGATTTTCATCAACCACATCGTCCCCTGTCAGGATAATGTTGACGTTGAAGCCATCAAAGCTATTATTGTGGGAGACAATGAATACTTGCTCTGCATTGATGGCGTGAATTTGCTTGAAGAGGATTGCAATGAAGCGATTCCGAGCAAGTCTGTCCAGTGGTGCATCAACCTCATCGAGGAGCATGATGTTGTACTTGAAGGCTCTCTGCCGAATGAGGGCGAAAGAGAGTGCGAGAGAAATGATCGCTCGCTCACCCTGACTGGACTTGATGATGTCGTCGATAAACGCACCATTCCGGGTGTATGGTATATTGAATTCATTTCCATCCTCCGGGATATCAAATCGGACGATCTCAATGCTGTCGTCAAAGACATCGGCAATGAGATCATTGATAATATCCTTACATTCATCCAGAAAGAGTCGAACGAATACCAGAGGAATTCCCTTCTTCGAAGAGACAGCCTCCAGCATATCTCGATAGAGCTCTTGTCTCTGCACAATATCCTCATACTGAGCTTTGGAAGATTTGATCTCGCTGAGCATCCGATTGAGTGTTTCACAAGTCGAGGCATGAAGTTGATATTCGCTCTTCAGATGAGAATGAGTGATTTTAAGCTCAGCAATCTCCGAGGAATATTCTTGAATCTTTTTCAAATTCGCCTCTAATTGCTCCAGAGCTGTGCAATCGGTCTCGGCCTGTGACGAAAGCATTTGTACTTCCGTCTTGAGATTCTCATAGGAAGAGACGCGAACCGCTTTCTTTTTGAGTTTCTCAGCCAATTCCTCATCGGCTTTCTGATCTGCTTCAATGGTTTCCATCTGCTGGACCATTTGATTCAATTGAGTTGAGGCAACCCGGTGTTCCTGGCGCAGCTGATCCGCACTAGAGAGTTCATACTGAGTGAGCTCGTTCTTCATAGAAGAGACCTTTTGCACGATCTCGTAGTATTTCTCACGAATGCCGCAGAGCTCTTTGATTCTCTGCAGTCGCTGTGCATTATACCACTCTCGGTGCATCAGGTTGGTTAAGATCTCCTCTAAACTGGTCTCCTTGAGAATTCCCAAGTTCTGGCACTGAGGCAGAATTCTCTTCCAGATTGCTTGGATACTCTCCAGCTTTCTGGCGATATTGGGATAATCCTCATAGAGATAGATGCGAGCTTCAATTCGCTTCATCTCATTCTGGAACTTGAGATACCGCTCATCGGCATTCTTTTTCTTTTGCTGCTCTCGCTGCTCCGTCAGAGGATGATACTTGTAATAGGGACAGTCGGGGGTGGGGCAATTGAATGGCCTTGTCATGACATGCTGCGGCTTGTACAAAGCCACCTGTCTGATATTGGTCATCTCTTGTTGAATCCGATCTCGCTCTCGATAACATCTCTCAATCTCTCGTTTGGCAGTATTGAGCGCTTTCCCGGAGTTATGCAGAATCTGCTCAATTGCCTCCTTGGAATACTGAGAAATATCAGAGATCTGAGAATCCAGATTCTGCAATTCTCCCTCAATGGCAATGATAGAACCAGTCGTGCCAGCATAGGTGAAATTGCGCAACTGATTCTCATAGGAATTCAGCTGAGCGAGCAAAGATTGATAAGTTTCCTGTAAAATAGAGATCTGATCTTCCGAGGCAAGCATTGCCAGCTGGCTATTGAGCTGGTTTACCTTGTCGCTCATCTGCTTCATCTTGATCTCCAGGTCCCGAATCTGAGGAACACGAAGATCAATCCGAGCATTACAAGCGGCAATCTCTCGATAGATCTTAGCCGAATCTAAATCCGATCCAATCTCATCGAGTTCATCCTGCTTCTCTTTGATATGCTTCAGGAGATTCTCATATTCATCTCTCTTATCCAGGCAGGATTTTTGAAACTCCGAAACTTGTAATCCGCCAGAGAGTGTTCGCATAGCGCCTTCCATATGATACATCTTCTTGGAAACTTCCTCGATTTCCTTTGAAGTGTCTTCCACGATGGCTTGCTCAGTATCTCGATCTTTGATCAGATCTTCTTCAGGTCTCTTGGAGATGCTATGAAGCTTATTGATGAGAATCGTCATTTGTGCATTGAGCGCCCGATTCTCCTCACCAAGCTTTCGATAAAGCATCGTATAGATGTCCGTATCGGCCAGCATAGAACTGACAAAAGACTTTCGCTCTGTAGCTGTCATATCAGGAAGATTGATCACGTTGGATCCAATACGGAAGAGCTTCAGAAAGTTCTGTTCCAAACCAAATTCCACATCCACGATATCTCGGAAGGAATTGGCGTTGCCGTTTTCATTCAGTTCAATTCCGTTCTTCTTGATATAACTCTTGATAGTGTGAGTTCCACTGCCTGTCTTAGAAGGCGTATAGACATGCAGAATCTCATACCGGTCATCACCATTCTGATAGATGATCTCTTTAATGCCTTTCTTATTGGGCAACACCATGTCCTCTGTATTTCGGACATCGAGAGTTCCCAAAGTCGCGAAGGGCTGATGATGGCCTAAGAGAAACGTCTTACAGCTTCCCATAGGACCCACGAAGATATTGATGACTTTACCGGGTACTTTGCGATAGTCTAGCTCCACTTCGGTCTTATCTAAGGCCACGAAGATGGGAGCAAAGTTTTTCATGCGGAGGTATTCAATCCTCACTTGGAATCACCCATGCCATTCTGGAACTGTGCAATGCGATCGGGCTTCTCTTCATCGTCCACCACTTCAATATTGGCAATGAGCATCTTGATCGTGTTGGCATACGCCTTCGTGAGAATTTCGGGATCCAGCTTGTCGTCATAGACTTTACCAGAACGACCCATGCCTGCCATGCAGATATCGGCGACGCGTTCCAGAACGTCAATGAGCGTGACATCGTCAGGGCAACGATCTGTGAGATGATGTCGCTCCGTCAAATGGATCTGGAACCAGGGAGCTTTCTTGAAGTCCTCACCCTTCAGTCTCTGAGAGAAATCGTGGTAGAACTCGTCAATGTACTCGATCTTGGTATGATCGTGCTTTGCACCTGCCTGAATCAGCATATCGGCAAAGAACTGCATGGCTTTCCGAACGTCATCAATGTGCTGCTCAGAGGCAGCGAGCAATTCCTCTTTCGTGGTGTTATCGGGAGCCGTTCTGCTGTCGGCAGTAATAGATTTCTTGATATAAATCATAGAGGGTTTTCCTTCCTTTCTGATCAAACGTTATAGCTGTCCTCCGAAGAGATCACGACGGGATCTTTCAGAGGATCTCCAATGGTATGTTTGGGATCAATTTCGTCAATGGTGATGGTATACTTCAGATTGAGCGCGTTGCAGCCTCTCTCAAAGAGGAGCATACTGAGTTTGCCATCACCCTTGATTACTTGCTTGAAGTTGAAGAGAGCATTCTTATCGGCAAATCTGTGCTTGTATGCATCCAGATCCACGCCCTTGAGACGGAGCGCTCTTTTGATACCTCTCTTGAGAATATCATCATTCTCATCTTCCTCAGGACGGAATACCTTCCCACTATCAGGGATGGTGAGGTGAATATCATCCCGATCAATCAGGATATCGACGATTTTGCGCTCATCGGCTGTGGCAAACTTGTCGTCCACGATCCACTCCTGATCTTCATTGCCAGGAGTTACAGGAATCCAGATGTAGTGGTCATCGGGGGTCAGATAGATACCAGGGAGCTTCTTATCAAACTCCACTGTCATGGTCGTGCCACGATAGATGTAGAAATAGGGATATGCGATGTAGGCGACGCCTTTCTCATATTGTGTGCCGTCATTGATGTTTTCGGTGTTGAGCTTGGCGACTTTGAGAACATCCTCATCCGTCACAATCAAGTCTGTCAGTTTCTTCTTGCTCTCGTTGCTCATTTTGATTTCTTCCTTCCCTGTGAATGATAGATTCATCTAAAGATAACCCCAGCATCGTACCAATACCATGTAGGGGATCTTGATGCGAAAGAGAATCACATTGCTCATCCTCTTCTGGCAATGTGACTTGCGTTGTCTGCGTTCCAGAGGCCATTACCTCATCCATATGACGAAGTAGCTTTCGGGAATTGAGATCTAACCCATGATATTCGTCAAAGATATATCTGGGGTCAGGCTCAATCAATTGACAGGGTGAGACGCAGGCAGAAAAGGGTTTTCTCGTTCAATCCAATCTCCATAGTCATTCTGATCTTGCATCATAATCTCCTTATGAGTGAGCATAGACATGAGGAGATATTGCTCTTCCTGAAATGAGAAATCACTGATAATATTGGAGATGGCAATGAGATCGTAACTGGGAAGAACCGTCACAAAGTCCTCCTGGTTGATCTCAAACTTTGCTCCAGGATAAGTCCTTCCATCTTTCCCATCGCATGTCATAGGCGATACTCTGATCGCTTGCATTCCCTTGGAATTGGATTCATCTTTAAGAAGGATCGAAGATCCTCTGAAATCATCGGATACTCGCAATCTGTTATCCACCGGATCACGATCAAAAATCTGCTCAACTGCAGGAGAGACAACCCATCTTGCTATACCAGAAAAGAACTCTTCAAACTGTGCGTAATTCCGAGGCGTAACCTCATAGGTGCACATTCTCTTCTCCACTGCTGTCAAACGCGCATCGGGATTAAAATCAATTGGCCTGAACGAGAGATACAGAGAGATTCTCGTATTGAAGACACAAGTTCCTCTGTTAGATACTCTGAAAGTGGGCAGATGCATCCAGCTCTTCAGTGTAATCCCTCTCGCAATATAGAGATCTCTTGTAAGAGCCTTGAGCTTCGGAAGTCCATTCTTCTCATTAATCAGTAATTCTTCCATAAGTAATCACCACCTTGGCAAGCCGTTTAAAAATTTTAAGCAAAAGTTTCTAGAAAAGTGCCATTTTATTGGGATCCGTCCTTTCTTCGAGATGCAGGTTCATAATATACTTTTAAGACAAAATACCCTCTTATCCATAAGGATAAGAGGGTAAAAATTACGGAATCGCGATTAGAATTCCAGATACCTGGGTCGTTTGATAGTTACCGGCTGAATCTCCTTTTTCATTATAGCACTTGCCGTGCAAAGACACAGTATTTCCACCCGTAATATGGCATGTGATTTCAAGAGTCCACTGGTTAGCAAGGTTAAAAGCATATGTACGTGAAAATGGGAGAATAAAAAATTCAGGTGGTAGCATATAAATGTAATCGCTCGAATCACTGTGGGCGTTCTCAGTTTCCATTGTAAAAGGAGATTTACCAGGAGAAAGAAAGCCAAACCACAAACTCGGAGAAAAAGAAAAAGTTTTCGTAAAGAATTCAACAACTGGTTGCGAAGTGGTCGAAGCACATGTTGCCGCGATATAAAACAGTTCGCCTTCGGGGAAGATTTTTGTAGCTGCGTGTTCCATGAATGGAATCGCCATAAATGCGTCCATAAAAGAAAAATTGGGTGAGAGCAAAGTGACGATGCTCTCACCCATGCTCGATTCTTATGCAAGAAGCTTAAAAACTCGCTCCTTAACAGTCGCATCTTATGCGAATCATTTTGCGATAGCCACGTATGAGCAGTAATATGTGATCGTTTGATTGCCCCATGTAGGGACTACAGCAATATGCAAACGATCTTCCATAAGCATATCGAGGATCAACCAATTTTCATATGTGATAGATCCGCCTTTCCCAATGGCTCCATGCTTATAAAGAGCGGTACTCACAACTGTATACGTTGTAACTGCTGCAAAGATAATCCCAGGAATGTCTAAATAAAATGCTTTATTACTGTCTAGAAACGTCCCAGTTAGATATCCTCCAGTAACACCTCCAGAGGATTGAGTTCCTCCAGATGTTAAGCCGATGCTATCCATCTAAAAAGAAAAATTGGGTCAGAGCAAGGTAACGATGCTCTGACCCATGTTCAGCTTCTTACGAAGTATAAAAAGAAAATTGCTCCTTAACAGTCGCATCTTATGCGATACTATTTAATGTATAACCATGCCACATCATAAGACCAACGCCCATTCACATCTCTAACGATATTTATCGCGTCTGATGATACGATGATTTTATAATAATTCCCTTGTATGGTTATCCCAAAAGGTACTGCAAAATATTCTGGTTCTTCATATTGGCCACCCTTGCATCGCACATATGCAAAGATGATATTTTTACCAGTTATTCCGACAGTAATCTTGCCATTCTCATTTCCAGAAGATTTATCTGATGCGAATTCTATACCGCTTGAACCTTGAATGCCATTGAAATTTAATCCAATACCTTCAGCCATGCTACTTAAAATTGGAAGGGAGCCCGCGCAAGGTCACGATGTGCGGGCTCCCTTCCATTCATCAGCCAAATTTATTCAGTTGCAAATCTGGCGTTGCCTCATAACAGTCGAGACTTAATCGACTGAAATTTATGAGAGAATTCGATAGATGAAATCTCTAATTTTGTGCTTAAGAGGACGATGCCTCTGATCATAATTTGGATACATCTGCTTGATCTCATCCACGATAATTGCGTTGACGTATTTTGCAGGTAAAGGATCGGCACAATACCAACTTGATCCAAGCAAATGATCTGTTAAAGCCATGAGAGCTTCGTCAGCACTCATCGTTTTTAATCCTTCATAAATATTCTTTGACATAAAAGTCCACCTCAACTGTATTTGATGGAATAGATCTTCTTGATCTTCTGCTGCTCTAGATACTGTAAGCGATAAGGCAATCTCTTCTGGAGATAAGGAAAACCATCATCCTGGAAGATAAAGTAGTAGCAATCCTCTCCATTGGGAAGAGCTCTGGCTCGTCCAGCTGCTTGATTATCCTCAATATGAGAGACAGGAGCTAGAGAGATTACATAACGAATTCTCTTCAAGTCCACACCCACACTCATACTCTGGTAAGTGGATATGATAATCTCTCCATGATCGAGAGCATATCGACGTTCTTCTTTGGTCAGCTTGCTGTGATAGCGAACGACGTTAGGAGCTTTCTCTCCATAGATATTATCGATCTTCTCCTTCAGAATATCGTAGAAGAAGTCCACGTGGTCAATCAAGTTCCAGAGAATCAATACCTTATACTTGAAATCAGGATCAGCTCTTCGTATTTGAGCTAACACCAATCCAATCGCATCCATGAACTGCGGTTTCTCAATCTCATATTCCATGAATTTATAGTGAGAGAAACCGTAAGTACCAAAGCACGCATCAATGCTGGCAAGGGAGGGCTTGGTGTTATAGTGAATCACTACACCTACGGTGTATCGCATCGTCAGAGCCAAACTCTCATTGGGTCGTACCACCGGAATGCGAGAAAACATCTGCGCATACAGTTTGGATTTTTGTGAGTCGGACTGACCAAAGTCTGCAGACAGATAGTACGTTCTCTCCACATTGGTGAGGGCATTGATCTTGACCAGATTTCCCACGTTATAATGGGCTTCATCAAAGATCTTAATCCCAATACCGCATGTATCAAAGGCATCATTCAAGAGGGATAGTCCATGCCTTTGTGCGAAGGTGGCTAAAATGATGGGAGTGGATAGATAGATGTCGTATTTTGATGCATCCCAGGAACCATCTGCCATCTTTAAGAGGTCTTTGGAAGAGTTGACCAATCGGATTCTCTCAATGTTGAAAGTAGTCATTTCTTCCATGGTTCTCTTCCACTGATTTAAAACTTCCTGGCGAAAGCAGATGATCCAGGTCTTCTTTTTGAGTAGAGAGATGAGATAAGTTGAGAGTAAGGTCTTTCCTGCACCTGTCGGGATATTGAAAAAAGCCTGTCTCACATCATAGTTGATGACATCCCGTACCACAGATTCCTGTAAGTCTGTGGGAATGATTCCCTCGTTGAGTTCAAAGTTCTGCTCAATATCTTCGACATGGTTCGGCTTCATCTTACTAATCACCATATCAGGTACTTCTCTCTTCAACCAGTCAGGATCGCAGGGATAGGTACATAGAACTTTTCCACCGGTGCCATCATTGACAATGTGCGCAGTTACTCCTTCAAATCGATGTAAAGGTTTGATAAAAACACATCTCGATCTATAAAAGCGCTCCAGCTTCGAACGCTTGAAGGGACGAATGGTCATCCCCGTTGTCGTATATAAAGCTTCCATGAAGCATCGAACCTCCTTCCTTAGTCCTTTCTATGATATTTTTATGTGAGGATCTGAGAAAATAAACCCACTTGACCCTTATTCGGTCAAGTGGGTTTCGTCCACATCCAACTGGTCTTGAATGGTATCCAAATTTTTCACCATGGAGCTATAAAAATCTCTCAACTCCACTGCCAGATCGTGGATGGGTTTGACGAAGGGAGTGACTGCTTTGGAGTTTCCCTCTTGCAATCCCTTCACAATTTCGTCATAGATATCGTCAAAACGATCCCGATCCAGAATGGCGGGATGATGCGTCTCATGCCTAGATACCTGAATCACAGAGCATCCAATTGCACGAAATAGAGGAAGAGACAGCTCTTCCATCTCTTCATCAATGTCTTCTTCAGGACCAATATAGGCCAGAAAGATCAGCTTATACTGATAACCCTTTGAAGAATTGGAGTCCATGATTGCATAGGCATACAGATGAGAATCTCGAAAGACGATATATCCAAACGTGAAATCATCCTGGGTATTCATAGCATGCAAATGATTTCTCAAAGCATAGATACCCTCCGTGATCTCCACGATCTTAAATTCCACAGCAGCAGATTTGAGCTCAATACGAATAGAAGCGGGAAATTTAAACATGAGTCTCGCTATTCCTCCCTTCTTGTATATAGCACAAATGTGGATTAAAATTCTGTCTGAAAAGCAACAGTCGAACATCATCTTTCTGTATCACTCTCGAGACGAAAGTGGTAATTCTTTTGTAAAGGAAGGAAAGAATCATGATTAGCATCGACTACAAAGGGCATCCCAAAAAGCCCTTCAAGCAACTTCTGCATGAATATTCGTCTAGATATCTCGTTCTGGACGATGTCCTTGCAGATGAAGATTCTTACGCCTACGTGTATCAGGATATCCTCGATATTCTGAAGTACGGACTGGAGTTCAAAAACGTCAGAGAGATGCCCATCTCCTTCATCATTCATCATGGAGATTCTACCAAGCCGGAAGATCTGAAGCAGCTGGAAGTTCGTCACTTTCTCTCCAACATGGTCATCTGGTATGCCTACATGAAGATGGAGTGCGTGGATATCTTAGATGATTCCTTCATCATTGACTGGCGAGATAAGGATGTCAACTTCATTGGTGACTGGATCGATAATCGAATCATTCCCTATCACCATGGTGACTTCCATGAGCTCAATACCATCGTGGACGAAATTATCTATCATATCAAGGCCATCTCTGATGCGTTCTGCTTACTATTTGGCTACTCTGCTTCTATCTACGATATCATGCAGGCTGAAAGAGCCAATCCTGAAATCCATGATATCCTCTATGGTGAAATCGACCCCACATTGCAGCCTAAGGAATTGGAAGATAAACTCAATGATCTGAATAAGAAGTTGATCAAAGCATTTGGAGAGTCTGATTCAGATCTTCGTCCCCTGCTCAAAGCAGGCAAGAATATCAGTGCTAACCAGTTCAGAGAAATCTTTCTCCGGATTGGCTTTAAGGCTGATATCTCTAACAGAACCATTCCCTGGTTCATCGATTCCAATCTGCTCATCACTGGTATCGATACGCCTGCAGCTTTCTATATCCTGGCAGAGTCTGGTCGTAAGGCACTGATGGATATGAAACTATCCATGTCCAAACCCGGTGCATTGAGCAAAAAGATGAATCACAATACTACTCTCGTGACTTTGCGCCACGACCATGAGCATTGTGATTCTACGAGGCCGGTATACTATTATATTGAAGATGACGACTTCCTCAAAATGCTGGATAAACGTTGGTACTATGATGAGTCGGGTAAACTCAAACAGCTCAACTATGAGCAAGATAAACATATGATAGGTCGTACCTATGGCTTTAGGTCTCCATGTACCTGTACTTCTAAAGAGGGCGTATGTGAACTCTGCTACGGTGGCCTCTTTGATATCAATAGTGATCTCTTCTCTCAGGGATCCCTGGCTGCAACCTGCTACTCGGAAGGAACCGGGCAATTGATCCTTAAGTCTAAGCATGAGCAGCATACTTCTTCTGACGAGATTGACTTCAATGAAGATTTTTATAAGGCCTTTGATGTTGTCTCTACAGAAATTACTTTGTCTGATAGTGCTGAGGATGGACTGATGATCAAGCTTGGTCCAGTACAGACTGAAGAGACCGATGATGGCGACGCTTACTACGTCGATTATTTCGACTTAATCGATTTCAATGGAGAAGTAAAAGCTCATGTTCAGGAAGAGCATGGGTTCTCTATGTATCTGGCTCCTGAAATGATTACGGCTTGGAAGCAAATGAAAGAAAAACCCATTCCTCTGGATCGTTTTGATGACGAAGATGATTCAACGGTTCTCTTTAACATCGAAATCAAATCCAAGGCTATCACACAAGGACTTCAGTTAATGATCGCTGCACTGGACAGTAAAGATCATCTGGGATGCTCTCATGATCTGGATGGACTGTGTCAGAAATATGCCCGTATTATGTATGACTCTGGTGCTCATTACAACTTCGTCCATGGGGAGATGATCATTAGAGGACTTCTGAGAAAATCTGATGACGACACGCAGTTCCCTGATTTTGGACCGAATGGAGATCATGAAGATTACACGATTCTTCGTCTAACCTCTTCGCTGAGTCGTTCTCCTTCTCCCATCATTCGGCTCTCTACTGGTTGGCTGAAGAAGGGACTGATCTCCACCGCTTTGTATAAAGCGCACGCACCTTCTCACTTCGATCCTCTCTTCGTGCCAGTATTGGCCGATGTGATTGATCAAGAGTGACATAAATTCACCCTCTAGGATTTTATTCCTAGAGGGTGAATTTTCTTTTTATGCTGGAATGATTATAAATGCAAATTTCCATATGTTTCCGCCAGAAGTATCGCTTAATAAGTAATAATAAAGTGATTTTCTATCGGGCGACAGTTTGATCCGGGCTTGAGATTCATCTGGAGTACCACCAACGAAAGATCTGAATATTAGGGTTTCGGATTCTGTTATTTCTGGAAATGACGTCGCTACAGTTGCAGATGTAAACGCCGCACTATTTCGCGGTGATGCGCTATTCAAGTAATATAAATGAGAGAATGAAATAGGAATCGGAGTTTCTCGCCAAACATCTGTAGTTCCATTTAGGTTAACGCTCCAGAGCTGAAAGCTTGTAATCATATCGTTATTGCTAGATTTATCAAGATTATTAAAAGATATGAAGGATTCGGCCATTTGAATTTGCTAAATTGTATTTTCCATGGGCCAGCCCATGGAAAATACAAAAAATTTTGGACAAAGCCCGTTAGGGCTTCTTTATCGAAATAGTGCAACGAATCCGAGAGTCCATATGTAAACTCGATGGGTTTGAGAAGAGATTAGTGTGATGCCAGATAGAGAAACTCGAATCTGTAAGCTAGCGACAGAAGCAGTTCGATCTCCAGTGGAGGCAGAGACTGTTAAAGAAGATGGCGTGAAGGATTCAAGTTCTGGACTAAGTCTACCATTGCTTAGCTCTCCTCCACCATAAAGGATGACCTTATAGCAGCCAGATCTACTAGGTGTCCAAACTGATCTAGTTTGTCCCGTTTCACCACCAGTAGTCCAGCTGCCTACGAAATAATTTCCTTCAATATATGGCTCTGTAGGTGTTGGAGTTCCATCCGTCATGTACTTCATCAAAAAGGAGTCCAATGTAATTTAAAGCTTCATACGCATCTACTGCGTATGAAGCTCAAAACAAACAAAGGTGATACAGTTCGATGTTAACGAACTCTAACCCCCTGGCATTAAATTATTCGTATAGTATAAAGCTTATGCCTACCACGATGCCATTCGCATTATGATAAACCCCTATTCCATTATTAAACCAGCGTACGTTAAGCCATTGAACGCTAATTCCTGAAGTCATTGGTGCAATCACATCAAAGGTAACGCTGGGTTTAGACGATGATAATTTAGTTGGAAACGATGGCGTATTCTCGTCAATAAACACCGGTACTGAGATAGAGGTTAAGTATGCATTTGATGGGTTAAATGATAAGCCAGACGGCCATGCTTTGATTCCTTGGCCTACTGTATAATCTGAACGAATATTTGTATACCAGTACACACAAGTTCCAAAATTTATCAGGAATTCGTTTGTATTGATACTAGAAAAGATTATATCGCCTGATACTGTTGAACTTAGAGAAGGGCCGATAGCATTTGCCATGGTTTTAAAAGCTTCATACGCATCTACTGCGTATGAAGCTCAAGACAAACAAAGGTGATACAGTTCGATGTTAACGAACGATTTTATGCGGGGATGCACATAAAAGAGAAGATGAATTTATATGTGGGCTGGATGTTTTCGCCATATTTAACCGTAATTCGATCATACGAAGTGTTCAATTTAAATGCGACAAAACTAGCACTCGACGATAGATAAAAATACTCTAGATATGAAGTAGACAGATATGGATAATCTGTGTTTTTCTTATGGTCTTCTCTAAACATTGCATAGGCACTTGACAAGGCAATGTAATCAGCCGAGTATACAAGAACCTTCCTACACGTAAATGGAAGATCTAAACTTGTTGGAGACGTGCCAGATGTACGTAATACTACGATTTGAAAACCGGTAATAAGATCCGAACCTGCAGTCGAGCCAGAATTTAAATTATTTTGACTAAGTAGCGCTTCTGCCATCGTATAAATGAGGATATTACGCATCTACTGCGTAATATCCTCAAAACAGACAAAGGAGATATACAGTTCGATGTTAACGAACTAAACAACTGCAAACGATGAACGAAAACTATACCGAATATCCCACGTCATGTCGAGGGTTCCACTAACATATTGATCTCCAGCAGTGCCAAAATATCTCTGATACTTTCCATACACTGAGCCATCATATGGATCAATCATGTCGTCATTTGACGTTAAGATTAATAGATTATCAAAATGGAATACAAAGCATCCAGGCCATCCAGATGGATCGTCGGACCATATTGGTGATGTTGCTGTTATGCCAATACAACTATATGGTTCATCATTAAATATCAAAAGTGCTGGAAATGAAGTTACCGACGATAGATCAAGAAATATCTTTCTTCCGCCAACGGAATTATTGAGGTAAACTCGGGTGATGTCAAATTTCTTAATTGATGACTCGATAAAAGTTTTTGAAATGGTCGGCGTAATTGCAGTTGCCATTTATTTTTCTTTTTGAAGTATTCTGGGCTAGCCCAGAATACTTCAAAATTTTTCGGACAAAGCTCGTTAGAGCTTTTTATACATTCCACATATTAATCCGTAATAAGATTCCCACCCTCCGGCATATACCTTAAATCCAATAGCGTCATCAACTAGCGTTAGAGTCCCATCACTTGTTAAATATGATACTAGATAGACCTTACTAGATTGAGCGACCGAAAAGAAAAAGAAGTAATATGGGTGGCTCCTTCCACTTGCGTGGTTACCGGGCAAATACGTGGTATACGAAATTTTCGTTTCAGCACCAGATGACAAAACAAAAGTGATCTTATTGATTCTATCAGTAACATCGCTCATGGAATCAACGTTAACCTGTTGCATCACGAAAAATGCGCCGGGTCCTTGAAAATTAATAGTCGTGCCAGAGGTATTGGATTCTGCATTTTTAAATATCGGCGTGTCTGGTGAACTAGATACTTCAGATGCGTTCATAAACGATTGCATCAATATTGATTCACTCATAAATAAAACTGGCTTCATACGCATTCAAGCTGCGTATGAAGCCAGAGACAAACAAGGGAATTACAACTCGAATGCTTAACGAGTTAAATCAATCAGGGAACTTCGGATCCAGGTATATGTATTCACAAGTGATTTGCACAGGAGAGTTTGTCCAGCAGTGGAAATATACAGATCCCGTATTCGTGTCCTGCTTCTGTGTTAAACCAATTCTCACATATAATCCGATATCCGTTGAACTACTTGGTTGATATTCATAAGGTGAAAGATCGCAAATACGACCCGAAGTAAAATTAGTAATGGCGCGCCTTGAATTCGGGTCCGCCAGATCATATAATCCGCAAGTGCAATCTGGCCATGTGACAATTTCTGGCGACTCGCTATTCTCACCATAAACTCTACAATATGGAATTTTAACACGATATGTTAGAGCTGTAGATGGAAGCTCAAAATTATAAATAGCATAACTTGATCTATTTTCTTCAAGATCCCATGTGAAATTGTACTCTTCTTTTTTATATTGGTATACGGGCACGCTTGATGAGTCATTTGATGGAATATAAGCGATAATGCTCTCTGCCATAAGATAAAATAGCCTAGAACTGCAGCAGTTCTAGGCTATGGAGAGAATTCTTTGTGTCTCAAAAATTACAACTGCTTACGCAGTAAATCCTATATGATAATACCAAAGAGTGATCGTTATCGAGTCAATCGTCGCCGCTGAAGCCGATGCATATCCACTCGTTTTATTTGTAATATAGACCGAATATGACCGTGCAAACAGATAATCGTCTTCAACGGGATCGATTACTCGTGAAAATGGGCCAACCGAAAACGTTTTCCTGTTCTGGACACTCCAAGTCCAATTGAACGGCTGAATACCCATATCAATATACATAGACGTAGATGATGAACTTGGAACTCTGGCATTTCCAGTGACAACACTCGTTTCGACCTTGACAGCGGTTGTTGGTAGAATAGGCATCGATAAAGAGCCAATGTATGTTTTCTTAACATCAGACCCGGAATTTCCAGTGTTAATATGTGACGCAGTGAGAGTAACTGATTTTAAAAGTTGCCCATCCATTAGCTCTGGAGGAATATAAGGAATAAAAGCATCTGCCATAAAGATAACTAAAAGCCAACGAAATGCCGCAAATCGTTGGCTAGAGGGCTATATACAACTGCTTACGCAGTTAAATAGATTCAAAATTTAATATCGTAATTGAACGATAATAGGGATAGTTTGCACGATACCAGCATATGCAAATAACCAGCCACCAACATTGGGTTCCGTAAAAGCCGTATCGGAGTGAAACGTGATTTCTATCTGTAAATTACTCGGAACAGTACCCTCATATCTTACAGAGTTGGAAACAGCGTTTACTACCTGCCCAACATATGCTTGGTTATCACCATAATCTTTTGTAAATCTTGCTGGCTTACGAGAACTTAATTCCGTTGGTTTACTATCAACACTAATGCTCCAAAAAGCCGCAATGTCTACACTCCACATACGATCGTTCTGTAATTCGACGTTTGTGCATCGAACAGGGAACGTTACAGCCGGACACGTTATAGTAAAATAAGTAAATCCAGTGCAATCTATTGCCTTCGTATATGTTCCAAAGCCAGAAACATTGAAAATTACTTGCTGTGATTCTGATGCGAGTAAATTGTAATCCATCGGCATTGGACAAAGAAAAGAGTTGGCCATAAGAAAATTTCGAGAGAGTGCTGTGTAGCACTCTCTTGATTTTAAGCAACGTTGAATGCTTAATCTTTTTGTCAACTTTCAAAGATAATTCCATGTAATCTGAAATCGTAATTGTAATGAAAATTTTCTATTTCTATCTTAAGCCAGAAAGTGCCAGAGCTAGGAGTCCATCGATAATAGATATTTCCAATTCCACTGCCAGATCCAGTACCTGCAATCAGAAAGTAACTATCCATGCCACTTGGGTTCAAATATTTCTCTAAAAACTTACCATCAATGAAATTCGAATAACTGCTTGGAGCCCAGCATACTCGCAAAGTGCTATATGGTGTACATGCGACGCTGAATGCTTTAGATGTGGCGCTAGTAATCGTTGTATTCCACTTAAAGAAATGATAAACGAGAGGAAACGACGGCGCTACTTCCTCTTTAATAATGCAAGGAAAATTAAAAACCGCATCCATTTCTTTTCTTTTTAAGACCTCTCTACCGGCGCCGGTAGAGAGGTCTTAAAAATTTTTCTACAGCCGGATTTATCCGGCGCTTAAAAATCAATCAGAAAATGCAGGATACAGGGAATCGATTTGAGCCGAGGTCTTAATTCGAAGATTTGAAATTGAAATGCGATAATCGTCGGTGGGACGAATAAAATACACGAGGGCGATACTATCATAGTTCAAAACAAAAGGATCTACCTGGTATTTAGTTGAAAAGATTGCTTGATTTTTATTCGCGGCCATAGTTAATTCGCCGAGTTCGTGGCAAACATTCCCGTCTCCATCTCGCCAGCCCACACGAATATAGATCTCGACGCTCGAACTACACGACCATGTCATCAAAGTCATTGATGTAAATTGAATGCGATGCAGAAGAGAACCAGTCGGAACCTCATAGTCTGGATTATTTTCTGGGTCCATAAGTTCCCATCCGGAATCGTTGTCAACGGTAATAGAGTGAGGATTTGTGTAATCAATATCGACTATATGAGAATCAACAAGAAGAGAACCGCCTGAGCTAGATGCGCCATTAATTCCAGATCCCAAAATACAGCTGCTCACAGATATTTTTGATTGGTCCTAATAGACTTCTACGGTCTATTAGGACCAAAGCAACGACATACCCGATATCTCTCAACCAGGCAACAGTCATTCTTGAATGACTGCAAAAAAGAAAGGTCTTTCGACCTCTCTTTCTTGGCATCTCACTGAGCCGCCTGATAGGCTGCCCAGAGTTCGGCCGCTTGCGGGAACTGGAAGACGTCCCCGCGACGTTCATCGGGCCACCAGCAGTTGTCCTGGTAGAGCTTGCCGATGACGCCATACCTGGCGAGAATTCCGTTGACTTTCTCACCCATGGTTTCAGGTTTTCGCTCGCCATTGACCACGACCTTGTTGTAGGCCTGGTTGGCGAGGTAGTCTTCCCCGTCGTCGAAGTTGACGACGGGGCTGAGTTCGTTGTGAATCTTCACCACAGTGGCGAAGATCTTCTGCTTATCCATGATTCTCTTCCTCCTCAGTTGATTTCGATAAAGCCGATGATTGGTGGACAAATCGTATTACCGCTCTTAACAAGAGCACGATTCGTTCTCGTAACGGCGTGTTCGAGATCCTCGTTATTATGCCAGGGAAAGTAAGGTCCAGCACACGAGACGACAGACCAGTGAGGAATCTCATCCTTCAGATACACCGGATTGGTGCATACTGCAGTGCCCTGAATTACGGGGCACGTTTCCATGCGGGCCGTAATGATCAGTCCGCTTACCTTTTCGAGACTGCCGTTGTGATCATTAATCACGCCGTCGTTGGCCCGAATCGCATCAGCATACGATGTGAGGATCCGATTGACATACGGCTTTAACGCTTCGGTCATAGTGGTTTCGAATTCATTCAACATTTTGACTTCCTCCTTAAAATCCATTGAGCAGCTCATCCAAGGATGCGTCGTTTTCTTCTTGGATCTTGGAAGCCTCTTCACATTTTCTAGAGGCATCATCACATTCCCGAAGGAACTCAGTCACAATCTCCATACGTTCCTGATGATCTTTCAGAAACGTCTTACGCTGTAATTCCAGCAGAGCCATTTCAAAATTAACATCCATTTTATTTTCTCCTTTTTGGATCCCTATAAATTACTGATTCTTAACGGCCTCTTCCAGTTCTTCAAGACTGGAGAAAGGCGCCGGCTCAGCAATCTGAATTTTACTTTCATCGAAATCAAACTGCTGATATCTAGGGGTGTATGCTCGCCATTTAAAAATCTCTTCATCGATTTTTGTGTAATACTGGTCAAAGATCTTATGTAGAGATCTTTTAGCATTCTCTTCGGTGTCGGCACTAATATCAATTCGATCCGGATACTGAGAGATTTGATATGGCCATTTAGTTGCATTGGCTTTTGGTGCCTGATCACACATCGCAATAAACGTGTATACATTGCCCCAAATGCCATCTGGTCGCATAATGCATTTACCATCATTGAGATAGCATTGCTCAATACGGGATAGTGTATTGCGCGTCATAGCCAACTTATTAATGTTGGCCATAGGCTCGGCTGTGGTCCTCTTCCGAAACTCTTCCTCAGTTAGCAGAGTGGTCTCGTCACCGATTGTATATAGTTTCATGGTAACTTTCCTTTCTGAAGATAACAAACTCAAATTTGGAAGACAGATCCATTCTTCGTCTTCTTCCCGTTATCTTCATAGGAATGATATAGCTTTTAATCCACGTCAAATACGGGATTTCACCGAAACCTCTAGATAACAGAAAAGGCAGGTGAAAATAGAAGATGATTCTCTATCGAAATACACAGCCTAAGAAATCTAAGATTGAGAGGCCTATCAGAACTCTCAATATTGATATAGAGGAACCACCCGAGCGTCCTAAGTTCTTGGATCGTTCTGCCAAAGAGAGACGAAAATTCATCACAACTATCGAGCACATGGTGAGGTCCTCCGATGAATATAAGGGATACATCAAATATCTCAAAGAGCATTTTGATATGTCTCACTGCGAGATCTTTCCGGGAGTTCGATCTTCCAATGGAAAGAAATACTCGATCGATATTCACCACGAGCCCTTCTATCTGGCTTGGATCGTGGATACTGTCTTGAGAAAGAGACAGGATCTGCAGGAATCTCTCAATCCCTTCATGATTGCAGATGAGGTGATGGATCTTCATTATAAGGGCTGGGTGGGATTGATTCCTCTGAGTAAGACTGCTCACGAGCTGGTACACTCAGATCGTATCATCATTCCTTTGCAGTATATCTATCAGAGATATGACCTCTTCGCTAATGAGTACGATATCTGGATCTCCGACTACGTGAAGGATATCATTAAGCTCAAAGTGGATCTTTCCATGAAGTGTACTCAGATTCAGTCTGACGTCATTCTGAATCCTGAGATTACCTACATGAACGTGGAAGGATTCAACTATCCAGAAGTGCCCGATGACTGGAAAGATGCTTTAGCGAGACAGCGTAGTATTACAGAGGAACCCTCCGAAACGGAAAACGAATCTGCTTAAATATCGGCGCATCTAACGATACCTGTCGAAAAGTCTATCTTTCCGGCAAGCCGGAAAGATAGATTCGAAATTCAAATTAAGCTGAGATAAAATGGATCATATTTATGAGATGAGCATAGCGTGCGAGGCTTTCTTTAAATCCACAGAACGCTCTAGAAATAAGTACAAGAAGTACATCGACAAACAGAAGACATGGGTGAATGAGAGAATTGCCGAATATGAAGAGTATCTCGAGAAATGCGATAAACTGGCCCAGGATATTGAGAAACTTGGACTGACCACTGGTAAAGAGATCAGCCAGTACATTCAGAAAAATGGCCAGGATATTCTGGATGATTTCATCTATGGCGGCCTTCCCACTGATCCGATGTTCATTATCGATGCCTATAAGAATTCTATCAAAGCCCTTCGCTATCGTGCCGATCGAAAGCATCCCGAAATGCAGGAATTCCTCAATGCTATCAATCAGGAAGTTAGCGAGAACGGTGAGATCTATAAGGCAGTAAAGAAGATCAAAAATCGTATGGAAGGCGATGTCGCTGCATCTGGGGTCAAAAATGCCAAAGCAAAAAGTGCTCAGCTTGCTACGGCCAATGCTCTGATTCAGCAAGAGCTTGCGAATCAAATGCAACAGCAGCAGCTTGAGCAAGAGATACAACGGCAAATTCAGCTGGATATGTTGCATCAGATGCAGGAAATGCAATTTCAAGCACAGCAGTCGTCTATGATTTCCATGGGCATGATGTGAAATAAAAAGATGAGAGATTAGGCATCTAACGATGCCTGTCGAAAAGTCTATCTTTCCGGCAAGCCGGAAAGATAGACTTTTGAGTTATATTGAGTTATGAGGTGATTTAAATGGAAGATCGTTTTATGGCAATGGAAGGAGTTCTTGATAAATTTAGAAAGTCTAAAATGGATAAAGTAAAAGCAGAATATCAGAAGAAATATTCAAAATATCCATCTGTCGAAGCTTTTGTAGATGCAATTTTCAATGGAACTGCTGAGAGCAAGTACCCGAATGATTACAGGGCGATGATTGGGGATATTGATTTAACCATTCTTCATCCCGAAAATGCTGACGCTGCTTTTGTGAAAAAGTTTGTAGAAAACGCCATTAAGTCTGCAAATGCAGTTCACAAAAGCGTCTGTATGGGAGAGATTGACCTATACAACTCATCAAATGGGACAGAAGGCCCGTGGGCATGGGTTGAGCGTGAAAATGCAACTTTCAAAAAGAAAAATTTGAGTGATATTGAACGAGAAATTTCTCTTGCTCTTATTCATGTGAGCTTCTATGAGAATGGTAATCACAATATTGAATACTGGTTTGATGATGGCCCTTCTAACCTTTATGGTGGCCATTCTCTCATTACATCCGGGCGAATCGACGGAAACAACTGCGAGTTCCGTATCACTAAAGATGGTAAAATCGTTGGCCCTATTGCTGGCAAATATGTTAGCGCAAATCCTGAAGGATAAGGGTATCTAACGATACCTGTCGAAAAGTTGCTTACTTCACGACATGTCGTGAAGTAAGCAACTTT